ATTTTCTGCATAAACTTCATTCCCTTCACGTTTTATCCAAGCTGTTTTTGTTGGAATATTGAACACATACTCATTATAATGTTCCATCGGATTAAAATTTATTTTCTCGCAATAGGTATTAATTGCTTCAAATACCATATTGCTTACCGGTAAGCCTGTAATCTTTCCTGTTTTCTGTTCTTCAATAGTTGTAATTTCTTCTTTATGTTTTCCATTCTCATAAAAGAAGTCAGACCATTTAACCATTACAGTATCACCAATTCTCCTTCCAAGAAGTAATCCCAACATAAAGGTTAAATAATTATCCCAATCGTTTCTGTCCTTGAAATAATCAATCATCTTTTTGACATCTTCAAGATTCCAAAATGGATAAACTTCTGTCTTTCCTTTTTTCTTCGTTGCATATCTATTATCTGACATATATTATACCACCTTTCCAATATTCTTACTATTTATTTCTCCATTATAAAAGCCACCAGACTACTTCTAATCTAGTGGCTTTATAATTACCTTTTCATTTAATTTTATATTTAAACTTCTTCTATATCCAGAATTTTAACTTTTATCTTTTCTGCGTATTCCCAACCGTAACGATTAATAAAAGAGCCGTAATAATTTCCATCAATTATTTCTTTTTCATCTTCGCTTAATTCGTCATATTCAATATCAAATTCTGGGAGCAAATCAACCAAATCTTTTTCATATTCCCATATGACATTTATAGAGCTACGAACTTCATTATAACCAAATATATAATATTCAGCCCAGCCGGCTCTTTTGTTGTTTTCAGTGTCTCGGCAAGTATCAATATCTCCTTCACCGTTCCAAACTTCATTAAGTCCTACAATATCGCCAACTTTCAGATCATCATCAAAAGTTAAATCTTCAATTATATCTTCAATTACATTTTCAATGTTTTCAGCATCCCAATCATTTTTTATTTGTTCTTTTACGTCTTTAACGCTTTTGTTTATTGTTCCCATAATTATCACCATTTCCCTTTCTAAATATATCTACATATTTTTTAATAAAATACGTTCTATCCATACAATCTCTCTTCAATAAAGTTACAATATGGACTCACACCTACTGCTCTCATCCAATTTTCTGCTGTATTGCAGCATCCTTTACGGAAACCATAATCCTCACAATCTGTCAAATTTCGATTTTCATATTCTATCATCATTTTCTTATGGTCTACATAAATAAGCATCAAATTTTCTAAAGCATTTTTTGTAATTTCCATAAAATCTACCTCCATTATAATATCGTAACATTTCCATCTTCATTTATATCTACTTTAATTTTTGCAAAATCTCCATTGATTTCCATAGATATATTTTTATATCTGTCTGTGGTTTCCTGATTCTCCATCAATAATAAAATTTCTCTCAGTTCATTAATATCCAATTCTCTATTTGATTTAAATGTTACAAATGTAATTCCCATAATATTAACCTCCATTCTAATCTTCTACAACACCAGCAAACAATTCATCATTTGCAAAATCAACCATATCTTCCAAAACTGCTCTGCCAAATTCCTTTGGAAAATCTTCCCATAATTTCTCTGATACTTCTTCTGGACTTAAATCTTCAAAATCCTGTGAATAATCATTCAGGAATTTATCTACTATATGTCTCATTCTATATTCATAATCTTCTTCTACTGTTGATATATGCATAATATCTACCTCCGTTTCTTATAATATCATATTTACCTTGAAAACACAAAGTCTTATCAGTTAAGTTCTAACCAATAAGACTTTTGTTTTTTTGTCGCATCTGTATGGAATGCGAATTTTATTTCCGTTTTATAAATTCATTGCCACAAGAGTTTCGTTTGATATTTGATAATATCTACTTCTTGCATTCTTTCTAAAAAATCCATACTTGACCGCTCCATTATTTTCACTAACAACTTTAATTTTGCCCGTCATTCCTTGGTATTCAATAAATTTCCCTACAAGATTTTCACAAATTTTGTTTGCCGTTTCTTTAATCATTGTCTGGTTAATTTCTGCATCATACTGAATACGCATATTTATATTTTCATACTGCATTGATTCTACTAATGGAACAATTTCTTGTAATAGTTCCAAATTTTTCTCAGGTGTTCTATTTTTATTAAATGTAAGACTAAAACAGTCCATATAATCTTTTCCGTTCCAACCTCTATTGCTCCAAAAGAACAAATCCCAGTCACTGTCATATGATACATTTTTTCCAGTTATCTCTGAAGCTTGATAGACACTATATTTTCCAGCAAGTATATTTATAATTTCCTTCATATTCTTATCTAAAGATTTTGAAATTTCATCACAATGAACACTCCATTCATCTCTTGTCATTGATTCTGCGAGTTTACTATTTTTCTCTTTTTGTTTTTCCGAAAAATATCTATCGAAATGAATTGAATGTACCGTCAATTCTCCATATCCTGCATCTATAAGAGATGTTTCAGTTCCTTTTATATAACTATAATCTTTACAAATATACATATCATTTCCTCCTTATCCTTGATAAAATTCTGCATTTATTGCAACACTAAATATAAAATTGTTTGCCTTACAAAATACTCGACCTGTTTATCGTTCTCAAACAATTCTAACAAACCATCCTTTGTCTCCAAATCACTCATACATTTAGCAATAATTTTATCCATAATAGCTTTATTAGTTTCATTTCTCCATGGTGATAAATCATGTTGAAATAATATATTACTTACATAATCTTCGATTTTCTGTTTAATTTCTTCCATATAATCATTCCTCGCTTTCATATTCATTCATCAACCAACCTACTCCCTTGCTATGATGCTCATCGAACCAGTCCTAAATTGACTCTCTGTCAGTTCCCTTTTCAAAGACGTTCCAATCTCCTGCCAATACAAGTTCACCATTTTCATCTTCATCAAACAGGACATCTTCAAGTTCATCCCATAATTTTTCTAATTCCTTATCTGACATTATTCACACCTCGTTTCCTTACCAACAAATATTGTATGTATCTTCCTGCCAAACTCCTCCACTATATCCATAAGGTTCAAGCCAGTATCCTTTTGTCTTGAATATCTTTTTTAATGCTCCTTCTACTTCATAAGAAATTCCATTTACCGTTTGCTTATGATAACCAAGCCACATTGTCTTTCTTTCACCTCTTATTTTTGCCTTTTTAATGCTCTTTACGACTTCATTTACACCTAACTGTACAGCAGTTTCATAATCTACACTGCTTAATTCTTCCGGCGTAGGAATATCAAATGTCATCATCATGATTATCGACCTCCTCATAACTTGCCCAATAAATCACATCCCAGTTTTTAGCATCTACAACTTCAATCCAATCAATCGGCTCTCCATTTAATCGTCTTAATTCATCAGCTTTGCATTTTACTGTTAGTTCTTTTGCCTTACTGATTGCCTTATCTAATTCTTTTATATTTCCGTAATTTTCAAATACACTATTATCTTTATCATACCCAAGTACGCAATATCCTGTAATTTCTAAAATATCTTCCATATCGACACCTTTTTTAAAATATTGTTTCTATTTGTCTTAATCAAAATTCAGATCAATATCATATTCAAATTCTTGCCACTGCCAATTATATTTTTCGCAAACATAATCTACTAATGTTTCTGGGTCTCTTCCTTGTATTCCATAAAAATCTTCTTTGTCATCAACGCTAAGATATTTATGTTCCTTTAATAAGATTTCTGTGATTTTACCTTCTGTTATATTTCCAGGAACAGTAATCTTAAACTCTCGCATATCATTACCGTCGTCCCAAAAGAAATTTAATCTTATTGTATATGTTTTCATAATCATCTATCCTTTCATAAATTCTTACTTCTATTTGCCTTATGCATTTAAACATTTATTGTAAAATTCCGGCAGATAACCTGCTACATAATTCTCTGAGAACAATTTTTCCAGTAGCTCCTTTGAATGCAACACTACTTCTAGCTCTCTTACTTTATAATTGTCTCCGTAATATGCAACATACCATTTATTTTCATCAGTATCAAATATATAAGTATATTCTTCACCACATACTTCTTTTATATTTTTCGTTTCTCTTGGCTTACATTCATCCCAAGTAACATCATATGAATTTAAATCTTCCCATCTTTTTCCTTCTCGAAAATCTGCGACTGTTCCACGCTTGTCTCTATTTCTATTCATATGTTCTTGATAAGAGTTAGCGGTATTTTCAACAGTCTTATATATTGAACATGTGTCTCCTAAATCAATCAATGTCTTGACCTTTTTTACATCTCTGTAATAGTGATAAAGCATAATTCCAAGCCCATCAATATAACTGTCACTATGGTTGTAGATGTATCTATATTTTCCATTTTCCTTGATTGCCACATGACCTCTTGTACTCATATTCATTCCTCCATTTCTTTCAACTTCTATCTTGTTATAAAAACTTCGTTATCTCCATATAGCAGCCATCCATTGCTTTATCATACTGTCTAATATCATAAAGCCATTTGAAAGGTATTCTTACTATTCCTTCTGCTTTTAATTTTTCCATTACTTCGCCAACGCTAAAATAACCTTGCATCCATCCGTAGCCAGACAAATATTGTGTTCTCTCAAATTCACACAATCTATCGTAATATGTTACAGTGTTTTTCTTCAAAAACTTCACATATCTATCTGATAACCCATAATTTTCTTCTGGGTTATCATCAGAATATTCTGAAGATACAAATGAATTTCCACGGAACAATTCAAGCTGCCACATAACCTCACGCATATTGTAAAGCGTTCTTGTGATTCCGTTTATTGCAATCATATAATCGTTTCGTGTTCCAGGTTCCCAATTTTTCTTGCTACATCTACCACATTTATAAGTATCTGTGTTTATTACCATTTTGTATTTAGCCATAGTGATTTCCTCCCTAGTATTCATCTATTCCCTTTTCAAACATAAATACAAGACCGTCTTTATAAGTGATTCTAAAATTCATCGTTTCCATTAACCACTCATTGAAACCGTCTTCATAATATGTTTTCTGTACAATTCCACCTTTTATAAATTCAACCAGTTCTATAAAGCAACCTTGAATTCCTAAAGCATTTGATTCTGCAATTACAATTGGTTCTTCCATAAATGCTAATGAAGATGCGACCGCTAAAAACTGAACTCTATGTATATTAGGATTAGTTGTACTTTCATATCTCTTGACAACTATGGCTGATTTATTACAATTACTATTCATAAAAATCTGATACCATTTGTTTGCGTTTTCTTTGCGTTCTTTCTTTGATACTCTCATATTATCGTCTCCTTTCTAAAAATCCACTTCCAAAAGTGCCTATTTTTAAGGGTTTTTAAAAGTGGATTTGCACATAAAATCATTCTTTAATTATCATTTCTTCATATCGACTTTATCAATGTATGCTTTCCGTTTTCATCTCGTTTCCATTCGTAACCAAGAAACTCACAAGCTGCCAACGCACCTTTGTAATAACTTATATCTTGTGGTCTTGTATCTTCCATTTTAGAAATGAAATATCTTTCATTAAGCCATTCCTCTGTACGCTTTATATTTTCGTTCATTTTAATTCCTCCGTTTTTATTTAATATTTACTTTTAATATAATATCCCCTATAATATTCTCTAATCAAACGAATGGGAGACACGTCATGATTAATGAATATATAGAGGATATTTGTGAATTACTTAATATTTCTGTTCCAACTGTATCTTATGATACTTCACATTTCGCTTCTGATACTATGATGGCACAATGTAATCCATCAGGTAACACCATCTATCTGAAGAAATGTAATAAACCAAATCCAGATTATTTATTTTCCATTGCTCATGAACTCCGTCACATATGGCAAGCACAGACTGATGAAGTATTTTATTTTGCTTCATATAAGCCTATTGATTTATGTGATTCCGTAGAATTATATAATCTTCAAATTGCTGAGATAGATGCAAATGCATTTGCCGATATTATAATGATTGACTTTTTCCATTTACAACCATTATTTGAAGGATTATCTGATTCCGTTAAGGATAAAATTCATGAGCGAATGGATAATATAATTGCTACTTTATAACCTGAATAATACAACCAAAATCACCGGCTCTGTAGATATTGATTTCCTCTGCATATACTTTATATGTAAGTTCATCATCATCATATATTTTTAACCAGTCATTAAATGTTGCCACTTTAGAATAGTGTGAGCCAATTTCCGTATTCTCATCTATAATGTAGGCTCCATATACTCCGTCCTCTCCAAAATCTAACACATCAGTTACAAGACCTTTATCATTCTGACAACCTACTAAAATCAGTGCAGCAATATCACTTCCACCAATATATCTTCTATCACATTCTTTATAATGTTTCATATTCACTCCTCCGTTTCATTTTTAAAATAGATATCATACTTAATTTCGTTTTTGTTTAAATTTCTACATACCCAATCTGCCAAAGGCTCAAACTGAATATCTGGAAGTTCCCACCATTCATCATATGCCTTTTTGATAATCTCTTCTGCTTTTTCTAAATCTGTTTCAAATACTATAATACAGAAGTCAATCCATGTATTCATATCTGACCATACATTGATACATTGTTTACGTTCTATCATATACCTGTCTCCTCTCGTAAATATTCCATCACCTTAACTGCACCTTCTTTAGTACCATCTCCATAAGGTTGCCCTTCTTTAACACAGTACCAACCACATATTAATTCGTTATCAATATATTTGATTTCCATTCTGTTTATCCTCCTATATACTCTTCCATATGAGCTTCAATATATCCTTGCCAACCAGCAATCAGCATATCAAAATCAAGCCACTTTAAAGTTTCTAATTCCGTTTTCTCAACAACTACCGGATTTTCAAAATCCTCATTTATGTATGTTTTGAATTCCATATTGATTAAATCAATTTTTACATTGATAGGAATTTCTTCATCAGTTAAAGTTGTATAAGCTAATGGAACGTTATGTAAATCCGAAAAATCAGAATCATCATAATCATCAAATTCTCTTATAAAATAATCAGAAATATATTCCTTTGCCTTTTCAATTGTATTATCCATATAATCACACCATCCTTTACATTAATTGTATTGTGTATTGGAAGTTATCATCCATAGTACAAACATATATCGTGTTGTTTCCCTTCAAATATTCAAGAATTGCATTCTTAATATCTAAACTCGCAGTATATGTAATTCCATCTTCCTGCAAGTTTATAATGTATGATTTAATATTCATTCGCCCATCTCACTTTCTTTATAGAAACTCTGTTTTATTTTCTTTCTCTTAACTACACATTAAAAACATAATTTATATTATATATTTCTCTTTCTGCTCGCTCAGACACAATTTGTTCAAACATATCATCATCGTAATTTTCTCTTATTTCATCCTCATCCTCTTCAATTACATTTTGTCTTGCTATTTCCATAATTTCCTGTTGTGTCTCTTCACTTAAATCAGTAAAATTTATATAAATATTTCTCTTCATTTAAACTGCCTCCTTAATCAATTCAATCATATCTTTCTTATAAATCCATTTTCCGTCTGTCTTGATTTCCTTTATAAAATCAATAAGCAACACCTTTTTATTTCGCTCAATTTGCCACGAATACATGCTCACCCAATCCTTTAATAAATCAAGCATTGTGTAATTTTTAAATGGGCAACCCTTTAACTTGTATTTCTGTAAGTTATCTGCTACCTTCTGTGACATTGAAACTGTTGTTCTTTCGCTATGAGTGACTATGATGTAATTTTCCATACTATCACCATCCTTTATACTCAACATCCATACCTAAATACCACATATCTTGTTCACCGTCATGAAAATATTTCACCAAATCTTGTAATGTCTTTTCACCAGATTTTAATGCTTCGTAATCTGCCTTGACATTTTCGTTTGTGTAATTATGATATTTATTCTGGTTAATTGACAATCTAAATTTTTCACCACCTCGAATAATTTTCCACTTCCCTGTATTTTTTGCGATTGGATATGCACCGATTGTAAATCCATATAAATCTGGAAATTCCGGCGTATTATTTTCATGCCAATCTTCTAACTGAATATCTGTTCCATCTGGTAACTTTGATCGTTCTAATACTTTCATACAAATCAACCTCCTTAATCGGCGTTATAATAGTCAATCTGTTTCTTTAATTCTTCTCTTACAATCTTTTGTCTTTCTTCCGTCAAATCTTCATATCTCATTCCAAGCGCACTCAATCCATCTGTAACATCATTGGTTATACAAGCTTCGTGATTTGCAAGTTCGTAACTTACCATTTCTCTGAATGCTTCATCACTCTGTTGTAATTTTTCAAAAGATTTCTCTAAAAAATCACGGTACATTATAGATTGTTTTACAATATTTTCATCCGCAACATAGCAGAATGAAACTGGATTATAATACGGATAATTCTTCTTTCTTCTTTTTCTTTCCAATTCCTTTAACTGTTTGTCTCCAATATAAAAAGCTGATACATAGTCGTATCTCATAATCCAATAATTGCGTAAGAAATAATCTTTTGCTTGGTATTCGTCGTATGTTTTCGGTTCTTCTAACAACTCTTTATCCGTATATAAGATACGATTCATTGCATCAATATACCACTGCCTTAATTTCTCTCGACCGTTTTCTTCTTTCATCATATATTCGTGATGTAATTCATAATCATCTGCATAATAGATATGTTTTCCGTTCTTGAAAACTAAGCAAGAATAGCCAAAATAACCTTCGAAATCTACAAATATACAATCATGTTCTTTTATCTGTATGATTTCTAAAGCATTTACTTTCGCTTCGTCAAATGTTAATGCCTCAATTTCATCAATATTCATATTTTTCATATTATTCACCAATCCTTTCTCTCCATTTTTTAATTCTAACCGGATAATCTATGTTCTCTTTGTAGGTTTTCAACTGTTTTTTAGCGTCTTTGTAATCTTCACAATTACACTCAATGTCCCATCCATATCCGTTATTTCCCTCAATTGCATAGCAATCAACTGTTTTTCTTTTATATGCCATAATTTTACCGTTCCTTTCTACATATACTGTAATTCAGTTCCACGCTGCACATTTTCACCTCTAAAGCAATCACCACAATACTCCCAAATTCCATCTGCAATTCGCTTGAATGTTTCATAAGTGTTGTGACCTTTTCCATTTTCATCTATTCGGCTATCGTGTGGCTCACCGAGCTGACAGCAATCACTTCTCATACAAGCAGGTGGTAATGCATTCATTAAATTATCTACAATTTTCCCTTCTACAAGATCACCGATTTCCAAACAATTCAAATCAGAAAGCCATGATTCATTGTAAATTCGCTTTCCATTGTATTCCCTACAAGGTTTCAAGTCCTTGCCTTCATAAACTTCTGTTTTAATGTATAATTCATGATGAAACCAAGGTTTACTCTGATAATATTTCATATATTTCTCTGCAAGTTTCCGTTCTGGAAAAACAATCGGATTACCAGCATAAAACTCATATCCATTATGGCTATACTTAACTGAATAACCTTCCGTTGTAACCCAATCAGGATCAGGTATTTCCTTAACTACACCATTCTTTACATGACATTCCAAAGCCCATAAATCATCGTCGTCCTCTATCGGCTTCCCAACCTCACAATCTCGGTAACTTGCATATGTCTTTCCGTATTCCGTTAATACAAAGTGATTTCCTTTTTTCGCTTTAATCATATCTGCCATAATTTTTTCTCCTTTCATTTGCCTTTATATATTTCTCTTTCCAACAAAAAAGACACTAGCTTTTTGCTAATGTCTTTAAAGTAATTCAATCAATTCATATACATCTTCTTTATTCTGTCTTATATATTCTGCAAATCCGTCATCCGTTGGCTCAGTCCCTAGAAACTCACATTCAATGTTATAATCTTCCCACATTGACATTTCTACATTGGCAGCGTTTACTCGTTTGCCTTTATATTCAAGTTCAGGGTCTGCCCATTCATTATGCCATATATATCCTATATCTGGGATTCCACAATAGTTTGGCAACTCTTTCCAGCCTATTGCCATCATTCCGTTGACTTTATATAAGTCTCGTTCTATTGTACTTAACATATAATCACCTCATTTCCCTTTTAAAATCGCTCTTTTATTTACCCATCATTTCCATTTCTTCTATGTCATCAGAAGATAATTGAAAACTTCCATCTACATACTCTCCGTTTGTGGGAAGCTTAATGTAATCTGAACTTTCATTGAATTTTTTCATTGCTTCTTCCATTGTTTTTGCCTCAATATCTACATATCCACACATTTCCCATGTTACTGCTACTTTCATATTAATCAACCATCCTTTTTATTATTCAGCCAGTGAAACCATAAATTTTTCTCTGCGTTTCTGTTCGATCTCTTCTACCTTATGTGGCATGTTATTATACATTTTTGCATATTCCATTGCTTCCGATTTCTTTTCACTGAAACTACCGGCAACAGGAATATACGAATATCCTTTTGCATGTGCATACCACATACCACTTTTAGTATCTTTTGAAACCGTATATGTTTTCATGCGTTACCTCTCTTTCAGATTAGGGCATAATCCCAAACCGCCAGTATTTTCTGGCATTCTTCTAAATGCACCTCTATGTATGCAGTTTTCCCTTTTACAGTCGGTGCAATAACATTTTACATATTCCTCATAGCTACACTTCCAGCCTGTATTTTTAAATTCTTCTCGTGACATCATCATAATCGTTTACCTCCTTCTTGATACCATGGAAATTCATCTGACTCTTTATAAAGACCATATTTTCTTTTCGCTTCTCTTATATGTTGGTTCTGTAATTTTCTATCACGCATCCTTTCCCTATATGGATATGCGTTATATTTTTCAAGGCATTCATAAGCAAATTTTAATCCTTGTTTTCCATGTGTTATCATCATTATTACATAACCATCATTGCTTTTTGCCTGTACTTCATATCTGCATTCCATATAGTTTCCGATTGTTTCAACTAGCCGACATTCTGGATATTGTTTTATAATTTCCATTACAGTTCCTCCTCTTTTACTAATTCAACCTCGCCACCAAGTCCGTAACTGATTTTATTTAATTCTTGTTCTGCCTTTTCCATTGCCTCTTCTTCAGTGTTTGCCTTTACTTCATAACCTATTTCATTAAATTTAAAACTATAATTTTTCATAATTATTCATCCTCGCTTTCTATAATTCCAAACCATTTCATTTCGCTTTCTGTCATTTCGCAGGTATCTTCAAAGTATTCCATTGCTGACTGTTCATCATCTTTAATAAGTCCGTCTTTGAAAAGTGTTGCAAGTTCGCTTAATCGTTCATATGATGGCTCATTCATAATTTCCGTATGCCAGTAAGCAAGTGCTAATTCAAGAGTATTGAAGTAATGCCCATAATCCCACCATTGATATTCTTTTGCGTTTGTGTTGAAATTTTTGCAAACTACAAATTCCTTTACTGAATCATCATCTCGTAATAATACAACAAGTGAATGGTTTGTTTTTGTATTGTAACATAATTGAATTGCTTTCATACGCTTTACCTCCTCATTCGTATTCGCAATAAACATCAGGGTCTAATTCTATAATTTTATACAAATAATCATCTTCTGTTACATCAGGCTCTGCATCTGCAACCTCTGATTGTATATATAATTTCGCTTCATATTGTGCTTCATGATAATCATAATATGTCGCTTCACTATTTTTTAGGCTGTCATATAGCAAGCCTGATTCATTCCATATTTCATATTTATACATGCATTATCCTCCTTCAAAGTGCTAGAAAATTACTCCATTCAATGTAACCGGTTTCCATATTTTTTACACTTGATAAATCATAGTTTGCCTTTGCAAATTCTATCGTTTCTTCAAGGTTATCAAAATAAGCACACGGTTTTGGATATCCGTCTACTCCATAGATTCTATACATTTGCCTTATACCTCCTCATATTACTTCATTATTGTATGCGTATCTAATTTTTACAGGTCTTGTAATATCTATAATATCATGTGATTTATATTCTTTACCCTCTGACATTTTCTTCCCGTCAAAAGTTCCGGATGTAATTGTAGCGACCGACAAATCACAATCCTTAGACAGACAATATCTTTTCCATTCTTTATAGATTCGCAGTTTGCCTTGCAAATCGTCATCAAATGCGGACAATTCTCTTGTGAACATATATTGTTTATTATCATTTACCTTATAAAAACCGAATGTAACACGTCTACGTTGAGTTCTGCGTTTACGTATAACACGTTTAATCTTATCTTCTGTTTGCTTTGGGTCAAAGCAAGTTATTGTAATCTCGTCTTTCTCTCTAGGTGTAAGTTCAATATGTTTTCCATTTAAAGAGCATCCAAATGTTTCAGGTGCATATTTATAAAAACTATAACTGATTCTTTCTCGCATCTAGCTCGCCTCCTTTAGATAAACTCGGTTCCAATTTTCATTATAATATTCAACTGGTTTTCCATATCCAGCATATTCCCTTCTAACATCTTCACAATCTGTCAGAATTTCAGCATATCTCTGTTCAGCTAAACACTGCCAACTGTGTATTGAATGGTCACTTGTTACATTCCGAGTTAATTTCCGTACATCATCCCAGAATGTTTCAAGGTTTGTTAATGCGTTTAGCTTGTCAATTTTTGCGTAATCTCGCTTTTCCCATGCAAATTTATATGTCATATTAATTTCCCTCCATTTCTATAAACTGTTCCCATAATTTAGGAATCATTTTTGTAAACTTTTCATATCTCATAATTGCATTTGATAACTTAGAAATTTCACTTCTTTTGCTATCCATTTCACTTCTCATATCTGTATTGAGTATTTGCATCATAGTATATTTATATGTGCTTTCCGGTTCGATGTATTGCTCATAAATCATTTCATCTCCGTTATAAATTTCCATCCACATTTTGACATCATATATATGACAATGAATAAGGTATGAAGTATAAACAGATAAGGCAGTTCCTGGGTCATCAAATATTTTAACTGTGTACCATTCCCAAGGTTCACTATCCGAACCTCTTAAAGTTGCCTTATTAGACATATCCCAGTCATACTTATTATCTATATACTCAATCCGGTAACGCACTCGCAAATTTTCAAAACCATTTGCCTTATAAGGATGGAAGTCTGAATTACTTTTTAAGTCCGTTACTTTGATTATTTTTTGTTTCATTTGCCTTACCTCCTCAAAAAATCGTTCATTTGCTTTTCTAGTCGCTTTGCCATACAACCGTTTATTGTCTTGTCGGCTGTCGGCACTGACATACTATCTGTTATGGTTCGTTTCGCTTCATAGACAGTATGACTGCCATTTTTGCGTACTGGTTCATAACCATTAGCAGACAATTTCCGTTGAAAATCTCGTGTTGCTATGTTTTGCATTGTCACTCCTCCTTCCCTTTAAAATTGTAATCAGGAAAAACACAGTCCATATTGAAGCCGTTCTCAAAATAGCAATGGTCGGAAATTTCCGGAATATCTACTATAATATGGTCTGCATAGGTTTCCCTTACTGTCCCGTTGTAGAATCTGTTGTCTAATTTGCAACGAACTTTTTGGTTTACCTTGAATAAATGTGTTAAATCTGACATTTTGTGCCTCCTATTCTTTATCCCATTTGCCGGTCTCATTTTTTCTTGCAAGACTCTCATAAAAGTTACTAGATAATTCAACTCCGTTTGCCTTATGGTCGAGCATTGTTTTGATTGCGAAAATTTCCGCACTTTCCTTTGTTGGCTTGCGTTTTCGCTTCTGATTATTTTTTGTAAATTTCATAATAATTCCTCCATTTCTCTTATATAATTTATATAAGCTGTTTCGCTTTCAAACTGCCAATATTTGCCTATAGATGGGATATAACCCATATAAACCGAATTAAGATAATAACCTTTTATTTCCATAAGCCTCACCTTTACCCTTCTGTAATACATAATTTCAACATTATTTCCCTTGCGAATCTTTCATTAGGAAATTTGTTGATTACTTTCCATGTTACGTATTCCACACCATCAACAACTATTATTTCCCTTTTCTGTATCTCCCATTGTCTGCCTGTTGATGTGTGTATTATTTTAATTCTGTAATTTCCGTGTTGCATAAGCTCAACCTCCTTTGCTTATTCCTTTGCTTATTCAAAAACTGTTGGAAACCCCCATGTTCCGTGTATGTTCTGATAAAACACGGAGTTTCCATTTGCGTATTTAACTTCTAATTTTCTGCCTCCATCAAGTAGAGTTAATTCTGCTATGCCTTTTCTGGGTATTGCATCCAGCCAATCATCATCAACTATAATTTCCTTTACACCTTCTTCATATGATGGTGTTATAACTTTCCATTGTTTCATTTTGCATTTACCTCCTTGCTATCTTAAAGGAACAATTTCCTTAAAATTTGATACCTGTATCTTTAATGTCTGTATTGACCCATTTAATTCCTGTTTTGCCTTTTTAATTGCTTTTATTTTGTTTTCTGCATATACTGGAATACCTATAATTCCATCATTTAAATAAAATGTTACACAATATCCCTTCATAATTTGCCTCCTTTACCTTACGTTTACAATTTCCATAGCTTCATTAAATGTTACGTTCCATTTGTCGCCTACTTTACAATTGGTGCATCCATCCGTGTAGAAGCAATACACATTTCCCTTGTGGTTAATGTAGACTTCTGTTTCATCCTCAGATATTGCTACAACTTCGCAGATTGCTTGTGTGTAATATTCGTATGCCCTGCCTTCGTAATTTTCGCTTGCAACTGCGTATCTGTAATCAGATGGATTTTTAAGTCCATAGATGATTAACAAGCCTATTATTAATATGCCTAGTGGTATTGCAACAATTGGCTTTTCCATTGTTTCAATTAACTTTTTGATTTTCATATTGAATCCTCCCTATTTTCTATAATTAATTTGTTCCGTTTCGCTTCTGCTCATCGGTTACGGACTCTCACCGTAAGACGGAAGGGAGGCAAGATGTCTCCCTATTTTCCCTTATTTACAATTTCTACGTGCTTCACTCATAATTTCTAAGATTTCTATTTCAGTTTTTGCATTGTGGAGCTTTTCAATGGTGTTTTCTCCATAGCATAATTCTCTAGCTGCCTTGATTGCATGTCTCTTATAGTTGTATTCTTCTCTACTCATAGTAGTATCCTCCTTGATTTTTCTTGATTTATTTCAGTGTTTTATAAATTTCCTGTGCTTCTGTTAATTGTTCTTTCCAAAGTGCGACATTTTCCCATTCTTCAAAGAATGTATCAATGTCAATTAGTGATTGAATGGCAGATATAATATGCCTAGCTTCTACTTTACTCATGGTTGTTTTGTACTCCTTCTTTTTGGTTTTGCCTTTTTAGTTAATCATTCTCAGCACCAAAAAAAGACACAGAGTTTAATCGTGTGTCTCTTTTTGATATTTGCATTATTGATATGATTATTTTGTTATGACTGTGAAACCGGCATATTCAGCCTTGCGAATTTCTGTTGATGTCATTTTTGTTATGGCTATTGGCGTACCATTTAAGATAATTTCAACTTTTATCATGGTGTCAACCTCCTTCCTGGATTGATTTTTTTGTGTTTAGTTTTGCGTTTGCCTTATTTTTGGGCATAAAAATAACGCCTTACTTATGTAAGACGTTGTTTGCGTTAGTATGTGGGTTTATAGGGTTTTTAGTTTGGCAATTTGCGTTTCATTTTCTGCAATTTGCCTTTTATAGTCGTTTATTTGTGTTTCAAGTTCTGCAATCTGCCTTTTTTTATATTCATCTGTTATTCCATCATCAAAAACAATTTCTACAATATCACTAGGTTGACATTGTAGGTATTCGCAGATTTTCCCTATAGTTTCCATAGTGACAGATTCATTGTGACGTAGATGTTGCATAGTTACACCACTTATAAATAAATCGTTTATAAATGTTTTCTGCATTATGCCTCTATTTTTTAGTTCGTTAAAAAGCTTATAATATAATATTTGCATTTTATCACCTCTTTTTTTTGTTCACCTCCATATTAACATAAATCTAATTTAAAGTATAGATTTTTAGTGTGATAATGCACACTAGTAAAGGCACACTCCTAGAGTATGCCTTTAAACTATGCACTATATATTGATAGCCGAATTATTTTGTAGCCTTTTTGTTGTCGGCGTTTTCAACAATCTTTGAGTAGTGTGCTATAACAATCTTTGCTATATCAGTAGCAAGTCCGGAGTAGTCAACATTACCCTTTTTATCCTTCTTTACAGCCGTGTTGATAGTACGACCCTTGAAAGTATATGAACCATCCTTCTTGTTAGGTTTGATACTATTAGAGAAGCCCTTTACATAGCAGTCATGTATCAATTTTCTATCCTGTGCATTGAGCTTGACACGGATAGCTTCAGTGTAAGGAGTAGTAATAGAGAGAGAGAATGTCTCACGCATGATGTTGTCTAGTTCGTCCTGCGCCTTCTTATATTCTGCTACACGTTCTTTGGACATGGTACTATAGCCGGTATCAGTTACGGCATTATCAACATGGAGTGTCTGAAGGGCATTGTATAAATCGGCATTCTCAAAAGCTGGAATGATGGCATACTTATATAACTTCTGATTCTCAGCACATGCAATTACTCGCAAAACTGTTCTAACAGTGTCCTTCTCATTGTGAAAGCCCTTCTCATTGTCGGTGCTCATAACTTCAATAACTGAGTTATATACCTCCTCATTGTCGGCTTTTGTCTGCTGGTAAGCCTTTGCTTCTTTTTCCAGCTTGTCACGTTTGATAATGGCAATCTTAATATCATCTTCAGAACGGGTACCGTTTTCATTGGTAATGATAGTATTCTGTTTTTCAAGCGCTACATTTGTAGCAGCCAAATTCATGTCGGCTAATTCATACTGTACAGCTTTAAATAATTCAATTGTCTGCTCATTTGTGATGTTTTTGTTTAAAAAATTAATGTTTAACATATTAACTCCATCCATCCCATTTTTAATGTGGGGACATCCACAAAAATAATAAATTAAATTTATATTTAGTGTGTTTATGCACACTAGCAGACACACAAGATATATTCTTATGTGCCTGTACTATGCATAAAGCATATTACTGTATTTTATATGTAAATCATTCTTTTTTACTTTAAAAGAACGCATTTAAGCCTTAAAAACGGACAATGCCACATCTTGCAAAGTCAAAGCCTTTTAACCTTTAAAGGTTCACATTTTTTCTAAACCGGGACAAGTCAACCGGGAATACAGAATAGAAAAAAGCTGGATATTTTTTCATTTTTTCCAGCCATACCACCATTTTTTTCAGTGATGTTTGTATGTGTGTTATTTATACAGGATAAAAAAGGAAATACAAGCCCGAACAATTAAGTCCGTGGAATAGATTAGTTTTTAAGATTAGATTTTTTTAAAAACCAGCTTTACCCGATTTTAAAAAATACATGTATTTTTGTGCCTTGTCTAATCCTGTCTATATGCGCTTTAGGCTTTGTGCCTATGCCTTAAACAAATAACTTTATCTTTAGTCTGAAATCTTGCGCTTAATCCTGTTAGTATCATTTACCACTTTACAAAATCATTGGCGCGTGTGGGCTTCCACACAACCTATCATCCAGTTATATATATGTTCGTTTACTTGTCTACCGCCTTATTACCTTGTTAGATTCTAAGGTGCTGTATCTATAAAAGGCTTTTTACTTGCTTACCACTTTTCAGATATTCCCGACGGAGTGCCCGTCAATCTTAAATTAAATGGGTTGCTTGTGTGTTGGGTGCATTTGTCAACACTGCCTTCTATACCCTGCGTACTGTTTAATGCACTTCACCACATGCCTACCCTATTTAAAAAAATTAAAAATAGGTAAAAAATTGATACTATCGCCTTCTATGGATGGGGAACTCTCACCGTCCCGTTGTCCTCGCCTTTGTTAATGTAAATTAAAAGCTAGTTAATGCAAGATTCTCACTGTTTCCAACATGCTAATATCACAGCTATTACAGGTGTTTAATTTTTTTGTTAAAATCAAATATGGACTATTGTCAGAAATGACTTTTTGAGATATAATAGACGTGCGACCGGCTATTATATATCAATAGTCCATGCCTCGCCCGAGTGGGTGGGGCTTTTTTATTGATTTAAGAACATTATAGTCTTTTTTCAGATTTTGTCAAACTATTTTTTGGTATTTTTTTGGTATTTTTATCATTTTGTTACATTTGTATATTTTTGTGTGGTTTGTTTGTGCATTATCAACAAAATGTGGATAATATGTGGATAACTTGTTGATAGGTGGAAAAATTAAACATTTATATACCCCTAGGGGGTATATTTGCTCCGATATGTTTTTTGTCAAGAAAAAACACTTGACACAATTCACCTTGTCAAAGCTGGATAGAGCAGCTCAATATATGTTAGGTATTGCTAATATTAGTTAGTCGTAGTTATCGGTAAAATGGACAAATACCGACGTTTTTTAGGCTAACCGGGGGTAGTTAAAACTAACAAGTGACTTGTCAGTTTTTGCAGAGGGGTAAGCTGCTTCTTCTACACACCAACTTAAAAACTATCACCCTAAAAACCCATCTCTCATCTCCAACCTCCAAAATCCCTACAATATCAATCAAAAATCCCAACACTCCACCTAAAACCCCATTATCGTCACATTTATCGAAAATCCCCTGTTTTTCCAACAGAATACATAACCACATCCTACTTTTTAATACTCGCCCTCACCATCACAATCATTAATCTATCCTATAATCTCCCACTAAAAATCCGATATCCAAAAAATCACCAAAAATACACTAATACATCAACCACACCAACCCATAACCCTATCCATAGCACAAACACCAATCACAGTACCATCTCTCCGTCAAAATACACAAATTTAACTACTCAAACACCAATCATTTTATCAATAATTCACATACTGAACTCATAAAATTACTTAAAAATCATCTCAAAATTCATTCAAATCAGTCCTCAAAATTACCAACACCCTCTCAAGCACATTTAAACACGTCAAATTTCAATTTTACTTCTTAGACGAATATTTTATCAAATATTCAAAAATAATCCCTGTATAGGCTTTATACAAGGTCATTTTTTCAATAAACTCAAAAAATATATTTTTCCTGCCCTATTTTTTATGAAAATAAATAAAATGAATAACGTCAATAAAAATAAACAAACTTATAATCTATGTCAATTTTAATAAACATAAATATCTTTAATCTCACATCTCACTCTATATAGGTATAGGGGGTGCTTTTAAACTATGGCAAAAATCAAATATATAAATACCTACCAGACAATAAAAATACAGGGAAAATTTTTATAACAACTAAAGATAAAAAGAGAAATACATATTATGAACAAATATTTTTATAAAAAGGAGACAAATATTATGAATAACATTATCACAAATCAAAACACAGAGACAATCACTTCAATGGAAGTAGCAACTATGGTTGAAAAAGATCATAACAAGCTTATAAGAGATATTCGTAGATATACTAATCAATTAGGAGAAGCCAAAATTGGACACTCCGATTTCTTTATTGAATTTACTTACATATCAGAACAGAATAAGGAATTACCTTGTTTTAATGTAATTCGTAAAGGTTGTGAATTTATAGCAAATAAACTAACAGGTCAAAAAGGCACTGAATTTACAGCTAGATATGTTAATAAGTTCCATGAATTAGAAGAAGAAAATATTACTACTTCTTTCATATCAGCTTTAAATACAATCACAGAAACTATAAATTTGATGAGAGAAGATATTAATACCCGACTCTCAGCATTAGAAGAACAATCCAATAAGAAGAAATTACCTGAAAAGAAATATTCACGTTGGAAAACCAATACATTTGCAAAACTTAATATTTTTCTATCCTATGTAAATACTCACTCGGATGAGACACTAAAACTATCAGAAATCATTCATCTGGTAATTAATGAAACTGAAGATACATATGGAATAGAAATTAATGATTTTGTTGATGCCTATAAATCAGAATTTGAACTAGATATTAATCCTTACGCAATAGATGTAATTAATTATTACAAGGAAATAAGAGAAATGTTTTCATTAACATTAGATTCAATTATGGAGAAGTTAAATATAACAGATAAATCCAACTCTCACAAAAGGAATATATTTGACGAACTCGCTGCAAAGATAAAAACAGAATAAATAAGAGAAATGAATAAAGTAATAAAGGAGAAATGATTATGGAACAATGCAAAACCTGTATCTATAAAGATTATAAAGATATACTGACTGCTTGCAGCCTTAATGAACTAAATAACAAAATAGGTAAATTAAATTATCAGGTATGTAAGAATATTCCAATAATAAGAAAACATATTTCACCAAAAGAAGAATATAGATGTAACTGTTATGAATCTAAATGAAAAAAGAAATAATAGAAATAATGATAAATAATATTATGGAATGGAAAAACAAAAATTTTTATATGAATTGGAGAAATCGTTGAAAGAAATAAAGAATAATAAATACGAAAGAAAACATTTATCAATATCTTCATGAAGAGAATTGTTCAATGTAAATAGAAATAAAAAGTAGAAATGTATTTAAACAATCAAACAATAACAATTAAAGAAAAAATAATAGAGTAACTTATGTAGCGAAGCGGAATAAGTTACGAATATTCTTCTTTAGATAATATGAGTATATATAGATATTGACTGTCACAAAATGACCTCTGTAGCAGACCCAAATGAAATAAATTTTAACTTTTGGGTCTTCAGTAGCAGACCTAAACGTATTTGAGTGAAATTTGAAAAATGTAGCTTTAAGATTTTTACAAACGAAAGAAACGAGGTAAAAACGGATTTGAAATGTAGAAATACAAGTTAGGACATCTATCTGATGTTTTACATAACTATAAACAAATATTTTGAAGAAAGGAATAACCACACATGGAAGAATTAAAACAAATGTTAAAAGCAATACACGAAGAGAATAAAGATATTATATTTCTCTTATGTTCAAATGGCGAAACTGATACTAAAGATTTATTAAAAATCGCAAATGAAATAGATCAAAGATATGACTGTATATTTTATGGAAAGGAGTTGGATGAAAAAACAAATGAATAATGAAGGTAGAATAAAAGTATCAGAATTAAGTCCACATCCAAAAAATAATTATTATTTTGATGATATGGAAGGTGATGCGTGGGATTCTCTATTGCAATCAATCAGTACGTCTGGCGTTACTAATGCAGTCACTATCAATGAAAATAAGATGATTATCAGTGGTCATCAACGTATTCGTGCATGTAATGTATTAGGAATTGAGGAAGTCTCTTATAAGATGATTCATTATGAAAATGAAGAAAAAGAGATTAAAGATCTAATTGAATCTAATCTTCGCCAAAGAGTTTTAGGAAACACAAATCCGGTCAAACTCGGAAGATGTTTTTCATTTTTGAACGATTGGTATGGATTCAATAAGGGAACTAATCAACATAGCATAGCAAAAGTTTTGCGTAGCTCTGATTATCCTAAAAACCAAACAGAACTTGCAGAATCTTATGGTATTACACATCAAACCATGAATAACTATATGCGTATGGCAAAGATGATACCTGAACTAGAAGATTTAGTTGATACTGGAATTGTTACAAAAGATACTGCTCTTGCCATTATTCGGAATCTATCAAATGATGAACAAAGAGAACTTATATCATCAATGGATGTCACAAAAAAGATAACAAAAAAAGAAGCAAAAAAATATATTGACGAGATAAAGACCCTCAAAAAAGAGAATAAGGAGTTGAAAGATTATAATTCTTCACCCAATACAGAAAAAATTGCTACGTTAAAAGTAGAAAACGAAAGGCTTGAATCAGAGAATAAAATATTAGAAGCGCAAAAAAAGATATCTGATGACCTTGCTGCACAATACAAATCACAATCTGAAGAATATATGGAAGTGAAGAAAAAACTTGCTCATATGGGATTAGAGCCGGAAGGTGATTACAATACATTCCAAGCAACTGTCCAAATTACAGAATTAAATAACGAACTGTCCGATTTACTACAAAACAATCTTGCACCACTTAAATACCAACCTTATATGTTTGCTGTAAAAAACAATGAACTTTTAAAAAAGAATCTATTAAATACCTTATCTATGCTAAACGACTGGTATTTGACAATGCTCTCTTATATTGGAGAAGAAAATTACGATGAAAATATTATTGATATTGAAACGGAGGAAAATAGTTGAAATTTTTTGGGACAAATGAAAAGAACTATGATAATGCCATTGCATTATTAAATGAAAAACAGAATGAGATTTCTGAAAAAACAAATAAGAACAACGGTGATATTGTAGCCTTTGGTTTAGATTTTAAAAATTATAAATCTTCAATTAATGAACAGTTTAATGAAGTTTGGGATTTTGTAAAACATATGAATTCTGATATTGTTGAATTCAAAAAATGGAAAGAAGAACAAAATAAAGAGGAAATTGCGACAAAAGAAGTAAAAAAAGAACTTCCTGATACATTGACTTGTAAAGAAGTTGCTGATTCTTTGACTGGTTTTGTTTATTTAGATCAGACAAGCTTGAAGTATTATTTATATGAAAATAATATTTTAGATTTAAAAATCAATCGTATTCGTAATACATATAGAATTTCTGATAATTTTAGTAATTCTGATTCTGAAATTAAAAAGTATATTCATGTTTCAGACGGCATTATTACGTTTGATAAAGATATTTTGGATTATTTTATGAATAATTCTAGTAGATTACAAGATTCAATTTCCAGATATGTCAGAAAGCAAAAACAATTTAATGAATCAAAACAACATTTATCAGAAGTAGAAATTAAAAACTTTCAAACAGAAATTGGAATTATTTGTGGAACTAGTGCCAATGGTTCTTATGATAAGAAAAAATGGTCTTTGATTTATAAAATCTACGAAAAAGATCATCCAAATTTTTGGAACGACCATAAAAAATATGTAGATAAATATATGGAAGAACATCCAAACACACAATATAAACCAACTATGATTACTTATCTTGTTAAAGAAGTTGGTGATGGCGATGTTTTATTGAAGATTGCTTGTGAATTATTTGTAAAGTAGGTAGGTGATTATTTGCCTAACTATGTAAAGATACCAAGAGAAATAATCTATGATAAAGATATTGGTGACAAACGGGTAATTATTTTTTCTTACTTATGCTCTCGTAGAGCATTAGATGATACAGTGGCATTCAGTATTTCAGAGCTGTGTCACTGGTCACACTTAAAACCAAACTATCATGATGGAAAAATAAATTATAAATATCTTGAAATGTTAAAACTCCTCTCTCGCTATGGATATTTTATTGACTGTCCTGATTTTGAGAAGCTTGCTAAAGAGAAAAAAAATTCAACGGATTATTACAATATAAGCTTGGATATAGAAAAATTTGATAAACTGGATAGTTTTGGAATTATCTACTTTGATGAGTTAGAACGAATTTTAAATTTTAAAGAAGAATTAAAAGACAAGAAAATAAATGATAAAGAGATTGATTTATCAAGAATGTCATCCGCTTATATATTGCTACTTCTATCCTATCTTCGTGTAAATATGAATCACAATTCAGATAAACCATTATGCTGCTATCGGTTATATCAAAAGATTTCAGAAGATATTGGATTATCTGTACGTTACATATCTCGGATTATAGAAATATTAGATGTAATGAACATAATTAAGTATCAAGAAAGCAAACGTATTAGGTATAAAAAAGATGATGATAAATATGGCTTCTTAACAACTCCAAAAGTTTTCGCTGATTATATTCACTATATAAAAAATGAAAATGGTGATCAGGTAATTGATTCTAATTATGATTATCAAAAAGAAATTTCAGAGCAGTTAGAATTGTTGGAAGTAAATCAATATAAAAAGTAGAAATAATACTTGTGACAGTTACTATTATTTTTTACAACACAACATAACCACTACCATTATCTTACTTAAATATATAAAGTAAATCTACGTTGTCAACCGCCAATGACAACTAAGATTAATACTACAAATACTAAAAACACTAAAAAACAAAAATAAAGAAACAAAGAAAGGAATTAATTTTAATTAGATGACAGAAGAATGCAAGACCGGTTTTTATAAACCAGACCATACCAAGTATTCAGGTGAACTCTCATTATTTGACTTTGAGGGTCATCATACTATGGGAACTATGGCACAAAAGATAGTTAGTGCTGAAAATTTTAACAAAATGTGTAAGAAAAATGTAGAACTAAGAGATAGAGCAAAGAAACAGAGAGGTGCATATGAAAACAGGATATAACGAAAATATTGAAGAAATAAAACCTGACAATAAGACTTGTTATAAACTAGCACCCGAAGAACGTGAAGTTGTTCTAGTAATGGACGACAAGGACAGAACCTGGTATGCAAGCTGTTCCTCTCCCACTTATATGCGAAAATTTGAAAAGCAAGGCTGGAAATGCACACGTACAGAATATTATAAGGACGGAACTGTTTGCACAAAATTCTACGAGGCTCCTTGTAAATCCATCAGTATTGGTAAGTATGAACGTCCAAAACGTCAGAGTCGAGTGTTATCTGAAGAACAAAAAGAGAAAATGCAAGAGGGAAGAAAAAATAAACTTACCTCTCAGATTTGAATTAGTAAATTAAATTTTAATAAAAGTATGTTAGACAATAACTTTTACCTTGGAAGAATTTTAGTTCGTGATTTATTTAAAATAAGAATGTCTCAGAGGTAGAAAGGGCATTGTAGGAATTTTGAAGGAGAAAAATATTATGGAGAAACTTATTTATAAGAAAATTGGAAATGATTCAATTGCAATTGACTTACATAATGGTTATACAGTTATTGCTATGGAATTATATAACTATGAAACAAAGAAGTATGAAGTTACTTTTTACCTAAAAGAAAATTCAGTTGATTTACATGACTTAATCGAAGAACAGGAAAAGATTGAGTTTGATGTAGATTATAAAATTATTAATTCAGCAATATTAAAACATGTTGCTAATCTTCTATCTGAAGGTTTTTATGAAAAATATATATCTCGTTACGACTATATGTTGAAATGTTTTGATAAGGGTAATGAATTATTAGAATCAGAAAGGACTGCAAATGCTAGTTAATTCAGATTATAGATATTTTGAAAAAGCTAAAAATATTGCTGATATTTCCGATTATCCTAAAATTCACATTGGATGTGTAGCTGTATACCAAGGACAGATTATTGGACTTGGTTGTAACTGTAATAAAACACATCCAATGCAGAAATATTATAACCAATACCGTTGTAATGATGATGCTTTATTACCAAAACTTCATGCAGAAATTAGCTGTCTTAATGGAATTAAACATTTAAATATTAACTTTTCAAAAGTAAAACTTTACATATACCGGCTTCGCAAAGATCAACCATGTGGTATGGCTCGTCCATGTCAATCTTGTATGGCAGCAATTAAAGACTTAGGTATAAAGGAAATATATTATACATCTGATGAGGGCTTTGTGTATGAAAAGTTAAAAAGTAATAAAGGAAGTGTCGCTTAATGGCTTGTGAATATTGTAGATATACCAAAGGTCATGATTATAGATGTCCTAATTATGTCCCACCAAAAGCTAGTTACTACTGCTCTATTTGTGATGAAGGTATATATCCTGGTGAAGAATATATAGTAAATCCTGATGGTGAATATGCTCATTATGAATGTTTGGATAATATGTTTTTGTCAGATTTTGTCCAATGGTATGGTGGAGAGGTTAAGACTATGGAGGATGAGGATGGATAATTTTAAGGAATTGTTGTGGAAAATAACACCACATATACATAATCTTCCAGAAGTTATATATGTGAACTGGCTAAAATATGAATGGTATATTAAAAAATAAGATAATGAATAATCAATATTTAATTTTGTTGGCGCAGAATTGGATATTTTTAGAGAAATAATACATATGACATATATTCGTGATTCACATAAATTTATACAATCTTGTATTTTTAGTTAAGCATAAAGGAGGATATTATTGGAAGTTATTGAAAAGGATTTACCACAATTAATAGTTGGGTTGGATTCTTTAGAAGGAGACGCAAATTATATTCATATTTTAGACGCAAAAGAAAATGTCAATTATTATTGCCCTTGTTGTGGAGGAATTATTAAACCAAGAGCCTATAAAAAAGGTATTGATTATCAAGTACAACCACACTACTATCATGAAACAGGTGGATGTAGTAATGAAACTTATATTCATTTTATTTGTAAGACATGGTTATTTAAAAAAGGATGTAAATTTATTATCAATAACATTGAATATGAAGTAGACAGTATAGAAACAGAAAAAACTTTACATACGTCTTTTGGTAATTATAGACCAGATATTATTGTTGCTACTACTGATGAAAAAGTTTTCTTTTTTGAAATCAAAACAACAAATAAAAAAACTGAACTCTATGTGCCAAAATGGGATGAACTTGGGAATGATGTTGTGGAAGTTGATACAAGATATTTTATTAATCAAAAATTTAAAAATGACATTCCAATATTTAATCTTATTTATTCTGATGGAGAATGTTTTATTAAAAGTTATTCAAGAGCTGATTATGAAGATACTATTGCAAAAAGAAAACAAGAATGGAAACGTCAAGATAAACTAAATTATAAGATTCAGTGGGAAAAATTAGATTGGTTTTGGGAAAATTTAAGAAAGTATAAATTAAAAAAGTGTACTATCACTGAGCTAAAACATTCATTTATGGAATTGGATTATACTGATAAAATTTATATATATTTAAATGTACAAAACAAAAGTTGTATTGATGCAAAAATAAGCTTTGAGAAAATAATTAATAAAGACTTTATTAAATGGTTGGAAACATTAAAAAATACATATGATAGTAAAGGCTTTCAGGTAGAATATTATAAACAATCTGAAAGAATATATATACTTAATATTAATTACTGTAAAAAAGAATTTAATATAACCGTTTACTCAAAGAAATTTATTAGTAAAAAGAAAATATGGATAAAAGAAGATATTGAAAATGTATTATCTATATGCCAAGAAAATTCTATATATTTAGATAATCAATTACACTTTATTAATGATTTAGAAAAAATATTCTATATAGAAAAAATAGTTCCCCACTTAAATTATATAAAAACGCAATATGATATTGATAATATATATTTTAAAATTTATTATCAGGGGAATATTTATAATAAATATGTAACTAATAGAATAGGAATTGATACTTGGATTAAAGGAAGTAAATTAACACAAGAATATTTGAATAGTCAATACCAATATTATTTGTCGTCAGCAAAAAGAGATTTCTATAAAGATGAATTTTATGAGTTTATATTAAATAGTGATAAGCAATTTATGGAAGTAATATCTTTAATTAAGGATAAATGTGATTCTACAAGAGGTTTTAGTTTGGAAATTTCGGATGATTATAGAAATATTAGGTTATATTATCGTTCTTCTAATTTGATAGATTGGTATTTTGATGACAGTTGTATATTTGGTGAATTTGAAAAAGAATTATTAAGACGTTTTATGAAAAGAATAGATTCTCATTTATCCTCAATGAAAATAAATAGAAATAAAAAGTCAAGAATAACAAGAATTATTAACAGGTATGGAAAAATTATTAATAATTGTAATAATAAACAATGGACATTTGAATTAGATTATAGGAAAAGATGGATTATTAGTTTATTTGGTTATGAAATGTATTTTGAACCCGACTATTCAATTTTTCCAGATGAAAATTTGGAAGAATATATAAAACAGCGAATTTTAGAAGCGATGAAAATACTACATAAAAAATTAGAAATAGGATTACCATTTTTTAATGGGAATGATACAGTTTATCCTAAAATAAGAATTATGGAGGAAAAATAATATTGGAACATAAAGGAGTGTACATACCGTCTATTGATGCAAAAGATATTTATTTATTAGCACATTATATTGAGGATAATCCAGAAGGATATAATTTGAAACTCAAAGACGGACAGTATAATTTACGAAAATTTATTAATAGCCTTGATTATAGTTTGGACTTAATTGAATTATTAGATATTTATTATAAGAAATATAGACGCAATGACTTTTCATTTAAAATAAAAAAGCATTCTTATACAACAAATGTTATAAATTTAACTTTTAAATATTCTGTTAAAGAATGGAATCAGATGAATAGAAATACTTTCGTAAAGTTTGGATATGATTACAGAAATTTGGTTTTTAATGATTGTATTGCTAAAAATGATAACGGTGAAATTGTCGGAATACAAATTGGGGAGAAAATCTCATCTCCTACTGACGAACTTCCAAACTGTTTTTGTATTATAGATATTGAAATTATGGATAAAAAAGATAAAACAAAGGTTAAAGAAGTACAAAAACAATACAAAAAATCAAAAGAGCCAAAAACAATTAAAACAAATGCAGAATTACGAAAAGAACTTTATAAAAACGGTTTTGTTTGTAATGGCATTAAATATTGTAGAATGAAACGTTCTTCCGGTTCTGCTCGTGTTGGAAAGTGTTTATTCATTAATGAATCATTATTCAAACCAATTTTAAAATTCAGTTCAGGTGCTATTGTTTTAGAAGAAGGACAGGAAGTTGATTTAGCAGCTTATGAAAGTTATATATCTCTTCCATCAAGTAGTATTATTGATACTCTTCCAATCTCTCCTGAAAATATTTTATTAATTGATGATTATGAAAGTGTTTTTAAAGAAGATGTAATAGAAACACATAATGAGAATGGATGGCTCACTACATCTGAAAAGAATTGTGAAATTACTAATAGTATTTGGGATGGGCAATCATTAATTGATGTATCTTTGATGGGCGAATATTCTTGCTATGGAATGGTATTATTAAGAAATCTTATGTTTAAATCTTGTTGCTTCAATTGTAATATTCAGCAATGGTTTAAAGATAATAATATTACTGATGTTTCACAATTAAATGGAAAAACAAGGGCAAAATGTATTGAGGATGTAAAATTAATTACTACACCAAATAGTATAAAATATTTAAAGTTTGATACATTGGATAATTGGTTAGATAATCTTTATCCCGAATTTGGTGTTGTTAAACATGATAAAAAGACACATTTTTTTGGAGGTCGGCTAGTACAGACTCATTACCAATTAATTAATACTCTTCAACTTTCTAAGGACGAAGTAAAAGAATTTTTACAACAATCTTTAGACTTCGCTCAGTTATTAAGGGATAATCCAGCAGTTGTAAGATATTATATTAAATACCCGGACATCAATGATTTTGAACCAATGACTAAACCAATGATAGATAAAAATGATGTTGTATATAATCTTATGTGTATTAATGATAATTTTACTAAGACAAAATATTATCAGGAATTTTTGCATGATTTATTAGCATCATATTACAAAAATTTAAAAAATGGACATGTATATGTAAATGGTAATTATTCTACTCTATTGGGGAACCCAATTGAAATGTTGCAACAATCAATCGGAGTATTTGAGGGGAAAAGTCAAATTGGTATAGGTAATATTCATAATATAAGATTTGGATATGATAAAACATTACTTGGCTCACGAAGTCCTCATGTGACAATGGGAAACATTTGGTTAGCAAATAACAAAGAGAATAAATTAATTGATTGTTATTTTAATCTTACTGATGAGATTGTGTGTATTAATTCTATCGGAGAAAACGTATTACAAAGACTTTCGGGTGCTGATTTTGACAGTGACACAGTGCTACTTACAGATAATGAGATACTGATTAGAGCTGCAAAACGTAATTATACTGTATTTAAAACTCCTACTTCTTTTGTCACTGCAAAAAAAGTAAAAAGATACTATACACCTGAAGAACAAGCGGATTTAGATATAAAAACATCTGTAAATAAGATTGGTGAGATTATCAATTTATCACAGGAACTTAATTCATTGTTATGGGACAAAATGTATCATGGTGAAACTTATAATAATATTAAAGAATTGTATTATGATATTTGTCAATTGGATGTAATGTCTGGTATTGAAATTGATAAAGCAAAAAAAGAATTTGACATTGATAATAGTAAAGAATTAGATAAAATGAGAGAAAAATATAAAGAAGAACTTAGTGATGAGTATAACAAAAAGAAAATGCCACATTTCTTTGCACATATTTCAAGACAAAAAGGATATTACAATCCAGAGAAGAAAAATTATTGTAAATATAATACTTCTATGGACTATTTGCAAACAGTTGTTAATGGATTTAAGATTAAAAATCCATACAAAAAGGATTGGTTGCCATTTGTCTCAGTATTGGATAATTCAAAATTTTATAGTACACATGTAAATCAAAAACAAATTAACAAGATATATAGTATTTTAAAGAAGTATATATCTGATAGAAAAAACATTTTTGGTTCAGAATTAAATCAAGAAGACAAATCAGAAAAATCACATTTACTATATGATAATTTGATTTCTAATATTGAAAGTGAAATTATTGGATTTTCAACTTTATTTAGGTTACTTAGTTCTCTTGAAGATAAAGAAAATTCACAAATAAAAAATACTTTATTACAAGTATTATACCTATGTAGTAATGAAAGTTTTAATAATGCAATAATTCAATCTTCATCTGAAATTGAACAGTTAGAAGTAGGTGGAAATGATTTAAAAATGTTTAATATAAACTACAAAATTACAAAAAATAAAGTAAATTCGCAAATTTAGTCTTTATTTTACCATTCGTATGAAAGTGATTTTTATTTTACATAGGAGAGGGTAGTTTTTATCTTATTATTTAATGACTACTACCCTACTCTATTGTAAAATTTTCTATTAGATGATTGTATCAGAGGAGGTATTACAATACAAGAAAAAAAGAAAAAATATTATAATCAAAAAAAAGTTATTTCAGAAATACATAATAGAACTGATTGTTCATTTAATGATATTACAAAAGTTTTGGATTCATTAAGAGATGTGGTAAAGGATAAATTTAGTGATAGTGATGAATATGTTGAAATAAAATTATTTCCTGGACTAAAGGTAACTTCAAGATATATACCACCAGAACAATCAAGGTCTAATTTGAATATATCAAAATTAGACTACGTATTAAGTTTGAACGCAAATTTTAGTGATTATTTTAGGCAAGAAATTAGAAATAATCATAATAAATTGAAATAAATAAAGGATTTAAAGGAGAAAAATAAACAATGAATTTAAAGGAATCATACCGTTACGCTAACTATCTTGATGATTTATTAAAAACAGCTTATATATATCTTGGGAGCAAGGGTTTCGTAACAACTATAACAGAGGAACACTTACGCTCAAAAGCAAATAGCGAAGCACCTGATGAAGTGATTGTTGCACAGAAACCATATGATGTTGACTTTACACCAAATGATGTTATTAATTTTGTTGTAAAGGTAATTAGAGAAAAGGAATCTCTTGCAGATGCTATTGCAAAAGCAAAATCTGGTACAGAAATCAATATAGATAATGCAATTGCACTGAATAAGAAAAAGCAACAGTTTATATTTGTATTGAATTCTATTGCTAATATTAAGCCTTCCGAAAAACAGAAACAAGGTTCTGACTATAAGTTCAATTTGCAGGATGGTAATCAGATTAAGTATTATTACAATGTTACCGAAAAGACTTCTATCGACTTTAATCGTAATGATGTAAAGGGATTGATCAAGAAGTTATCTAAGGAATGTGATGAAGTATCGACTAAACTAGATGCTATTGAAATCAATACTATTGTTGATTTTGAACCAACTTATGACGTAACTGATAAATTCGAGGATGTAGTAGTAGCTTAACACTATTACTCTCCCTTCCCCATACAATTATCAGGTATGTATAAGGGAACTGAATAAGAATTATAATTGTCAACCGGTTCAGTTGCAGATGAACTATAACGCTGCAAAGTTTTGTATTAACTATATAATACTAATATATCAATATAGAATATGAAGGCTAAGTAAACAACATTTACTTTACATATTATAAATTTTTTTGTAAAAGAGGAATTTGATTTTATAAATCAAATAACAAAGTAATAGAGTCGCAAAGCGTATTGTGATTTGCTATTTCATAATTTTGTAATTTTGAAAATTCATGAATATGATATTTTGTTAATACTTTAATCGTTTCGTTATTCGTATTCAGTTAATTATATTTAAGATGATCCCTATATAAGGGTTTGTGTTCTTAAAATGAGAAGAAATAAGACATTGCTGCTATGCCAGCTTAGAAGAAAAATGGAAGAAATTATAAATTATATAACTATCATTTTGGTTATATAAAATATATTTTTTTGAACAATAGAAATTGGTTGGAGTTATGAAAGGAATTCAGTTTTCTTATAGATACCTGATAATTAAAAATTATTTTAAACATATCTTATACAGGTGGCGGTGTTTTCGTTCTGAAGGCATCGTCATTTGTTCTTCTGTAAATAAATTATATTGTAGCTGGCGGGAGGTCGGATATCTCATCAAGTCCCATTAATTTGATCAAAACAGTTCAACTCTGTTGCGTAGCAATACATATCAACGAAGGTGTTGATTATTAAAAGACGGAATCACCTTTAAAGAGACATTGAAAATATGTTTCTTTTTCATTATAGGAAATTCAAGGAAAGTGAAGTGAATTAAAATCAAGTATATTTCTAAACAAGACGTTGAGAAATTATTAGCGAATGGAATTATTCGTAATACCAATCGTGGTTATGTGAATAAAAACGGATACGAAGTAGGATTCTATCGCACAAAAAGTTCTGCTCGGAAACGTTATATTCAAGATGAGTATGTGGACTTACTAGAAACAATAAAGTAATAGTTCACAGTTACTAAAAATAATAAAGAAAGGCGGTAACGCCGGTTGAGTAAAAAAGTTTATTTTTATGATACAAACGCCATTTTAAAATTACAAAATAAAATATTTGAAAATAAATTTGTTATATCTTCCATAACATTACAAGAATTGGAGTCTATAAAAACATCGAATAGAAAAGACGAAGAAACAAAATATAATGCAAGGAAGATTTTACATTTATTAGATGAGAACTCTGATAAATATGATGTAATAGTTTATACGAATACTATTGAGGAATATATTAATTTAAAAAATATTGAAATTACGCCTGATAGCAAAATTGTAGCATCTGCCGCATTTATTAGAAATTTGTTTGAACAAGATGAAAATTTAGTATTTATTACTAATGATATTTCTTGTAAGGTTATTGCTGAAAAAATTTTTATGTTGGATGTTGAATCAGTTGGAAATAATTCTGATGATGAATATAAAGGGTTTGAGGATATTTCTTTGACAGAAAAAGATATGGCTTATTTTTATGAACATCTAACAGAAAATACTTATGATTTATTGGTAAATGAATATCTGGTATTAAAAGATACAATGGGAAAAATAATTGATAAATTTAGATGGAATGGATATGAATATCAAAATGTAAAATTTCCAATCATTAAATCAAACTATTTTGGTTCAGTTAAACCTTATAATGGAGATATCTATCAACAAATGGTATTAAATAGCTTATCTAATAATCAATTAACTATGATCAAAGGTTCTGCTGGAACTGGTAAAAGTTATTTAGCAGTTGGATATTTGATGTGGTTGTTAGAGAAACGAAAAATAGACAAAATTATAGTATTTTGCAATACAATTGCAACCGCAAATTCAGCGAAACTCGGATATTATCCTGGAACCAAAGATGAAAAGTTGCTTGATTCAGCAATTGGAAATATGCTTTCTTCAAAGCTTGGAGATTCATTTGCATTAGAACAAATGATATCACAAGGGAAAATTCAATTACTTCCTATGTCAGATATTAGAGGTTTTGATACAAGCGGAATGAATGCAGGTATTTATATTACTGAAGCACAAAATATGGATATTTCACTTATGAAATTAGCATTACAAAGAATTGGTGATGATTCAATTTGTATTATTGATGGAGATTATTCTGCACAAGTTGATCTTAATCAATATGCAGGGAATAATAACGGTATGCGTAGAATGTCTGAAGTGTTTAGAGGACAAGATTTCTATGGTGAAGTTGAATTGCAGAATATTTACAGAAGTAAAATAAGTCAAGTGGCAGAGGGTATGTAAAGTGACATATAAATCAATATTTACTGCTGGTGTAGCAAGATATCTTTTAAAATTAGGAAATCCAATTTATGATATAAAACCAGATAAAAAGAATAATAATAAAACTATTTTTGTTTTTGAAGAAACAGAAAAATTTAAGAATGATATGGCTAGTGTTGAAAAACATTAGTCTTTTTTATTGTAAAAAAGGGCAAGAAAGGACAAATATTATGGCGAAAGCATTAATGAGGAAAGATTTAAGTGGAAAAAGATTTGGTAGTTTAGTAGTTGATTGTGTAGATGAAGAACGTAGCGGTGATGGGAAAGTTTATTGGTGGTGTGATTGTGATTGTGGTGGAAGAAAATCAATCCAATCGACAAGTCTGACAAGAAAACGGGGTTATACAAAATCATGTGGATGTGCTAGAAATTCTAAATCTGCAAAAATAAAAGCAAGAAATACACATAATAGTTATCCAGAAGATATCACTGATTTAAAATTTGGTAGGTTAGTTGTATTAAGGAAAACTAACATGAAAAGTGTTAGAGCATGTGACAACGGAGCATATTTATGGGAATGTTTGTGTGATTGCGGAAATATTTGTTATTACAGCAGATATAATTTAATTACTCCTAACGGTGTACGTTCATGTGGATGTTTATATGACGATAGTAGATATGAAATTGCTAAAAAATATAATACGTATGATTTAGATAATTATGATTTTGGAATAGGTTATTGTAGCAATGGAACGTATTTTTTCTTTGATAAAGAAGATTATGACAAAATCAAAAAGTATTCTTGGTGGTATGACGGTAGATATGTTATAGCTCATAGTCTTGATAATGATAAATATACTACTAAAATAATTCGTATGCATAGAATTGTTATGGATATAAAAGATAGAGAGGATATTGAAATTGATCATAAGAATCTTATAAGATATGATTGCCGGAAAACCAATTTACGTAGAGCCACGTCTAGTCAAAATGCATATAATAAAGATTATTCATATATGTCTTCGACAGGTTATGTAGGTGTAAGGAAAGAAAATAATAAATGGTTAGCCTCTATACAAATCGAAGGGAAAACTGCACGTCTAGGATTATTTAATACTATTGAAGAAGCAATTGAAACAAGAAAAAATGCTGAATTAAAATTATTTCAAGAATTTCGTTATGATATGAGTAATAAAAATATTATTGATGAAAAAAATATGGATAAATATAGGATTTATAAAGAAGTAATTTAATCTCATTGTGAGAAATATTTAGAAAGCACGAGGTAAAAACTCGTATGAATAAGAGGAATATGGAATTATCTGATAAAGAATATGTTGAACTTGCAGAAAAATTAGATGCCGAACAAGTTATTCTTGAAGATACAGATATTATAAACAATCAATATGAAAATTTATTAAAGAATAGAATAATTCTTATCAATGATGTAATTAGTGAACTTACTATTGATAAAGTTGCTATGCCACTTTTACAAATGGATAATGATGGTAGTAATGAAAAAATTACTATTTATATAAACACAAATGGGGGTTCTGTGTATGATGGTCTTGCTCTATGCAATATCATTGAACGTCTAAAATCACCAACAGATATAATTACATTAGGGTATGCGTATAGTATGGGTTCAATTATACTTATGAGTGGAAAGAATAATCCAAATGTAAAAAGATATTGCTATCCATTTAGTACTGCTCTTATACACGGAGGCTCCTCATTTGTTTCTGGAACCAGCTCACAAGTTAAGGATTATTTTAAATTTAATGAAAAGTTTGAAAAGAGAATTGCTGATTTCATAGTATCTCATACAAATTTAACAGATGAAGATTATGCTGCTATCGAAAGATATGAGGCTTATATGGATTCTGATGAGATGCTAGAAAAAGGATTAGTAGATGAAATTTTATAATAAATATCTTTTAGAGTAGGTGCTATCCTACTCTATTCTAATTTGAGTAAATATCGGTAAAACTATCATTTTTACCGATATTTACTCAAATATATAAAAAAGTAAGGATTAAAAGGAGAAAACAATATATGTTTAAGAAGAAAATTACAGAATCAAAGACAACACCAAAGAAGAAGGTATTAGATTTAAAGAACATTTCAGTTGAAAATCTAAAGCTAGTAGATACTGATACCGGTGAAGATATAACTGATGAAGTGGTCGCAGAAATTCCAGATGGGATTACTACTGTCAATTTCAAACTTACCTTTGAAATACCTGACGATGAAGAATAGAGAGTTGGTGTTTAATTGTATAATTTTGAAGAAGAATTAGCAAAATATGGATTAACACCAGAAACTTATGAACAGCTATTAAAAGACTGCTCTGATAAGGTTCAAAAAATAACAGATGTAGAATGGAATGAACTTGTAGAAAAATATGATTTAAATATTCACTATGATACTCTACGCAAGAGTAGTCAGTTTATTACTGGCGGTTCTTTTGTATCTGAATATTATAAGTGGAAAGAAAGCCAGAAAAAAACTGATGATAAAGATGATGAATATTTTCAAAAATTAAGATTAGAAAAACAAGAAATTCAGAAAGAAAAAAGAAAACTTTTTGATGAAAGGCTTGACATAAATCGTAGATTACGTGAAGAATCTCGTCTTGAAACAACTGTTGAAAAATTAGAAAATATGTTATCTGATATTTCTGATAATAGATATTTATCTTATACGCCACTCGTTTCCTATAGCAAAAACGACATGATTGTTTGTTTATCAGATTTACATATTGGTGCTGCATATTATAATTTTAATGGTGTTTATGATTCAGAAATTGCAAAAGAACGTTTAAATCAATATTTATCTGAAATTATTGAAATCCAAAAAACTCATAAAGCAGAAAATTGCGTTTGTGTTCTTTTAGGAGATCTCATATCAGGATCTATACACAAAGTAATCTCCGTAACAAATAAAGAAAATGTCATTGAACAAGTCAAACTGGCTTGCGAATATATTTCTGATTTTGTATATGAATTAGGAAAATGTTTCAATACTGTAGAACTTAGAGGTGTATCTGGAAACCATAGTCGTTTAGATGAGAAAGAGGACGCTTTATTAGGTGAACGTTTGGATACTCTTATTATATGGTTTATTAAATCTATGCTTAAAAACGCAAAAAATATCACTGTTATTGATGAATCAATTGATGATACATTATCAACATTTTTAGTGAGAGAAAAGTTGTATTTTGCTATTCATGGAGATTTCGATTCTACATCTGATACATCTATTGCTAAATTATGTTTATGGGCAAAAATGACACCATATTGTATTTTATGCGGTCATAAACATTATCCTGCAATGGAGGATGTGTCAGGTATTAAAATCATTCAATCTGGATGTCTTTGCGGCTCTGGTGATGAATATACTCGTCAAAAGAGACTTACTGGTAAGCCTTCGCAAACCGTATTGGTTGTGAATGATAAAGGTATTAAATGCTGTTATCCAATTGAATTAGATTAAAATTTAATAAAATTCTATTTTAGAGATGGTACATGTCGTGAGACAGCATTAAATCCATCTCTTCTTTTATTGAAAATAAAGAAGGGATGATTAATGGCGAAAGAAAAAATATGTGGAATTTATTGCATTGAAAATTTAGTAAATAGTAAAAAATATATAGGTCAAAGTAAGGATATATATACAAGATGGTATAGTCATAAATTCAAACTAAATAATAATTCTCATTATAATAAGTATCTACAAAATGCATGGAATAAATATGGAGAAAATAATTTTAAGTTTTATATAGTTGAAGAATGTTTAGAAAATGAACTTGATAATAAAGAAATATATTACATAAGTTATTATAACTCATATATTTATACTGATAATAAACAAGGTTATAATCTCACGATTGGTGGAGAAGGTGTTAAAAATCTTTCAGAAGAAGGACGTCAAATATTTAGAGAAGCGCACAAATCAATTCCTATTTATCAGATAGATTTCGATGGTAATATTGTGAATACATGGCAATATGGTGCAAGGGAAGCATCTAAAAAGTTAAATATAGGACAATCTGTAATTTGGACGTGTGTTAATAAAAGTAGAAAAACATATAAAAATTTTATATGGATTAGTGTTGATGATTATAACAAAGGATTTAATATTAATGATTATTTAAACCAAAATACACAACCTCGAAAAATTTTACAATACACTTTAAATGGTGAATATGTAAAAACATGGGACAGTGCAACCCAAACAGAAAACGAAGGTTTTGATGGTTCTTCAGTAATTAAGTGCTGTAAGGGAAAAATAAAATATCATAAGGGCTATATTTTTAAATATAAAGATCACAAATGAAAAGCGATTATATTCTAAATCTGGACAAACACTGATGATTTTTAATTTAAAAGATGGTCGTGAATCGACATATCACATACCATTGGATTAAACGGAGGGAATAAATGAACGAAAGCAACAAAACTACATGTGTAGATTTTGATGAGATTGTAAAATATATTCATGAAAATTCTGATTATGATGACCAAACAATTATTGATATTCTTGAATTAGAAACAGATTACCTTAATAGCATTGGAATTATTTCGTATGATGAACTAATTGATTAGATAGAATCTTAATTTTAACAAGCGAAAAATGGATTATAGTAACATATACCAAACCAGAATCCATGAACCTACGGGTGACAGACCAATTGGTAATTCAAGAGGAGTGCTGTTAGGGTGTATATTTTGTTAATAAAACTACGTCCTCTTTTAAGGACATTAGCAGGTTAAAGGTACGAATTGACGTATAGTGAATAGCGTCTTGTACTGGTTGCAAGCCGTCCTGCAATATAAAATAATATATTTGGCGACAAGCCTATGAAACACATGTGTAGAGGGTATACTACCCTCTTATTTTTATGGAAAGAAGGAGATATTATGAGTACAATATACACAGTTGAGGGTAATACCTCTGGTGGCAGCACTCTAGTAGCCAATGGTGGTGGTGTTGCCAAGAAAAGTTATAATAGTTCATATTCTCGTATATATACTATTTGGCGACCTAAATATAAGTCAGGTGAAGCATTAAAAGTCGCTCAGGAAGCATTAAAGTATGTTGGCTATCTTGAAAAGAAATCAAATAGTCAACTTGAAGATTTTAAAGCTAACGCCGGATATAATAATTACAATATGTTTGCACCTCATGCAAAAAATGCAACAGGAAGTGGTGTCTATGTAAATGGATATGCTTGGTGTGATATGTTTGAAGATGACATGTTCATTAGGGCGTTAGGTGTAAAAAGAGCAAAAGAACTTTTATATGACTGGTCAGCTTCTTGCACAACTTCTAATGGTTATTTTGCAAAAGCAGGTGCAACTAAAATTACAGATTATTCAAAATCAACATTTGGTGATGTAATAATTTTTAAGGACAGTTCTGGAAGTCCTTGTCATATAGGAATTGTTGTAACAGGTGTAGAATCTGCAACTTCTAATGGGTCTACTACTCTTACATCAGCTTCATCTACTAAATATACACAATCAGATTTTATTAAAGATGTATGTTCAATTCTTAATGTGAAAACAGCAAAAGCAGCACTTGAAAAGACTATTACAATAAGTAAATCCAAAAATTCAAAACATGCTTTAGTATTACCAATCCAGAAATATCTTAAAGCATTAGGTTATTATAAAGGAACACCGGATAGGGATTTTGGTAGTTTGTCTGAAGATGCAGTGAAGCTTTATCAGAAAAATGTAGTAAAAGCATCAGCTAAAAATTGTGACGGAATTATTGATGCTAAATGTGCGACTTGGAAAAAATTGCTTAATTTGTCTTGATGGAGGTGTATGAATTATGAAAGAATTTATTGAAAATTTAGATTGGAGTTCTGTAATTTATACACTTTGGACTGCTATTTTGTTACCTATACTTACATACATAGGTACACAATTTTCTAATTACATTAAATCCAAACGAATTCAGAAAAATAATGACATACTTTATACAAAAGTAGTTGAGTCATGCAAAAGTGTTTATGAAACAATTGTTAAAGATATAAAGGGTACTGATAATTGGAATGAAGATGCACAGAATAATGTTAAAGAAATTGCAAAAGATAAGGCTATTCAGGGACTTCCAATTGCTATATATCAATCTCTTAAAGAAGAAAATTCTGATTTTGAAGAATATCTTGATAGTTTGATCGATACTGCTCTTTATGACTTAAAGAATAGTTAAAGGCGGTATTATATGAAATGGAAGAAATATTAGAATTATTTAAACAAGACTTCTCTTCTCTTCTAATATCGGTCTTTATCATTCTAGTTGGAATTAAAGCAATTATATCATTATTTGAGTGGTTCATAACTAAATTTGGTATTGAAACAAATTGGATAAAGAAAAAGCGTGAAGACCATGAATTACTTACCCAAACCACTAAAGACCTTGCTTTGTTACAAAAAGAACATAAGGAAAGTGTAGAGCAATCCATTAAACATGACAAAGAGATAAAAAATAATTTATCAAATTTCATGGTTGAAATAAAACAGTCTGTATCAGAAATAAAATCAGAACAGAAAGAACTATCCTTATTAATCGAAAAAATTATAGAATTGAATAATACACAAAGGAATGCCATGATGGAAGAAATGTGTGACCGTATTGGACAGAAAACACGCTATTATATTAATGATTTAAAGGGTATTCCTGAAGATGAATATGAGGATTTTGTAAGGTTGTTTAATGCTTATAAATCTATTAATGGAAATCACGGAGCAGAAGCAAAATATAATTATTGTATAAATAATCTACCTATTCTTCCTGCAAAAAGCAAAGTAATCAAAGAAGAAAATAAGGATAAAAATGTAGGGTGATTTTCTATTAAAAATGTTGGTAAAGTTTTTGAACAAAATTGGAAGAAATCCATACCAGATAATGTGTTTTATTACCGACCTCCTGATAGTGCGCAAAGTTTTGGAAATAACCAAAATTTAAGATTTAGTGCTAAATCCCCATGTGATTGTTTTATATACGATGGAAAGGTGCTATATACACTTGAATTAAAAACGGTTGGAACAAAATCAATTTCGTTTGAGAGAGAAAAAACAGATAATGATGTTATACATAAGCATCAAATTGAAAATTTAATAAAATTTTCTACGTATACAAATATTATAAGTGGATTCATATTGGATTTTAGATTAAGCGATTGTACGTATTTTTGTTCAATAGATGATTTTATGAGTATGATAAATAATCTGGATAAAAAATCATTTAACGAGAGTGACTTGTTAAAATTTGGTAATCCAATCAAAATTGAGAAGAAAAAATTAAAGGTAAATTACAGATATGATGTAGAAAAATTTTTGTTAGATAGTAAAAATGGAAAATAATATAAACAAAGAATGTATGGAAGAAATTCTTCAACATTTAAAGAAGTTAATCTGTCTTACTGAGTTTGAAGATGTAAAAAGTCTGGGAAAATTGGTAGATATGTCCACTTCTGTTTCTGCACAGTTGTTAGCAATGGAAAGATTATGTGAAACAGATATAGATGAAATTGTTCTCCAAAACGAACAAGAAATTAGGTAATATATTCCTATAATATTTCTAATTGGAAATAAGCATACTTCTTAACAAGGAGTATGTATATGTATGCAAAGAATAGATTATCAATAATACTTTTTGAGAAAAATATGACTTACAGGGAACTAAGTAGATTATGTGGACTTTCTATATCTACTCTCAATAATATTGCTAATCATAAGACAGACCCAAAACAATCTACAATGATATCTATTGCTCATGCATTACACATGGATGTAACTGATATTTTTTGTTTAGATTGGAGGGATTCGAATAATGTTGAGGATTATAATCATTGACATATCTAAACCATTAGGAGCAGAAATCTATGATGAAATTATTATTCCTGTTGAAAAGGCGACGGAATTTGTTAGGAAATACATAGATATGTCTAAGTACAGAATTATAACAGTTTAATTTTTTAGAAGAGTGGTTAATAACTACTCTTCTATTTTTATGAAAAATTTTTAAAAGGAGATAAAGGAAACATGAATAAACAGGGAATAGTTAAGGAAATTGCAAACAGAACAGAATTGTCACAGAAGAATATACTTACAGTTATAGATGCATTACAGGATGTGATTAAGGATACTGTTGTATCTGGCGAAAAGGTATCTCTATCAGGCTTTGTTTCATTTGACAAGAAACATGTCGATGCAAAATCAGGTGTTACTAGAATTGGTGATACAGAAAGAGAATGGACAACTGAACCTAAAGATGTTGTTACTGTCAAGCTTAGTAAGGTATTCAAAGAAATCTAAGAGGTACTGTATTATGGAAAGATTGGAATTTGATAACTACGTAGATTTCGTTGAAGAAGTATCATATAAATTTGACATAATTAAAGATTTGAATATTGAAGATAATGAAATAAGTATAATTGCAAAATATGAAGAAATGATACGTGTAATTGAGTTACTTATACGTTCAGGTTTTTATATACATTCCATTGAGATAGATGATGTTGAGTGTAACGGATATGATGATGAATATATTTGTTCATTAACAGGTTTTAGTAATCCTGATGGCGAAATATGGGTTGAACCTATGTTAAGAGATAACGAAAAGTATCTTATAGATGAATCAAATATTTGTTATGTATTTGATAATTGTTCTTCAAAATTACTTAAATCATTAGAAGGAAGAAAAATCTATGAAGTAAGCATTGATTATGAAACAGGTTCAGATTGCGAAAATTGTCCTGATAAGTATAAATGTAAAGATTCTGTTGATATAGATAAAGATAAAAATAAGTCAGATAATATAGCAGTTACTACTGAAAATGAGAATGAAAGTTCTTATAAAGTAAATGGTAAGGCTGTTAGTAAGGAAGAATTTGATAAGGTAGTTAAGCGCATAGATGATATGTATGAAGATTCTGTGCGTGATATATTACTGAAATACTCTGCTATCCAGGATGAATTGAATGAATGGAGAAAAGTTTTGTATTTATAAGGAATTATATATGTAGGGTCTATGACTGTCAAAGGTCATAGGCTTTTTTGATTGTTTTAAACATATTTTTTAGGAAGATTAGTTGTCAAAGGCTAGTCTTCTTTTTATTGAGAGGATAAATGAGCGTCATGAACTCATTGAATGATAGTATTCACACACTTTCCTATCGCCCTCTCTTTATATTTTAAGTGTGAAGAAAGTTGTGAAAATGTTAATTACAAAAAAACTAAAAGTAAAATGGTTTCCAGCGAATAAAAAGCATTATATTGAGTGTGGATATATATTTACTAATTATGGTGATGAATTTGAAATTGATGTTAATGATTTAAGTAATGGTTCCGTACAAGAAGTCACGATACAATGTGATTATTGTAGAAAATTGAAACAAATTATTTGGAAAGATTATCTACATTTACGTGGAAATACATATTGCTGTCCAGAATGTCTTACTCATAAAAAGAAAACAAGAGATGAGAATGGAAATTTAATATTCGTTGAAATCCCATACAGAAACAAAGATTGGCTATATAGTGAATATATTGTAAAAGGCAGAGATGCTAATGATATTGCAAAAGAATGCGGTATTAACCAAAGAACGCTTAGAGAGTGGATTTCATATTTTCAATTAAATAATAAATATAAATCAAAAACAGAGAAATTAACAAAAGATGTTATTGAAGATTTGTATTTTAAGCAACATAAGACTTCTGAAGAAATCGGAGATATGTATGGTTTAACTGGAAATACTGTTATCAATGTTATTCGTTCTTACGGATATCAAATACCAAACAGAAGTGAATTATTATCTATTTACTATAACGAAAAAGATGGATATGAAAAAGTGAGATTGTCGCAATCTACAATGGAAAATAGAATTAAATCTTCTTGTAGGCAGCGTGGAATTTCAGTTGAAGATTTTGATGGATTTTCTACTACAGAACAACATATGGCTAGAAATAATACTTATTATAAAGAATGGCAACGGAAAGTCTTTAAAAGAGATAATTATACTTGCCAATGTTGTGGTAAACGTGGTGGTAATTTAAATGCTCATCATTTATATAATTTTGCAGAGTATGAGAATTTAAGATACGAAGTGACAAATGGGACTACTCTATGTGAACCATGTCATCTTATAAATTATCCAAACAGTTTTCATTCAATTTATGGAGAAAGAAATAATACACCAGAACAAATTTATGAATATATAGAAATGAGAAAACAAGAAGCATTTTAGAATTACTATTACTGTTTCTTTTTTATTTGAGTGAAAGGAGGAAATAGATGGCTGAACGAAGTAAAAGAATTTGTTTATATGACGAAGAAAAGGCAAAACAGATAAATCCTGAGACATTAAAACTGTTTCAGAAATATCAAATAGATATGTCAATTCGTGATTTATCACATAACACAGTCTATGGATATAATACAGATTTAATGCAGTGGTTTATCTTTATGCATGATAATCAATTTAATTTAAGTGTATTAGAAGCGACAGACGATGACATAATCGAATATTACTACTGGAGAAAGCAGCAAGGAAATAATGTAAATAGACAAAAGCGTGTAATGTCTTCTATTTCTGCTTTTTATAAATTTTTACGGAAAAAGAAATTAATAAAAGAATCTCCGGTTGAATTTATTGAGCGTCCGAAACAGGGACAAGCTATTGTTGTTCAAACATATCTTACAAAAGAAGAAGTACAACTTATGCGTGAAAAGTTGGAAGAATATGGAGATATTCAATTTCAAGCATATGCATTTGTATCTCTTACTACTATGGGAAGAGTAAATGCAATTGCACATTTAAGATGGGAACAAATTGACTGGGAAGAACGTATATTTTCTGGTGTATTAGAAAAAGAAGGGAAAATTGTAGAATTAAGTTTTTCACAAGAAGCAAAAGGATATTTAGAGAGACTTGTTGAATATAGAAAAGAAAACAATATAGATGATTATGGTTGGGTATTTTTAAGTCCATATGTTACTCCAGAGAAACCTATTGCTAATGGTACATTGAATGATTGGTGTAAAAAGATTGGTAAGATGATTGGTGAGCCTACACTTCACTGTCATGATTTTCGCCACACTTATAGTAACCTCATGAAATCTGAGGGAGTCAGTCTTGAGGATATTTCAACTATGTTGAATCATTCCGGTACTGATGTCACGAAAAAGTTCTATCTTAAAACAGACACGACTAAGGTTAGAAAAATCAAAGATTCAATAATTATCTAACTCGCCACATCTGTCCACTTACTCTTCTATCTCCCACTTATCACGCCATATATGTCTAATTAAAACAATCTTAATCCCAAATTTTATCAATCAAAGAAAAGAATAAAAAAGAAGTTGATATTATGAAACAAACTATAGAAATAAATCATACTTTCATTCTCAGCTCACAAGAAGCAGATAAATTTCTAAACCAGAACAATGAAAATTTTAAAAAAACTATGGATAGATATAGAAAACACAACAAAAATATTCTATCATCCCCAATCAATCCTAGAGAATACAATAGTCATTTGGTTTCTGATGAATTTCTTGATTCTTGTAAGAAGACTGGAAGATTATTTAAGCATAGTGCCAAGAACTCCCCGAACCTTTAGGTTCGTGGAATGAATCGGCACATAAAAACTCAGATTGTGTTGTAATAAACTCAGACATTTCTATTATTCATAGGAGGTAATGCTTATGGGTAATTGGAAATCTGCAAGTCATAATAAATATTTGTTACAGTATCATCTTATATTTGTATGTAAATACAGAAAAAGCTATTGATAAATCAGTATATTGCTAATGATATAAAAAGATTATCAAGAGAGATATGTTCTAAACATAATGTTTCTATAAAGTATATGGAAATAGACAAAGACCATATTCATTATATGATAGAAACCAGACTAAACATAAACTTATCAGATTTTGTTAGGACTATGAAAAGCTATACAACTTATCATATATGGCAAAAATATTCAGCATATCTTAGTAATTATTTTTGGAAAGAGCATACCTTCTGGACAGACGGTTATTTTATTTGTTCAGTAGGTAATGTTAGTGAAAAGACTCTCAAAGAGTATATAGAAAATCAAGGAGGTGTAGTTATGAATAAAGCAATCAAATACAGATTATATCCGACAGAAGAACAGAAAATCTTATTTGCTAAGACATTTGGCTGTTGCCGTAAGATATGGAACTTAATGCTTGCTGATAAAATAGCTTACTATCAGATAAACAAACAGATGTTACAGACTACACCTGCTCAGTATAAGAAAGAATATACATACTTAAAGGAAGTAGACTCTTTGGCTCTTGCAAATGTTCAGATATACTTACAGACAGCATACAAAAACTTCTTCACTAACCCAAAGACAGGTTTCCCAAAGTATAAGTCGGCTAAACACAGTAAGAAAGCCTATACTACCAATAACCAGAAGGGTTCAGTTACCATTTATGACAAAGGCATAAAACTACCTAAACTTGGTGTTGTAAAAGCTAAGATACACAGAAAACCAGATACAGACTGGGTACTTAAATCTGCAACCATATCACAAAGCAGTGACGGTAAATATTATGTATCGGTTCTTTTTGAATACGATACCGTGATTGTAAAATCAACAGGAACTCAGTGTATCGGCTTAGATTATAAGTCAGACGGACTGTATGCTGACAGCGAGGGTAATGTATGTGGAAACCCTAAATATTACAGGACGTCTCAGGACGGACTTGCTAAAGCACAAAGAAAATTAAGACATAAAAAGATAGGCAGCAATAATTATTATAAACAACAGAAAAATATATCTAAGATACATACTCATATATCAAACCAGAGAAAAGATTTTTTGCACAAAAAGTCTACTGAGATAGCCAATCAGTACGATATTGTATGCGTAGAAACTCTTGATATGAAAGCTATGTCTAATAAAGGTTTTGGCAACGGTAAAGCCACAATGGATAACGGAAATGGTATGTTTCTAACAATGTTAGATTATAAACTTGCAGGCAGAGGTAAACAGCTTGTAAAAGTAGATAAGTGGTTTCCATCTACTCAGTTATGCTCAAGTTGTGGTAACAGACACCCTATGGAGTTATCAGACAAAATATATCATTGTGAGTGTTGTGGTCTTACAATAGATAGAGATTACAATTCAGCAATAAATATAAAAAATGAAGGGTTTAGGCTTATAAGTATAGTCTAAGGCACATAAATAGTAGGTTAGGAACTAGCCGAACTTATACGCTTGTGGACTTGATGGGAAAACTACCTATAAGGTGTGACAATAACCGTTGAGGCAGAAACAAGAAGCTCCGAGGCTTTAGTCTCGTGAGCAGTTCACATGGGTAACTAAAATATATTGGATGGCATAATCCACATTATGACAAACTTGATTTGTGGCGGCATAGCCATAGTGAAATTCACACTACAATTATTATTTGTAATAAAGTAACCGTCAGAGTCGGCAATAAACAGATAACTATAATTATAGCTGTTTTTTAAGATAACGATTGAAAACTCATCATATAAGTTTTGGAAGTAATAGCGATTAATTATCTCTGTTACTGATTTTTAAAGTATGAACACAGCATAATAACTAACTCGAAGTGGATTAACCGGAAATCCTAGATGTAGTTAGTTAGTACTTTGTGCTGTTATCCAATTTGTACGTGTCATTAGTGTCAACGGAAAGAACGCCGACATAATCGGAAATACAGGTTCGAATCCTGATATGGCTTGCGCAACGCACAAATTGGATAAAAATTTTGTTTCAGAAAGAATAAAAAATATGATTGAAAATGAAGAAGAATTATATGTAGCATCTGAATATATTTGTGATGATGATGGAATTCATTATATTTGCAGTGAATGTGGTAAATATTATGACACTGATTGGGATGCTGTAATGTGTTGTTTAGAAGAAATTTGATGTCATCCTCTTCTATCATGGGAGTGAATTAGGTAACGAAGTCAAGTATCAATGTATGGCTATCGTATTGGGTTCAAGTCCCAACGCTTCCACTAATTAATAAACAAAAGAGGTGTTTAGTATTTGGTATTACATTCTTAAATTTTTAGTTATATATCTATGTATAGATGGTATATTCTGTTTCCCTTGGGCATTAATTGTTTTAGACAATGATGACAAGTGGTATCAAATAATATATAAATCTTTGATAATGCCGTTTATTGTGGTTGGCGGTATTGTCTCTTGTATTATTGATGATATTAAACGTAGAAAAGATAAGAATAAATAAATGTGTAGTTCTATTTAGAAAATTTAATATATATAAAGATTGAAAGGATAAACAATATGAATCAACGTAAATATTCTAAACTTATACAATACAAAGCTGCTTTAGATTCTTCATGGAAACGTAGAAATCCAGTTGGTATATATGGAGACGATGAATACGAAAAAACTTTATGGCAAGCAAAAGCTGATAGTTTCAAAGTATTGAGAAATTTATATGGTGAGCATAAATTAATTGATGTTTTAGAAGAGGGGAAATCTGATTTTACGGATGCTTTTAATTCTATATTTGGCGGTATGTTTTAATAATCATTTTTGGAGGAATTGTATGAATGGATATGTTTTAAAGCCTAGATTACCGTTTGTTGCAAGAAAAGAATTAAAAAGGACTCCTGTTACAGAAGAAAACAGAAAAATTGTAGAGTTCATGGATTCGCATGACTTTTCTGTTTCTATTGATAGGGATTCTAAGGAATTGATGGTTCAGGTAAGTCCGCAATAAAATATTAAATACAGTTGTGGTTGATTTTGCGATCAATCGGTAAAGAGTCGTTTATACGGCTCTTTTTTGTTTGGAATGAAATTGAAATAGAGAAATATATAGTGTACCAATGTAGTTTAAATGGGAAAACGGCTTGTCGGTTGTGGTAGATGGGCTTTTGTCAGTTCGAGTCTGATGGTTGGCGATCAAGAGAAGGATAATAGAGATTTGCAAACTCTATAAATGACTGTACTCCATATCCAGTCGCCCTTCTCTTCTCTTTTGATGTAAATATTTTGATATGGGGAGATTGGAGAAATGATGAAATATGGGTGCAAAATTATGGACTAAATTAGATGAAAATGTATGTGGCATTTATATCATAACAAATGTTATTAATGGCAAAGTATATGTAGGTCAAAGCACAGATATAAGACAACGTTGGTGGCATCATAAGTATGAATTAAACAAGCAAATTCATTCAAATAGACATCTACAAGGTGCTTGGAATCAGTATGGTAAAGAAAATTTTGAATTTTCAATATTAGAATTATGTGAAGAAAAGGATTTGGATGACAGAGAAATATATTGGATTTCAAAGTATGATTCAAAAAATCCTGAATTTGGATATAATTTATCTGATGGTGGAGGTGGATCAAGAGGAACTATTTTAACTGAAGAACAAAAAGAATATATGTCAAAAGTTAAAAATCCTGAAAAGGTTGTTCAAATTGATTTTAATGGAAATGTAGTTCGTATATGGAGAAGTGCAACTCATGTTCAAAGAACATATAATAATATAAGAGCAAGATCCATATTACAATGTTGTAGACATATTACGCATCAAGCAAATGGATATATTTGGTTTTATAAAGACGAATTTGATAAAATAGAAAATTTTGATGTTGAACAATATATGTTAAAGTATAGTAGATTTTTTAATATTCCAATCCTACAATATGACTTATATGGCAGATTAATAAAAGAATGGGATTATTTAGATTTAAAAAATAGTTACAAAAAATTTTCTTCAATTACAAGATGTTGTAGGCATGAACGAAATTCATATGATGGATTTATTTGGAGATATAAATTTGAAAAAGAGAATGATTTTTCACAAGAATATCTTTTACATAGTAGGAGAAGTTGCGGAAAATATTATATAAATCAATACGATATGAATATGAATTATATACGAACATGGAAATCGGAAGATTTGGCTAATCATGATTATTATGATATTTATAGTATAAATAAAGTCTGTGATGGCAATCGTGCATATCACAAAAATTATTTATGGAAAGAATATATACCTGAATTTGGAGAAGTGGTTAAAACAGCTTAACTACTTCTCTTTTTATATAGATTAAGAGGAAAGAAGGTGAATTGATGGCTAATTTACGACAAGCTAAGACCGAGGATGAGATTAAGAAATTAACTGTAAATAATGTCAAAAAAGCATATAACGAATTAGCCGCTGATTACAACCGGCTTTTAGATTTGGATTATGTGTATTGTCCGCATTGTGGAAAATGGAAGACTTCAAAAGCGTTTTACTCTTCTACTGAAACCAAAAGTGGAATCGAGCATTATGCTTGTAAAGAATGTTTACTTGATATGTGTACAGACATAGATAAAAATGGAGTTAGAATTGATAATAGAGAAAAAACGATTGAAACTTTTAGGCGTTTAAATTGGTATTTCAGTGATAAAGATTATAAAGCACAATTAGATATTTTGTCTGAAGGAACAGGTGAAAAGATACGTTCTACAGCAGTTCAACAATTTACGGTAATGATCAAATCATTGCCTCAATATCGTTTAAAAAAGTTTTCTGATTCGGAGTTTGATATTGAAGATATAGATAATAATACTGAGGAAAATACTAAAATTATTCAAAAAACTATTAAATCTGCAAAGAAAAGGTTCGGTTCAGATTATACGAATGAAGAGCTTATGTTTCTTGAAAACGAATATCAAGATTGGGTTTCCAGATATGAATGTTCTCAAAAGGCTCAAGAAGAAACTTTTGAGAACTTATCAATTTTAAAACTTATGAAAAGAGTTGCTTTGAAAAAAGGTCAATCAACAAAAGATATTGATAAAGCATATCAAGATTGGCTTGATACTGGAAATTTAAAACCAAAGCAAAATATGCTGGATACATTTTCTGACGCACAGACACTAGGCACTCTTATTCAAAAATATGAAGAAACTAGACCACTTCCAGATATAGATCCGGAGTTAGAGGATGTTGATAAAATTGGAACCTATATTGATGTTTTTTATAGGGGGCATGCTTGTAAAATGCTCGGTTTAAAGAATAGATTTTCAAACTTATACGAAAAATTCATGTCAAAGTACGCAGTCAAACCTCCTGAGTACGATGAGGAAACTGATAGCGAAGTTCTATTCGATAAAATTTTTGGAAGTAGCGAAGAATAATGGCTTCTAAAAATAAACAAAACAAAAAAACATTACAAGAGGTTTACCAAGAAAAATCTGAAAGAGTTCTTGAAGGTGTAGCATATTGGGCTTCTTATTTTAGAAAAAACCCGCAAAGATTTGTGTGTAACTACCTGAACGTTCGGCTTAAACTATTCCAAAAAATTTTAATATATATGATGATGGTTAGTACAAATTTCATGTATATTGCAAGTCGTGGCTCTGGCAAGACATGGTTGACCTCTTTGTACTGCGTTGTAAGATGTATACTTTACCCTGGAACCAAGATCTGTGTGGCATCAGGTTTTAAAGCACAATCGCTAGAAATAATTCAAAAGATAAATGATGACTTTATGAAAAATTATAGTTGGGGGTCGGCTAATCTTAGAGCTGAAATAAGTGATATTTCAACTTCAATCAATAATGCTCATGTGGATTTTAGAAATGGTAGTTGGATTAAAATAGTTAGTTCTAATGATTCGGCAAGGCACAACCGAGCCACGCTCATAGTCGTAGATGAATTTCGGATGGTTGATTTAAACACAATAAATACTGTATTAAGAAAATTCTTAACAGCTCCTCGCTCTCCTGGATATTTAAATAATCCAGAATATGCTCATCTTACAGAGCGTAACATCGAGATGTATATGAGTTCAGCGTGGTTTAAAAGTCATTGGAGCTATTCAAAATTACAAGCATATTACGCAAATATGTTGGATGATGCAAAACGCTATTTTTGTTGTGGGCTTCCTTACAATTTAGCGATTAAAGAAGGTCTTTTATCTCGTGAACAGGTTGAGGATGAGATGAGCGAGGCTGATTTTGATCCACTTTCTTTTAAAATGGAAATGGGTGCAGAATGGTATGGCGATACAGATGGAGCTTTCTTCAAATACGATGATATATCAGCAAGAAGGAAAATCAAAAATTCTTTTTATCCTCTTGAAATTTATAAAAATCATCAAATAAAAATTCCAGAATTACAAACCAACGAAAAAAGAATATTATCTGTGGATATTGCTTTAATGGCAAGTAAACGCCATAATAATGATTCTTCAGCTTTGATTATAAATTCAGCCATTCCAACTGATAACAATGATTATATTTCTAATTTTGTTTACGAAGAATCTTATGAAGGACTCACGACTGATGAGTTAGGAATTATTGTAATGAGAACATTTTATCAATATCAGTGTACAGATTTAGTTTTAGATACGAATGGTCAGGGATTAGGTGTGTACGACTTTTGCACAAAACCACAGTATGACGCAGAGTATGCAGTTACATACGATGCTATGACTTGTTTGAATGATGATAATATGGCTAGTCGTTGTCGTATAAAAAATGCGAATAAGGTTATTTGGTCTATTAAGGCTACGGCTGATTTTAATACTAAAGCAGCACTTGCATTGAGAGCAGGATTTCAGAATGGAAATATAAATCTTTTACTTTCTGAATATGAGGCAGAGGATATTATTACAAAAGTTAGAGGTTATTCTAAATTTACTTCTAGGGAACAAGCGATGTTAAAATTACCATATATACAAACTTCTTTGCTTGTAAATGAGTTGATTAATTTAGACCATGAAGTAAAAGGAACAAATATAAAAATCAAAGAAAAATCTGGTATGAGGAAGGATAGATATTCTGCCGCAATGATGAATTATCATGTGTGTCAAGAATTGGCTTTAAAACTTAAACCAAAACAATCTCCTATCTACTCCCCTACCCAACTCTTCTCAGTTCGTGCGCCAAAGAAAGTGACAAAATACTAAAAGAAAGGAGGTACACATCACTAAGTAATGAATGAACGAAAAATTATAACAAAATCAAATGAATCTGATTATACTGTAGAACGAAAAAAAGCACAGAAAATCAGTTTTGAAAAAATACAGGAATTGTTACAGCGCAATGTTTCAAAAACAGTTTCTAAAACATTTACACAATATACAAGAGATTTACTTGATACATATGCACAATCTCCGCTGACCAACCTTGATAATATTCGTGAAGTATCTCGTTTCTTGACAAGAGTATCAATGCTTTATAAGCAGATGATTTCTTATTTCAGTACGATGCCACTTTATACATATAACATCACTCCGCTTGCAGATTATACTAAAGATTATGATCCACAAAAACAGCTTAAAAATTATGAAAAGGTACTAAAAGCATTTCATAATTTCAAGATGGCAAAAGAATTACAAAACGTAATTGCTAACACCATTAGAGACGGTATATATGTTGGATGGATGCAGTATAGTGATAATGAAGGAATGTTCCTAATGCCATTAGATGTGCAATATTGCCGTATATATGGCAAAACTAAAGAGGGCGAATGGATTGTATATTTTGACGCTGCATATTTTGATAAATCTAACAATACGGATTTCATCTATGGTGTTAATAATGATGGTGTTGGAACATGGGAAAAAGATCCATTCATAGACGGATATGAAACATATAAAAATAATGGTAGGGATTATGAATGGTTTAGACTACCACCTGAAAAAACACTGTGTTTAATTGCAAGTACAGATGATGAATTTTATATGCCACTGCCCTATTTCTTGCCAATATTTAAAAGCCTTTTGAATTTATTAGACACTGAGAACTTAGTGGTTGCAAAAGAGGAATTGCAGAATTATAAGTTGATTCTTAATAAGATTCCACTTTTGAAGAATAGTGACAATGTAGATGACTTTGCAATATCTCTTGAATTAGTAAATCAGTTTGATGCAATTCTTAATGAAATTGTCCCTGACCTAGTTGGAGTTGGAACGATTCCGTATGAAGACACAACCGTAATAGATTTCGAAAGTAGCACATCAACTGCTGATACAGATTCATTAAATAAAGCAATGAATAATCTATTTGCTAATGCTGGTATTAATAAGCTTATTGTAAGTTCCGGAGATTCAAGCAACGCAAATGGTATTAAATATTCTAATGCCAACGATCTTGGCAAAATCTCAATTTATGTAAGACGAATTGAATCATGGTTAAACTATTGGATTAAGAATAATATTACTGATGGATTATATTTACAAATATTTGATCAAACTCAGTTCAATAGACAGGATTTTATTGATGAAAAGAAAAATGCTTGTGCGTTTGGTATTGGGAAAATGGATTATATGTGTGCATTGGGTGATACCCCATATGTAGCTTATAATAAATTGAGATTCGATGCACTTGCTCTTAATTTAAATGATTATGCCATTCCATTTGCTTCTACTTATACACAGTCTAGCGAAGGTGGTAGACCAGAGGTTTCAGAAGATGAGTTGTCTAAAGAAGGACAGTCTACGAGAAATGCAGGGAAAAATGAAGATAAGGGAAATAAGTAATGGATAATAAAAAACAAAAGTTTTTAAAAACAAAAGATACTTCTACTGCTACTACCCTATCTAAATTAGGATTTCAGCAAGTGGATAATTCAAATGATTGGATAACATTTATCAATAATAACAAATTACAATTTTCCAATGATATAGACCAATCAAAAATCAAATATAGCAATATATTATGTATTTAACTCCTTCCACTAGGAGTTTTATTTATATACAAAAACTAAAGGAAGGAGGAAAGAAATGCCGAGACAAAAGCAAAAAAAGTTATTGACAATAAATGACTTATATAATTTTTATAGTTCTAAAAAGAATTCATTGACATTTAGTGAAGAAAAATCAGGATACACTATTGCCGTACAAACTGATGCAAAATTTGAATTGTCCGATGGTTTATCTGAGGGTTTATTATATGGAAAAATTCGTGCATTCCACGATTTAACCAATAATAACAAAAGTCATATTGAAACAGATATATTAGAAGAAAAAATGATGTCTCTCAAAGACAGACCTATTATGGCTGATATTATTGAGACAGACCAAGTTGACGAAGACGGAAATCCTATTAAAGATTTTTCTGGTCATACAATGGAATATAATGAAGAACTTGATAAGTTTGTTTACAAGGAATTACCAGTTGGTCATTTTGTAAATCCTGAAAATATACACACAGAATATGACGAAGAATATGAAAGAAATTTCGTTGTTTCTGATATTGTAATCTATGAAGAATATACTGATACCTGCGAAATATTGCGTAGGAGACAGACTGTTGACTGTTCGGTAGAATTGTGTATTAGAAAAATGCACTGGAATGCAACAGAGCATGTCTTATATCTTGATGACTTTTACGTGCAAGGCTGCACTTTATTAGGAGCTAATTATGCACCTGGTATGGCTGGAAGTCGTCTAACACTTAAAGACTTTTCTCAAGAAAACAATTCATTATTTTCTGATTTTTCAGAAATAGAACAATCTAAATTAATTGAAACATTAGATAAGTTAAATATAACTTTGACTACTCTATCTAATTTCAATATAAATTCACAAAGTCAACTAGATAATGAACAAGAGAAAGGAGGAAACGACAAAGTAATGTTTAAATCTCTATTAGAAAAATATAACAAAACAGTTGAAGATATCACATTTGATTATGAAAGTATGTCTGACGAAGAACTTCAAGTAAAATTTGCGGAGTTATTCGAAGATAATACGGACGATGCGAAAGATGATCCGGAAGATGATACTGTAACAGATGAAGGTTCTAGTGATGCAGACAACGACACAGATGATGATTCTGAAACTGATGACGAAACAAACGATGATACTATCGTAAAAGAAGATAATAGCTGTAATGATGATAAAGACAAAGAAGATCATTCATTAAATGATACTACTACTTTTACAAAAACATTTTCTGTTTCACATGAAGATTTAAGAGGTATTCTTTATACCTTACTTGCTCCATTAGAAGAAACATTAAATGACTGCTATTGGATTGTATCAACATATGATAATTATTTCATTTATCAGTCTTATCTTGGAAATTATTTCAAGCAGAAATTTACTGTTGATAATGATAACGTAGCATTTGATGGAGAACGTGAAGAAGTTTTTGCAGAATTTGTCAATGCTTCTGAAAAAGAAGAACTTGATTCTATGCGTTCTAATTACTCTGCTATTTCTGAGAAATTAGCAAAATATGAGGAAGCAGAGAAATTAGATGATAAGATGACTGTATTCTCTGATGATGCATATGCAGAATATCTTGAAACAAAAGAATTTAAGTCTCTTATGGCAAAAGAAACATTAAAACAGTTTACTAAAGATGAATTGGTTGAAAAGGCTGACGCAGCTCTTGGTAAGTTAAACAGAACAACTAAGACATTTGCAAAAACTGATGATACTAAAACAGAAAAACCAAAGGCTCAGTCATTCCTTGCTTTTAGCAGAAATGAGCAGACAACATCATTTTTAGATGGATTGTTAAAGAAGTAATTTATTAAAAATTTAATTGAAAAGAGGAATATTTATGAGCGAGGTTTTTTATTGCTACTCTCCTACTCTAAAGAAAGAGCTAATGGAGAAAGTACATTTAAGATATATTGCAAAAGGTATTAATCCATCAACAAATAGAGAATATTGGATGTTCCTATATTGCGATGAACTTTTAGATTATCTTAATCAAAGACCAAAAACAAAAAATAAATATGTTATGAATCGTGAAAATCCTAACTATTCAAAATAGTTGGGATTTTTAATTGTAAGGAGGTAAGGATTATGGGTAAAAATAAGACGCATGAAGAATTTGTTCAAGAAGTAGAAACGAAATTTCCAAATAAATATACAATACTTGGTAGATATACTGGATGTACAAATAAAATAATGCTTAAACATAATAAGTGTGGGCACATTTGCAATCAAGCTGCAAAAAATATTTTGAATGGAATTAATTGTTGTATTTGTTATGGTGGAATAAAATTATCACAAGAACAATTCGAAGAACGTTTTTATGATGAATTTGGTAATGATTATGAAGTGATAGGTAATTACTTAAACAATCGTACACCAGTAGAAATAAAACATAATTGTGGATGCGAATTTACTATTATTCCTAGCAATGCTTTTGGAAGAAAACAATGCAATTGTCCAGTATGTTATTCAAAAATGAATCATCATTGTATTCCGTATGTTAATGATATTTATGCAACAAACAAAAAATTATATAATTTATTAAAAGATAAAAAAGATGGACATAAATACAAAGAATTAAGTCATGAAAAAACGTATTTTATTTGTCCTGATTGTGGTGAAGAAATTTATGCTCCAATTTATTATGTTGCAAATTATGGATTGTCTTGTAGTAAATGCGGAACAGGAATAAGTTTCCCAGAAAGATTAATGTCTAGTATTTTATCTCAGTTAAATATTGAATATAATTTTCAATTTTCACCGGACTGGATCAAACCATATAAATATGATTTTCAAATTGTAATAAATGATAAATATTATATTATTGAAATGGATGGTGGATGGCATTATTTTGATAATAACTTATCTGGAATGACATTAAAAGAAACAAAAGCTAGAGATAAATTCAAAACTATTGAAGCTGAAAAACATGGATATGTCATGATACGAATTGATTGTAATTATAATTTTGATAATAGAGAAGAATATATCAAGAAAAATATTGTTAATTCAGAATTATCAAAAATAATTGACATAGAAAATGTTGATTGGGATAATTGTTTGCTTGAAGCTAATACTCCATTAATTAAACGTATTTGTAATGAATGGAATAATGGAGTAAAAAGTATTGTCGAGTTACAAGATAAACTTAAATTGTCCGATACTACAATACGAAGATATTTATATATGGCTTCAAAAAATCATGTAATTAATGAGTCTATTGAAGATATTAAACAATTAAATTTTCAGCATATGCTTAAAACATATAATCATCCACGCAATACTTTGGTAATGTGTAATGAAACAGGGGAAATATTTCACAATTTCAAAGAAGCTCAAAACAAATATCATGGAAATATCAGTAATTATTTTCGAGATGAAAATAGGAAATTCGCAGGAACGCTGTCAGACGGAACACGTCTCACTTGGACAAGATTAGAAAAAGTTATTTGAATCTGATCATTCTTAATTGAATGGTCTTTTTTATTGTATTAAAAATTTAAGGAGGAAAAAATTATGGTATATACCAATCTAAAAGGCAAATCTTTGAATTTGCATGGATTATTCGAGAGCAGCCGCCTCGCTTCGACTGATATCGGAAATTTATACGACGCAATTGTGCGTGATGAAAATGAAAATGAGATCGAAGTAGATAACGGTGTAGCTTTGAAGATCGGTGAAAGTACAGGTAATGGTCTTCAGGAAGTTTATGCAACTATCGCTGGTGTAGGTGACAAGATTGCTGTCACTGGTGCTCCTGCTGATGTTAAGACGGCACTTACTACAGAACAGAAACAGGCATATAACTACACAAATGCTGCTGGTAAGCCAGTAAAGGCTTATCAGATTCAGGACGTAGATGTTCATAAAGATATCTTTGCAATCGCTTCTTATCAGTTTACAGATGATTCTACTGATGCTGTAAAAGTTGGTGCTTATGTAGTTGTCGATGGCAACGGTGCATGGGTAGCACAGGCTGAAAAGCCAGAAGCTTCTACTTATGGATTTATCGGTAAGATTCATAGTTTTGCTGTTGGAACTTATTACACACTTGTTCGTATTGAAGTAGTACAGAATAAGCAGATTGCGTAAAGGAAGGAGGAATAAATAAATGAGAGATATTACATGTTTTGCTGCAAATACTGTAGCACAGTTTGATAACAAATATGAAAATATGCTTGAGTTTAACTCACTTATGTTAGATGCAAGCAATAGAGTATATGAAAAGTATTCTAAAGAAGATACTCAGACTATTCTTAGAAATCAGTTTGATAAAGTATTAGGTATTAATTTTAAGACCGCAACTAAGATGCAGCGTAGACAGGCTTGGAGAGATCATAATAAGGAAATTGCAACTCTTATTGAGGATGTAATCGTAGATAAAATGAACTCTGGCTGGTCTAGTGCAAATGCAAGATTTATGGAGTATGTTGAGGAAATCAACATCAACGATGGCGATGCAAATGAGTTTTTCGTTGATGATAATTCTCTTCTTACTGTATCCAGATTCGCTGGAAACCACCATGATATTGACTCTTACAGTATCCGTATAGCGTAAGCTGTATGAAAAAATATGTATCTAACTGCTGGAAAACCCTAAAGGCAAATAAACTACAACGCAATACCTTAAATGGTATAAACGTGAATGTGGCGAAAGCAGAAAAAATTATTTGTATGAGAACGAGGTTAAATCCCCTGTTCTTTTTTAATGGGCAATCAGCAACCAAGACCGAAAGGTAAGGCTCAACGACTATTCCATCGGCAGAGAAATCTGCAATAGAAGTACGGCTCAAGTGAGTGGGTGAAACCCCCTTAAATGGAAATGGTACACATCCTTTATTGGATGATGATATAGTCTGTTCTACTTATGAAAGTAAGTGGAGTTTAATCTGGACAATTAAACTCAACAGGGCGTAGCGACCCTATAAAATTATTTCCCAAAATAATAACAGAAATGAGATGAGTAAATGCAAAATGAAATAATTTCTGGAATTTATTGCATTGAAAATACCGTAACAAACAAAAAATATATTGGTCAATCTAAAAATATTTATGATAGATGGAGAAGACATAAAGGTGAATTAAATCACGGAAATCATGATAATGATTATTTACAAAAAGCTTGGAATAAATATGGTGAAGATAGTTTTAGTTTTTATATATTAGACACTTGCGAAATAAACGAACTTGATCAGAGGGAAATTTATTATATAGAACTATATAATACTTTGGATAGAGATTGCGGTTATAATTTAAAATCAGGTGGTCAATTTATAAAAAATACACTATCCAAAGAGTCAAGAAAAAAGCTTAGTAATTCTATTAAAGAATCTTATTGCCATTCAAATTTAAAAGAAGTCAGACGAATTGATGCATTAAATCAATGGACAAATCCAGAAATAAAAGAAAAAATAATTGGTAAAAACAATGGTATGTATGGAAGACATCATACCGAAGAATCAAAGAAAAAGATGAGTGAACATAGTAAAGGTATACGTTCATTTAGAAGGAATACTACTCCTGTGTTTTGTTTGGAATTAAATAAACAATTTAATGATGCCACTGAAGCAAGTAAAGATTTATCCTTAGACAGTTCTGGTATATTAAAAGTATGCCGTGGTGAACGCAAGACATGTGGTGGCTATCATTGGAAATTTTTAAATATTGGGGAATAATATAAGTTAAACATTAAAGTGTAAGACAGTCCGTAAAGCCAGGTAAGTCATTCTCTATCGAGACTTCTTGGTATACTATTAAAGTATATACCGACTTTACTCTGTTCCAGACAGGTAAGGTTGATTTTGCAGGATTAGTTGACAAGATGTACACTGCTATTGAGCAGTACAGATATGGTGCACTCTTTACAGCTTGGATGTCTATGGATGAATCTCTCCCTACTGATATGGTTCTTGAAACAGCCGTTTCAGAAGCTACAAAGGATGACATTATCGAGCATATTGAAGCTGTTAAAGCCGCAACTGGTAAAGATGTATTACTTGTTGGTACTCGTACCGCAATTCAGAAGCTTCAGAATACTGTAAACTATAATATGTTCTCTGATGCAATGAAGGATGAAAGACATCAGAATGGTCTTCTTGGCTCTTGGGAAGGATATGACTGCCTTGCTCTTAGCCGTGTTAATAAGGCTGGTACAAGAGAAAGCGTATTCTCAGCAGATGATAACAAGAAGATTTTTGTAATGCCAATTAATCCTGATAGACCTCCAATTAAAAGAGTAAATGAGGGAGACGTTATTTACTACGAGACAGGTATGGATGGTCTAAAGAAGGATATGACCGTTGATGCAGAACTTGCATATCAGGAAGGTATCGGTGTTGTTATCAACGAAGTATTTGGCGAAATTAAGATGAAATAATTTTAGCTGATAAATTTTGGAGAGTAGTTAATTCTACTCTCCTTTTTATGATTAAAGGAGAAAAATGGAATGAAAATTTTAGAGTTATCAAAGGAATTAGGTGTTACCAATAAAGAACTAATTTCTTTCTTAAAAGATCATGGATATTCTGTATCTAGCCATATGCAGACTGCTACAGATGAAATGATCGAATTAGCTCGTTCTGATATGAAACCAACAAAAATTGAAACAGTTTCTAGTGAAGTTCAGGCAGACATCAAGTCAGATACACTTACTGTCAATAAATCTACAAAAGTATTTAAACCAGAAGATGAAATTATGTGTAAGAGTGTTACACCGTGGAAATTAACAGCCGTTGGTGTTGATAAGAACACCGTTTATCATTGGGAATACTTTGGAGATATTGATTACGTGAAATATCGTGATTTACAGGCTCTTAGAAGAACCGATTATGTTATGAAACCTAATATTATTATTATGGATGATGATTTAAGAAGTCAGTGGAGTCGTGAACTTGGTGATGTATATAAGTATTTTGATCACGTAGATTATCCAGAGGAATATTTTGATAAATCAGATAATGAATTTGCTGACATTTTAAAAAACGCTCCAGCTTGGATTGTTGAAATTATCAAGACTACCGCTGTAGCAATGATTAGAAATGAGAATTATCCATCACTAAATAAGATTAAATTAATTGATGATATTGTTGGTACTTGTATCAAGGATTTCTTATAAATAAAGGAGGTATCCAATTATGCCTTCTATATCATACGATCAAATATATAAACGGGCATTGGTTCGTATCAATGACTTAGAACTAGTACAATATACGCAAGATGATTTTTATGAGAGTATGAAAGAGTGGTTACACTCAGCCTACTCTTCTATTATATTCAGGAGCAAATTTTCCAGTTTTGAATTAGATGATGAAATTATGCAGGTTACATTTACATTAACAAATAGTGTTGATGATAATTATGATTCTGATTTTGTCACTTCTATTTTAGCAAAGGGTGTTATTCTTAATTACTTTCCATCTAAACTTGAAAATACTGCTAATTTGGCGGTAATGATAGGCGGTAAGGAAGAAAAGAAACTTCTTGGAAATTATAATCAGAATATGGAAAGACTTCATAATCTTCAAACTGAATTTGAAAGGGAACTGACAAGGCATTCATACCATTTTGGAAGTTATGGTGAAAGCTGATGGATAAAATGGTGTTACATAAATACGGCGAATTTAAGCCGGAACAAACTGATTATTATCAGAACAAATTGCGTAAGAAAATATTTTGGCTAGTTTTGTATACAGATGAAAATACAAAAGAAGATTTTGAAAATATTGATGTGGTTAAATATCACGAGAATCTTTTGTTAGAAATTTCAAGTTACAATGAATTACTCTTATATCCCAAGGATTTTGTAGAAATTATAAACACTTTGGAATCAGCTTTGGTTATTTTGAAGTCAGATGATTTTGATTTTGGAAGATATAAGAAGTTGGTTTTTGATGCCGGTGCTTTAATGCAGCGATTGAAAGTTGGTGATTAATATGTCGGCTTTCGATTTTTATCAACGAAAAATTGGCAGTACAGTAAATACTAATTCTACTGGTAGGAATTATCCTACTTTGGGTGAGAAATTGAAAAGTGATTCGGATATGTTGATGGAATATACTTTTGACAGAGATCCGCAATCAAAAGTCTGTTACATCTACGATTATTTTCACGATGATCAGCTCCAACTTAAAGATCATATGACCTACGAGAATACAACTAAAACTCGTATTGATGCAAAATTCATAATCAAAAGTTACCAGTCCATAGATAAAGACCAAGTAGAATATTACTTGCAATTTCGTCCTTCTCAAAAGACTGAATTTAATGAGGGTGACGAACTTTATTATTTTGAAACTGATTATAGACGGAAATATGGCAATAATGATTTTGCAGGATTGTACGTAGATATACCTGATGATAGAGGAATTTATCGTAAGTGGATGATTATAAGCAAGGAGATTGCAAACCAATTTCCTAAGTATTTAATCTTACCGATTAACTACAATCTGATGTGGATTGAAGATAATGGGCAGGAACGGATTAAACGAAAAATGTGGTGTGTTTTACGCTCGCAGAGCAGCTACAACAGTGGCTTATGGACTTCATATAGTACGACCACAGTAGAGAATCAGGATAAAGGTTGGTTGCCACTTAATTCAATAACAGAAAAGATTTGGTATAAAGGTGAATCTAATAATAATATGCGTGTGTTACTCGGTTCTTTAACCGAGCACCCGACAGCATGGACTATTAGCAAGGTTGAAAACTCTTCCCCTCTTGGGATTCAGAAGCTTACATTTTATCAAGATGTGTTTTCAGAATATACTGATTATGTTAATCTTGAAACTGGCGAAATGTACGCCGATTATTATATCACTGATTCATCTCTCACACCAACAAATCCATCCGATTCTACCATTCCAATCACAACCAATTACTCCAAAATCACAGCATCTACTTCAACAATCAAAATCGCCGGAAGCTACAAAACTCTTACGGCAAAAATCTATGACAATTCCGACACTGAAATTACAGATAACTATTCTTCTGCTAATTTCAATTGGACTTGCAGCGTAGATGATGAGGATTTAACAGACACAGTAACTTGGTTGTCAAATGTCAACTACAATCAGATTAAGATTAAATCTACTGATGATAGAAATTATCTCGGTAAGACATTAAATATAAAATGCGTTGTAACTAACGGAAATGAAATTATAGAAACAACTGCTCAATTTGAGCTTATCGTCTAGGAGGTGGAATATGGCAGATATTGTAACAAAAGATGATTTGCTCGGCAAATTACGTGCCTACGCTACCACCGTAGATGATGAAAATATTCAATACAAGGACATTATTAAGAATACTCTCATGAAATGTCCTGAATTATTATATGCTTTACACGAAAAAGATTTAGAAGGTGAATTATTTGATGATGATGGAAATATAAATTGGGATTCCGAAACTCACGAACCATTAGGTGAATGGGATAGATATTTTGGAGAATCTTCAAATATTAGACCTTACTTATTTATTCCAGAAACCCAAACAACTGTAAAGCATTATGTGTGTTATCAGGTAGGGTTTGATGAATTACCCCGTTATAACAAAGTCCAAAAATACACTGAAATTACTTTCACTATTTTTGTGGATGGTAAGGATGCGATTGATGTACGAACAGGTATTTCACGCTCTGACCTTATAGGTTCTATTCTTCGGGAAAGATTTAACTTGCGAAATACTTTTGGTATGCAAGCAAGACTTATCTCATCAAAAGAATCAACTACTGATAACAATTATATAGTTCGTACAATGGTCTTTCAAATTGTTGACCTTAATGGACTTGCATATACGCCGTATAACGGCAAAACTTCTCTGGTTAATCATCAGTTGCGAAAGTAGGTGATGATGTGGAGAAAAATACAGATACACTAGATTTACTGCAAAATGCAGTAATTGAAGAATTTAATAAAAAAAATCAATCCAATAAAAAAGAATATCATTTTGATAAATTAAAAATGTACTTTGGTGAAGACTACGAGGTTATACCTAATATTGTTATTTCACAACCTACAATTGGTGATATTCTTGAAATTGGAGAAGAAACTTTTTATCGTTCTCTTACTCCTTTTCTTTACAATTCTACCTCAATTCGTTTAGCACTTTGGGAAAACAAAGTGGACTGGTGCAAAATCAAAGATATTGAAGTGTTCTCAATATTAATCCCTACAGTTGAAAAAGAACCTTTGAAACTTTTATTTAAGGATATTGAGTTTTATGATTTTAGGTTAATTAAACTAAATGATATTTTTCAGGCACTTGGAATTGACACTGTTGAAGAAGATGAAAATAATCCAAAACTTTGTTTATTCAGTGCGTCCCAAAATATAATTATACCAGAAGATGATTATATGACGATTGCGGAGTATATTCGTGAAATGATGAATATACATCCAAAGGTGGAAAAAGCAAAAGGTAAAACTGCAAAAAAATGGATGATAGATGAAGATAAGATGAATTTAGCAAATCAAAATAATAAAGAGACTTCTACTCTTTTGCCGTTGATTTCTACCTGTATTAATCATCCAGGTTTTAAATATAAATTAAATGAATTAAAAGAAGTTGGGATTTGTCAGTTTATGGATTCTGTAAAAAGATTACAGATTTACGAAGGAACTAAGTCTTTAAATTCTGGATTATATTCAGGATTTGCGGATTTATCAAAAGTACCTAAAGATAATTTCAATTTCTTTAGAGATACATATTAATTATTAATTTTTATGAGCGATTTATTAGTCGCTCTTTTTTATTATCAAAAAATTTTTAAGGAGGAATTCAAAATGTTTAAGCTTGGAGACGTTATCATTGACCATTTACAGTTCGGTTATGGTGCTAAGAAGAATGGCACACCACTTTATGCTCTTACACAGCTTAATGAAGCTACAATTGATATAACTGCTGACTCTACTGATATTAAAGATAAGGACGGAAACCTTGTATATAGAAAGTACTCAGGTAAGACAGCAGAAGTTAATGCTACTAATGCATTTATTAACCTTGCCGTTATCGAGGCTATTTCTGGTGCTGACGCTGAAATTGCCACTGACGAAAATACTATTCAGATGCCAATAATACAGACCGTATCTGCTGGTGATACACTCGACATTACTGGTTATGTTGATGGCACTCTCACTGTTAGTGCTATTTACAATGGTGCTCTTGATACAAGTAAAACCTACAAACTTGGCTCATCTGCATCTGCTACTGAATATGCTATTGCAACTACTAAAGCTAGTGAAGATAGCGGTACTGTAGCTAGTGCTATATTCACACCACCTACAGATTCAGAAGAAGTTGAATACTTTGTAAAATATACAAAGGAAGTTAAATCAGGTGCTAAGATTAGTATTTCTGCTGACAAGTATCCTAAGTCACATGAATTATACTTTAAAGCTCTTGCTGTTGACCCTTGTGATAAGGAAAGCTTCAGAGCTGTTGTAATTCATATTGAAGAATTTATTCCTAGTCCAGAAGTATCTCTTGCTCTTCAGGGTGGAGATTCACAGACAATGGATTATAAGGGTGCTATCCTTGCTAATACTTGCTCAACAAAGAAGGTTCTTGTTGATGTCTACTTCGTTGACGAAGAAGAGGAAGCAGCATAATTCAATTCTGAATTATTTATTAGGGGCGGTGTCTAATGCACTGCCCTATTTTAAGGAGGAAATTTTGAATGGCTGACGGAAAATTAAGAACTTGTAGTGTAGACGGAGTGAGTTACAAATACTGTCCTAGATGTAAGGGTTATAACCCAATCGAAACATGGCGTTTTGCATTCTGTTCTGAAAACTGCAAGGATATTTACAATGCGACATCTTCTTTTGAAGACGGACGAATTACTGCAAGTGAAGCGAAAGTACAGCTAGACAAATTAGATTTATCTAAATCTGAAATGTTTGGAGAAAGCTACAAAAATTCTATTGCAAAGATTTACGCTGAAACAATTGAAATACCTACTCCTGTTATAGATGAAATACCGGATAAAGTAGAGAAAGAATCTGTGGAAATTATAGAGAAAGTTGATACTACTACTTCTACTAATGAAATTTCAGATAAAATCGAGCAATCAGAAGAAAATATTGAAGAAAAACCAAGAAATTATCGAAGGTCTAAAAAGAAGACAGTTGACGATGTTGAATAGTATTTTTATTGTAAAAACCATATAGGGGAATTACAGGATTGAACTATTCAATTTTGTGTTCCCCTATTTTTTACGTAGAGGATTAAAAGGAGAAACTTATGAATATAAAATCGAATTTGGCTGGGATTGAGTACAATTCAACAGATTGTGTGCGAATTGTAAACCAAAAACAGCAACTATTCTACTTGGTAAATGATGTTTATCCTATGGACATTTATACCAGTTATGATGAACGAAATGATCGGAAAATTATCGTAATGATTTTTGAGAAAGAAAAAACCAAAGAGTTATACCAGAAATGGTGTAATTATGATGTTGAAATATAATTAAGGATTGAAAGGAAAAATAAATATGAAAGTAACAGAATTTGTTGAAGGATATAATAAAGTAGTATCAGATAAATTAAAGGGAAAGTATATTGAAGACACTCTCTCAATCAAGTCTTATATCCCATTTACAGATAAGGTTAATATAGCAAATAGAATTGCTAAAACCACTACCCACGAATACGACAAAGATAATAAAGAAATAGGTATTAAAGTAAATTCGACAGCCCGCTATCTTCTATTCACGCTTAATATAATTGACCTTTTTACAAATATAGATATTGATTTCAACAACACTACAAAGGAATATGAATTATTAGATGAGAATAATTTAATCAGACAAATTATTGAATTACTTCCAGTAGAACAAGTTAAGGAATTTCAAACACTACTTAATATGGCGGTTGATGACATTTTGGAAAATGAATTATCTACACACTCTTTTATTTCTAGTCAGGTAACAAGATTTTCAAGTCTGATAAGTGCTGTATTGCAACCAACACTTGAAACTCTAGGAAAGAATATTGCTGAGTTAGAGTTAGATGATGAAACAATAGATAAGTTGAAGGATGCAGTTAATGGTGGGTTAAGGGTGGTTAAATAGTATGGAGAAATGGTTAATTCCTACATCTGAAAATCTAATACCTAATACTAAAAGATTTGTTAATACATACAATGATTACAACGAATGGCTGAATAATTATATTCCAGGTAATCCTATTCCAAGTAAATATTTAGGCGTATGGGACGATCCAGAATTGGAACTTGCAAGAGCTATAAATCATGATTTTGGTTCAAATGCTAGTAGAATTGCTAAATTGATGCTTGTATTAAATGATGAGTATGAAATAAAGGTTAAGGTGGAATAAGAATTATGAAGATAACAGATAGATATTATGTCTTAGTTCGTTTAGTGACAACACCGAAGGGTGCTCGTATGGATAACAATTCTGAAACAGTATTTCTATATTTGGATGACACAATTGGTGCAGATATTAAATGTGCAATGCAATACAACAGTATAAAAACTGCTAAAATGTTTTTAGAAAATTATGAGCGTAGAGAATATAATGGTGATTCAAGTGGATTTGTACCTTTGTTTGTAACAAGGGAATATACATTTTAACGATCAGGAAAGAATTGAAAGGATAAATTATGAAAGCACGTTTTTTAGAAGACATAGAAGTAAATGATGGAAAATATCAAATAAATATTAATAAAGGCGAAGAACTAATCGCTACTGATTGCGGTGATTATTATGAATTAAGGAAAAAGAATGGCTGGGGAACTAAAGCTCCGAAAGATGCGGAAGGTACTATTTATGAGATTATTATGTAGTATATAGTGAATAAATTAATGCTTTTAATGGCAAAATTAAAAAATAAAAATGATATATAAAATTCCTCATATTAAGTCCTGTGAGTGTCAAAACTTACAGGACTTTTTCTTTGGAGAGTAGTTGCTACTGCTCTCCTATTTTGATTATACGCAATTTGAAAGGAGGTATAGGATGAGTGGAAATTTAACAGATGATTGGAACAAACAATTAATAGACCTTAAAGAACATATTGCAGAAAAAATTGCACCAGAGGTAAATAAATTATTCAAAGAGTCTGTGAGATATTCCTTGGTTGATTATTACAACGATTATAATCCACAAGCATATCAACGTACAAATAATTTTATGAATGTTCTTAAAAGTGCAAGAACAAGTGGTAAAGGAAATGTTATTTCTATGTCTGTCGATTCAGGTTATATGAATTCATACCCTAGTTGGATTGGTGGTAATAAATTACAACCAAGTACTGCTTTTGATTTTTTCTTTATGGGTGGCGAACATGGTAATGGCAGGTGGATGATGAAACAGTCACTACCTCCTTATATGTATGTTGATGCAGACATTGAAAGTGGTTTTGGTGGTTACATTAATAAAATTATAGACAAAGAAGTTGATAAAATTTTAAAGTGAGGTGATCTAATCAATGAGTGGAATATCTGCATGGCAGAAAAAAATAGAGTTAGATATTAGTACAGCTCAAAAACAATTAGAAACTTTAGAAAGAGAAGTAAATAATAAAAAATATACCATTGATATTGGTGTAAACAAAGAACAATTGGAAAGTGTTATTGCCAATCTTGATAAAATGTTAAAAAGTCTTGGCAATAATACCGGTGATTTTAAACAGTTTGAGAAATTAGCTGGACAGCTAGAATCAATTACAACAGAGGTACAGAGTTTAAGTACTGCTTTTGGTAAGATAGACGGTAATTCAGGTGCGAAAAGTCTATTGTCTTCTATCCAAAATATTGACTCTTCTTTGACTACACTGACGAAACATATTACAGAAGTCAATACGGATTTTGGCAACATTGGAAAGAATGCAAATGCTAATGTCAGTCAGATTCAAAATGCACAAAAAGCTACAGAAGGTCTTGCTAGTGCTACTAAGGATTTATCGGATGCTCAGAGTAAAGTAAGTGGTAATAAAACGAATCTTTCATCTGAAAACACATCTGGTGTAAACGCTACTGCTGAAGCTATGGGTAATCTTGCAGAGCAAACTAAAAACGCATCTAGTGCAAAAGAACAATTTGCCAGTGCTAATAATAATGTATCATCATCTGCTACTACTACTTCTGATAACGTAACAAAAGAAGCTCAAGCAATTGAAGAAGCTTCATCTTCTCTTAAAAAATTTCAAAATGCTTATAATACATATTCGGCAAAACCGAAGGCAGAAAATCAAAACAGTAATTATCAAGCATCTTTAGATAAATTAAATCAGATAAATGAAACTATTCGTAAAATTACTTCTAAACCTATTGATTTAATTACTGACACTGAACTCGACCAATTAAAAACAGCACAAACTAGAGGTAATGAATTATTACAGATCTTTAAATCAATGACTGCTGGAGATAAAGGTTCTACATTAGAGAGCAGACTTAAATTTATAAATAAAATGCAGGATACTCTAAGCAGGAATACTAATTTTTCTAAAGAAGCGCAACAACAAATTGAAACATATATTAGTATGTTAAAGACAATGGGTTCTGATGCACCATTTGAAGAAATAAGGTCTGGTTTTTACGGCATTGTTTCTGCTGAAAAGGCGGCTGGTAATGAAGGTAAACGGCTGATTGATATATTTAAGAGTAAGGCTCTATATAATAATATTTCATCGCTTGTTAGTATGTATTTTAGTTGGTATCGGGCAATTGGATATGTTAAGGAAGCTATAACCACAGTAGTTGACTTGGATACAGCTTTAGTTGACTTGCAGAAAACTACTACTATGTCCACATCGGAGTTAAATGATTTCTACTACTCTGCAAATGATGTGGCAAAACAAATGGGTGTAACCACTGAAGAAATTATTGATCAGGCAAGTGCTTGGTCTAGGCTTGGATATTCAAGTGGTGAAGCCGCTACTGAGATGGCTAAATTAAGTTCTCAGTTTGCTAGTATCTCTCCGGGGATGGATGTAGATACGGCTACGGACGGAATGGTTTCAACCATGAAAGCCTTTGGAATTGAAGTAGATGATGTTAAACGTGAAATATTAGACAATATAAATATCATCGGAAACACAGCAGCGACTAGCAACGAAGAAATAGTTGATATGTTGACACGTTCTTCTGCTGCTATGGCTGAAGCAAACAACTCGCTTGAGCAAACAATAGCCCTTGAGAGTGCTTCCGTTGAGATCACCAGAAATGCAGAGAGTACTGGTACAGCTTTTAAAACACTGGCTATGCGTATTCGAGGTAAATTCATCACTGCCTCCATATACAGTAATGTATGTGCCGTATGCGCTTAAAATAAATACGGATATTAACTATATAAGTCAAAGGATGAGGGACATCAGAGACTTAGGAAAGATTTGTAACATATAATGTAATCTATGTTATAAGAATCCTCAGAGACTGCGGGATATATATGGAAACATATATGTTGAAGTTAATCTCCTATTTTTTAGGATGAATATACAGTCCAATCTCACACTATAATCCCAATATAAAGAAATGTGAGAATCAGCCAGAAATGACTGATCGCCATATTAAAATATGGTATGTAGGTTGTCGGTTGCCGAAAGTAATACAATGTATGATGAAGAAACCGAAGAATTATCAGAAGACCTTGAAAATATTTCAGGCGATATTGCTGATTTAACAAAAACTGCAAAAACACCTGGAGGAATTAGTTTATTTACTGATTCAACGAAACAGACATACAAATCTACATATGAGATAAACTATATGTCTCCATATAGCGAAAGCTATATGCTTTGTGCGTAAACACATTGATAACAACTATATCGGTTAAAGGCTAGAGATAGTTCAGACCGAGGAAAGGCTTGATTTAATTGAAAAATTCAAATTTATTCCCATGTTATTCTATTCCTATGAGAGATTTTTTTTATTCTAAAGGGATAAAATATGAAATTGTTGGATTACATCCAGAAACAAAAAAGATGTTTTGGGTGTATATAAAAAATGAAAAATTAGCGAAAGCGATGCAAGAGTGGTCAAATAAGTGACTGCTCTTTTTTAATGCGAAAATTTAGTAAATGAAAGGAATTTAATTATGTTAAGAAAAAGAAGTAAATCATTTTACGATTGGTGTATAGAAAACGGAAAAGAAAATTATTTAGAATTATGGGATTATGATAAAAATAATATATCCCCAAAAGACATATCACATAAAACCAAAAAATATTATTATTTTAAATGTAAAAAGAATATTCATGAAAGTTTTCAAAAAGGTATTAGTAACTTAGTGTTTTCAAAAGATTGTATTTGTCCACAATGTAATTCTTTTTACCAATGGTGTATAGAGAATAAAAGACAAGATTTGATTGAAGCATGGGACAAATCTTTAAATGACGATATACATTACATATCTAAATGTACTGCTAAAAAATATTGGTTTAAATTTGAATTATATTCTTATTTTTATCCGATTCAATACATTACTAATCCAAATAAAAATCAAGATCCATATAAAAAATATATAAATTCATTTGGGTATTATTTAATTAAAAATTTCGGAAATAACGCAATTAATGATTATTGGTCTAAAAAGAATTCCAAGTCACCTTTTGAATTTGACAAATGTTCTGGTAAGAAAGTTTATATAAAATGTCAAGAGAAAAATTATCATGAAGACTATTTAATTTCTCCTGATAATTTTTATAGAGGTGAAAGATGCCCAGCTTGCGTTTCAAAAATTGTTTATAAAGAAGATTCTTTTGCACAATACAATATCAATAAATATGGTGAAGATTGGCTTGATAAATATTGGTGTGATGATAATACTATTGATCCGTTTAAAATATCTAAATCTACAAATGATGTTAAAGTACATTTAAAATGTCAAAGGGTAGAATATCATAATTTTTATACACATCCAAATAATTATTATTCTGCTGATGCTCCATGTCCATATTGTTCAAGAAAATTAATACATCCATTGGATAGTTTAGGGAGTCAAGTCCCTGAAATACTTGATATTTGGTCTGATAAAAATGACAAAACACCTTTTGATTATGCTTATTCTTCAAAAGAAAAAGTATGGTTAAAATGTAGAGCCGGAAAACATAATGATTATATGCAAACAATATCTGATTATTCAGCAAATCATTCACGTAATTGTATATATTGTGTGAGAGAAAGAAAGGAATCTTTCTTAGAAGAAAAAGTAAGATTATATCTTGAAACATTTGGTTATACGGTTCTTCATGAATATAATTGTTCTATAATACCAATTAATCCCATTTCAGGGTATAAAATGCCTTTTGATAATGAAATAAAAGAATTAAAAATTATTATTGAAGTTCATGGTATTCAACATTATGAATTATGTGGATGGCATATAACACAATCGAAAAAATCAGGAAAAACTCCAGAAGAAGAATTTAAATATCAAAAATGGAAAGACAATCAAAAGAAAAATTTTGCGATAAATAATGGGTATAATTATATAGAGATACCTTATTGGTCTGTAAAAGACGATACATATAAAAACATAATTAATAAAGAAATAACTAGAATATTAAATCAAGAATCCCTAGAGACTGCGGGCATAGCATAGTGATATGTTATGTGAAGTTGTTACGCTCTCCTATTTAGGAAACGTTAATATACAGTCCGAACATGTGAATATAATCTAAAAAGAAATCACAGAGTATACCAGAAATGATATACCGCCATATTTATATATGGTCAGTAATCATATAAAAAATATGATGAAAGTAACAGATTGATTAAAAGAGATATCCGAGATCTATTCAGACCTTTCCGACAAAACCCAGGCTCAACTCTTAGAAAAGCTAGCCGGAAAGCGTAACGGACAAGTAGTAGCCGGATTGCTTACCAACTTCTCAGCAGCAGAACAAGCAATGGAGAATATGGAAAATGCAGCCGGTTCAGCAGATGCCGAAATGAGCATTATTGAAAATTCACTCGAATATAAAATTAATGCACTGAAAGAAACGTGGACAGGTACATTTCAGTCCATGATAGATCGTGGTACTCTTGGTGATGCTGTTGACGATTTAACAACATTATCAGAAGTAGTTGGATTTTTGGCAGAAAATTTTCTGTCATTAAAAACTGTTATTGCCGGAATAGGTATAACAGCGTTCGTTAAAAACTTTACTTGGCTCATTAGAGCGACAAAAATTAATAAACTCGCCTATAGTTTTTAATTGGGTAATCGTAGATAAGAAAATAACATAATGGCGTTATAACAAGTCTATGGATACATGGAGTTTTTAATAAGACTCTGCAAACACTTTTAGCGGAGTATAAACTAAACATGAAGGAGTAAATGCTTGAAAGTTTGGCTAAGTTCAATTAGCCTTCTGGTAATCTTTTTGATTATCACTGGAATACATATCAAACCGTAATCCCTATTTTTGCGGATGAGGTTACGAAAGTAGAAAAAATTGATTATGTTGGCATACGGGAAAATTGGTGAGAACTGATATATAAGCCTAAGTGCTATTGACAACAGATAACGAGCAGGACGGCACTCCACTCTTTTTAGAGTGTAATCGTATATATAAAGGATTTTGTACAATTTAAAATTGTATAGAGAGCAATCCCCACAGACATACCCATCCTTTGAGTAGGCTACAGCCATAATGTAGCATCTGCTTATAATGCATAGTGTACATTGCGATTTTTAATAAGTTTAAGTAATGTATTTGGACGTAGTGTTTCGTCTAACGAGAAAAACTTATAAATATTTGTTATATTTATATTTTGATATAATAAAAAATACATAAGCTATTTAGTTATTTATTCATAGTTTTTTCACATATAATGTATTATAGTATTAAAATAATTGTCGTATATTGCGTTCTGTTTTTATTTACAAAATAGTATATTATATGCTACTCTCTCATTATCATATTTATAAGGAAGTAATTCAAAATGGCAAGAGGAAAGAAAAATATATCTTTGGAAGAACAATTAAGTAAAATAACTATAGAGATAAATAATATGGAAGATTCACTCAGCAAACTAAAGCAAACAAAAATAGAACTAGAAGAACAAATCAAAATGAGCAAGCTGGAAGAACTATATGAATTAATTCAGGAAAGCGGTAAAAATTTTGACGAAGTTAAAGAAATGTTGAATAAGAATATTTAAGTAACAATTATTTTGTTAACAAAAAATTCACAATATGTTCGATTGTATGTTCTGCGATATTCGTGTATATTATAGATAAGAAGTCTAGTGATTTCTAGGAGAAATGCCTGGTTTATCCAAAGTAAAGGTGAATGGGACAGCTCATCTTCCCTATTGGGGGACATGAAACTACCATAGCACAGCCTGTAAAACAGGACGCTGTCCAATTTAAGAAGTTTTATAAGCGTCTAGTTTTTTATACTAGACGCTTTTTATATGGAGAAGAACGATGCTTTCAAAAGAAGATTTGTTAAACTTAGATAATATACCATTATTAAAAGATATATCGTTAGGACTATATAAAGATTTCTCATGTACTTATTTATTACCACGAAAATTTGTATATCATTTTTCTGATAATACTATCATAACGGTAGAATTTGAAGAATGGGGAATTTATCATATGCTAGGTATTCAACATATAGATAATCATATAAAGAATTGCGAATTCTTCCAAAAAATTGATAGCGGTTTATCATTCTCAGATTTTAAAATTAATGATGCAATCAAAACAAGATTTAAAAAACAAAAGAAAAGACTTGCAATGTTTTCTTGTACATATAATACTTTAAGAAAAGGTACTGCGTTTTATATACCTTCTGGTAAAGTGAAAAATACTAATAATGTCGAAATGGATTATATTCTATATCGCACTCTTTATAATAACAGTGGAAATAATAATGGTATGAATATTGGCATCAGATTTGAAAATAATAAATATATCCCTCTTACTGTTTTAATATCCAAACAATCAGCACTTATGGATTATGTAGATATAGAAAATTTCAAGTTAGTTGAAAAATTAGAAATATATGATAATTTAGGAAATATAATAGAAACAATAAGTTATGCTTTAACTACAAAAGACACCAACTAAGGTGTCTTTATATATTCCTATCCCTAATCCAATAGAGAGCCTATATCTAGTGTAATATCAGCATATAGGACGGTACGTAAATTTTAATTAAAAAGGCTTTTTGCGGTAAACTTTTATGAGCAGTTAATTTAACTGCTCTTTTTTCTTGCCTTAAATTACTGTTTCTTTTGTTGTGTACTACTCTCACATTACCAATCAATTTAGAAATCATTCTTTTAAAATTAAATGAAGGGGGGAATTAAGAAATGGATAAAATTCAAGAGATAAAAGATAAAATTCGTACAATAAATCCAAATATTACTGATGAATTACTGGATTTACTGTACGAATATGTAATTACAAAATATGTATGCGATACAAATATAAATAATATTAACGATTTACAAACAGTAATAGACTGTGTAGCGAATCCATTAAAGTATGTAAATAAGGGAAAATAGTGATACTATTGATTATGATTTTCTTGTGATAGTTGAAGTGCTTGTGTCGTCATTTCAGCTATCAAATTTACAATATCTTTATCAAAGTTGTTAGCACTTATTTTTGAGCGATTAAAATCCCATATTAATTGTTGCTTGATTTTTTGATTTTCTTCTGATAATTGTACTTTGCTCATATATACACCCCCATATGTTTAAGATATGCGGATTATATCACACTTATAAACATCACGCAATAATCTGTTCGAGAGTTTATGATTAATTTGATTTGGGATGGCATAATCCCCACTATGATTTTTATTTTGCTATTTGAAAGAGACATCTATTATGGATGTCTCTTTTGTATTGTCTAGAACTGTTGAATTATTAAAATCTCTACTACTTTACAATGCCATGTGAACTGTTTTATTCCCAAGTCTACAGAATTTATTAAATAAAAAATGAAAGGAATTATACACAATGAAAAACACTGTTTGGATTATAATTTCAGCAATCTCTTTGGTTAATATAATATGGAATATATGGATTACTTGCAGTTTAATCTCACTTATTAAGTAAAAAATCTTTTAAATATGAGTACATTATAGTATTACAAATATTCCATATCAAAGAAAGAATTGATATAATTAAAGGGATAAGCCATTTAATGTTATCTTTTAAATTTTTTATATTATTGGCAGACTTTTCTTTGAAGTAATTTTCGTTTAATATTGTTATCGTCACATAATTATTTAGATTATCATGATTCTTGTTAATCCATTTTAATTTAAGAAAACCATTCTGCTCTAATGAATTAAGTATAGTTATAAATTCCGTTTCGGATATATTCGAAGGAATTGTACACATACTATTGCTGACACTTACAGTATTATCAATATCTCTCGGTAAAGACAGTAAAAACTTTAATACTTTTTCTTGTTGTTTATTGAGCATAGTTACTCCTCCCTCGCAAGGTTTTCAAGTATATTTACAATTACCACTCCGTTCCACAATTATTACAATGCCAAGTTTTTGACGTTCTTCCAGCAGCGAATATACCCCAAACTGCGACAGAGCCTGCTTTGGATAATCCTGATATTTTCTTTAAGTTTGTTGAGCCGCAACAAATACATTTGGGTTTATTCTGCCATTCCTGTGCTACTGCGTTATTGTGAGCAATTTCGGCTGGTGAAAGGTCAGAAGGTAATGGAGTTCCGTCAATAATATAATCTATTACCATTCTTGCATTATCAAAGTCACAATTATAATGTTGTATAAGAAGTTCTATGCATTTTAATTTATCTCTACTTTCAGCAACATTACTAATTTTTTTATAAAATTCTGTGTTTTCATCTGCCTCTTTACAGATTTTATCCATTAGATTACGTGGTGTCATATCTTTTCCCTCCTAATATTTTGTTTTTTATTATACTATAATATATTGTACTAAGCAATTAAGAACTATAGGCGAGTCCTTAAATGTTATTAGTACAATAGAAACTGTAATTAAAACAAATAGTCAATTAGGGAATGGATTACTTGATAATGCAGTTTTATCACATAAACTGGCAGAAGCAACATCAGGATATTCACTCGAAGCCATTAAAACAGCCGTAGCACAGTCTACTCTTAATGAAGAGCAAATTAAGGCGATTCTATATCAAAAAGGTTTAACCGGTGAAACACTCAAAACAACCGCAGCAGAATTAGCACAAGTAACAACTACTAATGCTATCACATCTTCCGAAGCAGCGGCAACTACTACAACTGGCGGTTTTACTTTGGCAATTAAAGGATTAACTGCTTCTATAAAATCTTTTCTAGCTTCTAATCCTATTGGGTGGGCAGTTTTAGGTATATCAGCAATAACAGGAGTTATTTATGCGATTAATAAACATAATAAAAAACTCGAAGAAGCCCGCCAAGAAATAATTGATGCTGGTGAAACTGCACGAAGTGAAATATCTCAAACTAAATCAGACTTAGAAGATTTAACCTCTTCTGCTACCGATGCAATAGAAACTTATAGTTCATTAGTAAATGGCATAAATACTGTAAATAATACAAATGTAAAATTATCATCTGATGAATATGATGAATTTATTGAATCAAGTGATAAATTAGGTGAATTATTTCCTGAATTAATAACCGGATTAGATGATGAGGGACACTATATTCTTAATTTAGGTGATAACGCTGAATCTTCTACCGAAAAAATAAATCAATTAATTGAAGCACAACAGCAATTAGTTGCTGAACAAAGTAAGGAATCTCTTAAAACTACTTTTGCTGGTATAGAAGAAGAAACAAGAGGTGGTAGTGATGTAATTGACTCAGCCGAAGCACAGATAGATAAAATAGAACAACTTGATTCTTTTATCAATATGTTCGTGACTGATTTACAAGGTGCAGCCGGTCAATTAGGTTCAAAAACTCTATCATTACCTGATACATATGATGGTGCTGATAGTGAAATTCTTATGAATAATATCAGGGATATAGTAAACGAATCTCTTGGTACTGATTTAAAGACTGAATATAATGATTTAACTCACGAATATTTTCTTGATTTAAATGATATAACTCAAGAACAGTATGAACAAGTTATTAATTCATTATATCTTAATTCTGATGTATTAAAAGATAATATTATACAGCAACTTACTGTTGGTATGTCTGATTCTGAGGATGAAATAAATAATGCTTATAAGAATGAATTATCTACTATTTATACTGCATTATCTGGCGAAGCAGATTATAAGAATCTTTCTACTAATGGGAAAGCATTAGCCGATGCTTTAGTTGCTAATCTTAATTTTGCAGATTATAAAGATGTAATTTCTTCGAAGTATAAGAATGACATTATAACGTTTCTTAATGAAGAAATTCTAAAATCATTATATGATTTATCTGATGATGATAAGGCTAAAGTTGATGAAATATATGCTAATTTGCTTGCTATTGATGAGGATGCATCATTAGAACAAAACATAATAGCAATAGAAGATTATATTTCTCAACTAGCTGATATTCTTGGTTTGGACAAAAATCAATTAAAAATTAAGCTAGGATTTGACACAGATGAGGACGAAGCGGAATTACAAAGAATTAAAGATAGATTAGGATATAATAGTAACGCAAGTGATTCTACTTCTGGTAATAAAAACCAGACAATTAATTCTTTTGTGGGTCAATTGAATAAAGAAGACGCTAAAATAGCTGATTCCCCAGAATTTGAAAAGGCGGTAGAAAATCAAAAACAAAAAGTAATTGATGCAGCACAAGAAACAAAGCAAACTGTAGAAGAAGAAATGAAATCTCTTGAAAAGGATGGCACAGTTAATCTTACACTCCGTCCTACTATTGATACTTCTTTGTTAAATGAAGCTGGTTGGGATGCTGGTGAAGGAACTGCTACTGTATTTTCAAGTACATATTCAAATGAAGATGGAACTGTTGCTGTTAATTTTACTCCAATAATTGCAGACCCAGAAACAGGAGAATATTTAGGCATACTTAGTCCTGAAGAGTTACAATCGTATGCAGAAGGTGTAATTGCCGGTACTCGTGAAGACGATTTGAATCTTCAAATCGGAGGAGAATTTACTGGTGATGACGCAATAGAGCAAGCTGTTAATGAAGCTGAAAATATTCATGAATTGCAAGCACAGTATTATTTAGACACGGAACAAAATATAGATAATGTTGTATTATCAGTCGATGATTACAATGCTGCTTTACAGGAAGCAAAAAACACTTTAGAAACGTTTACTTATGATTCCTTCGAAGACGCTTGGGCAGCTCTTGATGATCCAGAAGATGACACTCTCAAAAATTTAAAGAGTGAACTAGAAGACCTCGCCGAAGCAGGACGATTAACAGAAGAAACATTTAATAAATTAGATGGTTCAGATACGTTCCTTAATCAAATAGGATTAAGTGCTTCCGAGGCTATAATTAAAATAAATGAACTCCAAAGTTCTTCTTCACAGTTGTCTTCTCTCAGCAAAGAAATATCTGCAATGTCGGATGCACTCGCTACAAAATCATCTGATGGATTTATAGATGCTGATACTCTCTCCGGTTTTGACGCAACAGTTCGTGGCTTAGATAGTTGGAAAGACTTTGAAGAACTCTTGGGAAGTTCAGAATCTTCTATGGCAGATTGTCAGGAAGCTGCTAATGCTTTAGCAACGGAATATGTAAATTCAAACAATTTCTTATCTCAATTAAATGACACTAATGCAGATTATTATACTACCCAGCTTAAAGCTATGGGTGTTGATAATGCCGAGGAAGTTGTCAAAGAAGCATTGAGAAATCAGAACGAAGCTTTGGCTGCATCAGAAGAATTTGTAGCGAAAAAGAAAGAAGAGACAGGTAACGCCTCTTATGAACTTACTAATGCCACTGGTGATGAAATTAATGCATTTGCCGAAGAAACTAATATGGCTGAAGGTACATCTACGGCACTTATGCAATTAGCTTTAAAGAAAGCGTATGCAAATAATGCAACTCTTGATTTTAGCGGTGATATTACTAATATGGCTAGTTATGTAAAGGCTATTAATGGTACTTGTTATGCTTTAAGTACTTTAGCCTCTGCAAAAGATGGTGATATAAAAGATACGAGTGCTCTTGAAAAAATAAGGGCACAAGCTCAAGCCGAAATAGATTCAGCTATGAATAAAACCAGTACTAACATTAGCATAAACCCATCAGGTGTATCTAGTTCCTCTTCATCCGGTTCAGGTTCAGGCGACTCCGGTAGTTCATCATCCGATTCCAAAACTTCAATAGACTGGATTCAACGTAGAATTGAAACTCTTAACACAGCAATAGATAAGCTTAAAGCAAACCTTGAAAATGCATTTTCTGTTAAGAAGAAAAACAGTATTATTGATAGCGAAATCAAAAAGTCTAAAGAACTTTTAGACACTTATGATAAAGCAAATCAGAAATACTCTTCTATCGCTGATAATTATGCAAAGCAAAATTCCAAAGTGCTTACTGACAGCATGATAAAGAAAATTCAGAGTGGTGCTTATGATATTAATGAGTATAGTTCTGAAACTGCCGAGATTATCAATACTTATAAAGACTATTATGATAATGCCCAAAGTGCAGCACAGTCATATGAAGAAACTATTACTGAAATTCGTAACCTAGAAATAGAAAAACTTCAAAATCTTCAAGACCAAGCTGATGCCAAGGCAGAATTATATGAAACTGAAGCAGAGTCAACTGATTCTGCAAAGAAGAAAAACAAGTATCTTCAGAAAGAGATAACCCAACTTGGTAAGTCATATCAGTATCAGGTGGAAATTGCTTTAAAGACAAATGATATTACAGAAGCATCTAAACTAAGACTTGAATATGAACAGAAAATTCTTTCAGTAATGGAGGAACAACTACAGAATATTCAAGACCAGGCTGATAATACAGTATCTTATAACGAAGCAAAAATAGAAAATACCTCTAGTTCAACTAAGAAGAAAGAATTATATACTTCCAATGCCAGCGAATACGGAAAAGCTGTTACTAAGACTCAAAACTATTTAAAGAGTACGGATTTTAAGAATGACATTAAGACAGCAACTAAGTCAGAAATGCAGTCTAGTTATGGTGAGGGAACAGCTAATTATAAGAGTATAGATAAATTATTATCTAAATCTAAGGTTAATAAGAAGATAATTTCTAAAATCCAGAGTTATCTTAAAAATGGAGAAAGAATTCCTGATAAACTTCTTGCTAAATGTGAGGGTACAAATTTCTATAAAAAGCTTGTCAATTATAATAAGGCTTATGATGAGAACTATGATGAAAATAAGAAATCATTAACCGACACAGCAAATCTTCAGATTGAAGAAGACATCAAGAATCAGAGAGAATCTAAAATATCTGCTATTCAAGTTGATGTTGATGATGCTAACGCTAAATCTACTCTGTATGAAACCCAAGCTTCCAACAAAACAAGCTACAAAGATAAAAACAAGCTTATAGATAAACAAACTGAGCAGTTAAAGACATATTATAAAGGTTTAATTAAGATTGCAAAACTTGAAGGAGATGTAACTGAACAGAAACGTTTACAAGCTGAATGGGAAGCTAAACAGGTTGAGCAAGAAAAGACTAAGTTTGATAATATATCTTCTGCTTACAGTAATAAAATAGGTTTACTTGAAAACCAAATGACTTCAATTGACAATCAAATTGCCGAAATTGAAGCAAGAGGTATGACCGTTAGTGCATCTTATTATAAGTCTCAGCAGAAAATCAATAATCAAGAGCTTAAAAAATATCAAGCTGAAAAAGTAGCATTAGAAGAACAGCTTAAAAATATTAAAGAAGGCACGGATGAATGGTATGCTGCAAAAGATGCCATCCAAACTTGCGAAGATAATATATCTAAATGTACTCAAAAGACATATGAGTTAAATGATGCTATTACACAGTTAAAGCTTGATTCTTTCGACAAGGTTTCAGAAAAAATCGGACGTGTTATTGATGAACAGGAATTTTTGCAAAGTTTGTTCGAACATGAAAATACTACTGATGAAGACACGGGAGAATTTACCGAAGCTGGTCTTGCAAAGTTAGGTTCAACTTCTGCTCAATACTATCTCGCCAAACAAAGAGCTGAGAATGATAAGGCTTTACTTACCGATTTACAAAATGTAAAAGAAAAAGGTTTACAATCTGATGGAACGTATAAATTAGGTGACTATGTATTTAACTCACTTGATGAATTACAAGATAAGATAGACGAAACTTATACCACTTGGCAAGATGATATTAAGGAAACGTATAGTTATGAGTCTGATATTGTTGACTTGATGAAGGAAAAGTATCAGTCAGAGCTTGATTTAGTCAAGGAATTAATCGATCAGAAGAAGAACGAACTCTCAATTTCTAAAGATTAAATAAAAGATATAAATTTAAGTATCTTTTTTAGTCCGCTATATTCCGAAAGGTTTATAGTGTATTGTTTTGAATTGCTGGAAAACCCGAAGGATATTTAAACTACAGCATAGTGATGAAATATGCACAAGTGCGAATGTTAGAAAATTAAATATATAAATGACATGAACATCTAGTAAACTAGGTGTTTTTTATTTTGTCTAAGAATGGGCAATCAGCAGCGAAGCCCCGAACAGGGGAACGTTCAACGACCATCGGCTGAAATGCCGTTAGGGAGAAGCCTCCCGAAGTGGAACACACCTAAGTTTGTGTAAACAAATATGGTGAATGATATGGTCTGTACTCCTATGGATGACATAGGGAAAATTCACTTATAAAAGTGAATCTATAGGGTTTAGCGAACCTTTATAAATAAAAAATTGTTTAAAAAATGAAAATAAATTAAGTAGTGAAATTAAAAAAGAAAGAAGGTGAAAAATGGGAGTTACGAAGACGCATGAAGAATATGTAGCAGAATTAGCTATTAAAAATCCTGACATCGAAGTTATTGGAGAATATAGTGGAGTTCATAATAAAATATTACATCGCTGCAAAAAAGATGATTACATTTGGGAAGTAACTCCTGATAATATTCTTCGAGGAAAAGGCTGTCCTAAGTGTTCAAAACATATAAAATTTACACACGAAGATTATGTAAACGAACTTGCTCTGACTCATCCAAATATTCAAGTAATGGAAGAATATATTAATAATAATACACCTATAATGCACAAATGTTTGATTCATAATATTGAATGGAAATCTGTTCCTGCTACTGTAAAAAATGGCTATGGATGTAAAGAATGTGTTAAGGAATATATGAGAGAAAAACGAGTTAAGAGTCGTGATGAATATATAGAACAATTAAATTTGATTAATCCAAATATTATGCTTATTGGTGATTATATAAATGCTCACACACCTACTCTACATAGATGTTTAATTGATGGTTACGAGTGGATGTTAAAACCAAATAACGCTCTTTCTGGTAAAGGATGTCCAAATTGTTATGGAAATATAAAGAAAAACCAATTAGAGTATGTTGAGGAATTATCTTTAAAAAATCCAAATTTGGAGGTATTAGAAGATTATATAAATGCTAAAACTCCTATTTTACATAGATGTAAAAGACATAATATAAAATGGAAAATAAGTCCTGATAATGCATTACATGGATATGGATGTAAAGAGTGTTTAAGGGAAAAGATTGGAGAGAAGAATTCTAAAACACATGAACAATATGTAAAAGAATTAAAAGAAATTAATCCCAATATTATTGTACTTGGTGAATATATAGATGCTAAAACGCCTATTTTGCATAGATGTTTGATTGATGGGTATGAATGGATGGTGCGCCCTGACAATGTTTTATGCGGTACTGGATGTCCGAAATGCGCTGGCAATATTAAAAAAACTCATGAAGAATATGTTTATGAATTATCATGTATAAATCCATATATTAAAGTAATAGAAAAATATATAGATTCAGTTACTCCTATTTTACATGAATGTTTAATTGACGGATATCAATGGTATGCTGCACCAACAAATCTTTTGTCTGGTTGTGGTTGTCCACAATGTCATGAATCTAGTGGTGAAAGGCAAATAAGAACTTGGCTAGAAAAGCATGATGTTTTATATGATTTTCAAAAAAGATTTTCTGATTGCAAAGATATCAATTCGCTTCCGTTCGATTTTTATCTCCCAGATTATAATATAGCAATTGAATATGATGGAAAACAACATTTTGAACCAATAGAATATTTTGGTGGAGTTGTAGCATTTGAACGAACTGTTAAGCACGACAATATAAAAAATAATTATTGTAAAAATAATGGTATATCGCTTCTTCGTATACCATACAATAAAAATGTAGAAGAAGAATTAAACAATTTTTTATTTATTTAATATAGTAACATTCTAGTTACATGACTATCAAAAAGAAGTCACGGAAAAAACAAAATCAATTAATGTACTTAAACAACAAATTTCAGCATATCAAAATGACTCCTCACAGGAAGGAAAAAGTAAGTTACAATCCTTAACATCTCAGCTTAATGATTCCGTCCAAGATTTACAGGATACCGAATATGATCGTATGATTAGCGACACTCAAGACATGCTCGATAACTTATACGATGAATATTCCGACCTAATTTCCAAGAAACTCGATGATTTCTCAGGTCTTGTAAAAGAAGGTCTTAAAACTTCTAATGATAATACAGCTACTATATCTTCTTATCTTGAAACAGTTGCTAAAGACAACGGATATACACAAGAAACTAAAGATTTATTTAATGGTGTAGCTACCAGTATTTCCGCTTCTGTTAAAGAACTTGTTTCAGAAATTAAAGCTGAAGAAAAATCAAACAGTGATACAAATTCTGATACAAATAGCACGTCAGATGACAAGACTACAACAAACAAAACGGATATCAAACAAAATAAAGCAGATGAAACAGCAAAAATAGAGTCAGCTAAAGCAACAGTCAAAAAAGAAATTGAAACGTCAAAAGCTAAAACATTAACGGCAAACGCAATAGCAATAGCAAAAACTAAAAATCAGTCCAAAAAATCTAAGGTTGAAAACATTTTTGCTAAGACAGAATATTTCAATACTGCAAAAAAGAAAAAAGCAAGTGATTATCAAACTAAGATTAATCAATATTTGTTTAAAAAAGACGGGAAAGTTCTTAGTAGTTCAGGTTTAGCTGCTCTTCGTAGTGCATTGGGTGTTTCCAAGAATTCTGAATTATATGATGCTATGGTAGCCCTAAAGAAATCAGTTGGTGATATTTCTAATGTTAAAGGCTTCAAAACGGGTGGTATCGCACAATTAGTTAGATCTAAAGGCGAAGATGGAATTGCAATGGTTCGTAATGGTGAAGGTTTAATTGCACCTGAAAATGTATCTGACATTCAAGAGCTATTAAAGTCTGTCCCTATTATGAATGATTTAACCAATTCATTAATTAAACTTCCTGACTATTCTAGTCTTGCATCAGTTAATAATATTGGCAGTACAACTGTCGGTGATATGGTATTTAATATTGATATGAATAACGTAACAAATGCAGAGGAAATTATAAATGCAATTCAGACTGACCAAAAAGTACAAAAAGCACTTCGTTCTGTAACAACAGATAGAATTGCCGGTGGTACAAGATTAGGTGTCAACAAAATAAAATAGTAACTATTGTTTATGGAGAGTGTCATTTGGCACTCTCCTATTCTTATATAGAAATGAGTGATTGAATGTTTAGCAAAATCAAATCAAAAGAAATTACAGATGTTTTGTTAGAAGAAAACAAGCGTCTTAAAAGAGAAAATCAAAGATTACGTGATTCTCTTGAAGAGTTACAGAAATATAAAGATGAATATAAAAAATTAATAGATGACATGTCTAAACTAAGAAATGAATATAAAGAGAAAATGAAATTATTCGATGATATTGAAGTCGAATATAGGAAAGAACTTGAAAAATTGACAAAGAAATAAATATAGGTGGTGATTATATGTATGCAACAGATTTTTTGTTTGATGAAAACCGTCTTAGTGATTTTGGATGTATTATAGGTTCTTTTGGCGGGGAGTTTGAAACTGCTACTGGCGGTAGTATAGAATATACTGTTGTCCAATCACCTAGTAATGATAGATTTAATTTTTATGGCTCCCAATTAAATGAACAATTAGTATGGAATTTTTCCATACTAAAAAATCCATGTCAGAATGAAAATGACGAAATGTATTTTACTCAATATGAAGAAAGCCAGTTATCACAATGGTTAGAGAAACAAGATGGTTTTAGATTTTTCCAGTTTGACCAAGAAGGATATGAAGACATTTATTATAGGGTGCAAATTCTTAAAATGCCACATCAAATAAATGGCAAAACTATAGGTTTTGACTTAACTGTTACCTCTGATTGTGGATATGCTTATTCTGAGGAAATAATCAAAACATTCACTTTTAATAGTAAAAAAACTATTAGGTTAGATGTACATAGTGACACAAATAGTTATATACTACCCTACTTCACAATCTATGGAAAAGGTAACTTCTATATTAGTAACAATAGTGATTTATCTCAAAATTATTCTAACGGCAAAGATACTGAGTTCACTGATGTTAATGAAACAATTGTTATGGATTCTGAAAATGACATTATTGGATTATTGGAAAACGAAGGGAAAGATAATGAACAGATAGTAAGTTACTCTTCACCTAAGAAATTCAATTGGTACTTCTTACGTCTAGTTAATGGAGTGAATAATATAACTACTAATTCAACAAGCGATGTAACTTTAAAAATAAAATATAGAGAACCGAGGAGGGTTATAATTTAGAATGAGTGAAACAAATGAAATAAAGAAACCCTATCAGGTTATTAAGATAGATAAATATACTAAAAAAATTCAAACACCTAATCTCCTACTTATGAATCGTGCCTGTAATGTTATTGGTAAGATACCTAAGTATGATGATTGGAATATTTCATTAGTAGGTAATGGTATAGATGAAATATCTTTTACTGTTCCAAAGTATGTGAACGGTGTTATATGTCCTGTCTGGGACAGTATAGAAGATTTAAAAATCGTTGAAGTACAAGGATTTGGAAGATTTGAAATATCAGTCGATTATACGGATAATACACAAACTACGAAATCAGTAAGTGGACAATCATTGGAAGTTGAATTGGCACAAATATCATTATATGAATTTCATGTTAATGATGATGATGCTACTACAATGGTACAAACAGAATATAATGAAGACGATTTTGATAGTGAAGGTAACTTTATTCCTACAGTGTTTTATAAACCATCTGATGAAAAACACTCTCTTCTTCATAGATTATTAGCAGATAAAGCACCACATTGGAGTATAGGGTATGTAACCCCTTATATTGCTTTGGATGAAGAAAGTCAACCTGAAACAGTAGGTACTTTCCAACGTACATATACTTCTGATGGGACAAGTATATATGATTTACTTACAGGTGATATTGCAGAAGAAAGTAATGTCATTTTTATTTTTGACACAATGAATCGCCAAATAAATTGTTATAGTTTGTGTGATTGTATTGACCAAAGTACAGGAAACATTATGTGTTCTGGTATTGGTGAAGATACTAATATTCTACTTTCTAAAAATAAGCTGGCAAATGAAATATCTATTTCATCAAACAAGGATGAGGTCAAAAACTGCTTTAGAGTTGAGGGTGGTGACGACACTATCACTGCTATGGTTGCTGCCGTTAATATGAATGGTAGTAATTATATATATCAGTTTGCAGATTTTCAATATAATGATATGTCTGAGGATTTAAGTAGTGCAATAAAATCTTATCAGAATATAATGTCTGATGAATCTATCCAAAACGAATATTATGGTGAGAATGGTATTTATACTAAACTGTGTGAAAAATATGATGAATTAGCTTATTACCAATCATCCATGATGCCTAGCGTCGAATTAGAAGATACTACTGCCGAAGAACAATATAATAATATAGTTAGCGAACTAAAATCAATGACAATCGGTGTATCTTCAATGTCTAATTATGATAATAAGTATTTTACGGCAGTCACCAATAATGTAATTGCAATAGCAGAAGTCTTGTTAGATTCAAGGTATGAAATAGAAGTCATAGATGGGACTACTTCTTTTACACTATCTTCAGATAAAACATATGGTACATGGAAGGGTAATATTTTAATTACAAGAACATCTGACGAAACAGAATATTATCCTAGAACTGATGACGAAAAGAATCAAACATTTAATGTAACAGTTAATGATGATGAATTGACATATGAGAAACAGAAAATTCAAAAAGCATTAGCTAAAGCTGATATGACGGAAGTGGATTTTAATGTTGCTGAAATGTCTGATGATGAAATCAGAGATTATTTTGACCTATATAGTTTAAGCCGTTTGGATGCTTTTGCAGAGGGGTACAATACATGTTTAAGTACGTTGATGTCAATAGATGATTCTTCTGATGTTAAAAAAGAATTATATAGTCAATATCAAAATTATTATTCAATCGTTACGGAAATACAAGAAAAAAGACAAGCACAGGTAGATTCTATTAATGATGAAATTGATGCTCTTTCAAAAGAACAAAAAGCTTTTCAAGAAAAATATGATTTCCAAACATTTTTAAATAATTTAGATGTTGCTAACAACTTAGAAGAAGGAAGTTTATATAAAGAATTTTGTGCATACCGTAGAGAAGATTCGTATAAAAATGATAATTATATTTCAGATGGCTTATCTACTTCTGAATGTCTTGCTAAAGCTAAAGAATTGGTTGAAGTTGCAACAAAAGAAGCAAAGAAAGCATGTGTATTGCAACGTACTATCTCTACTAATCTGAACAATCTATTTGCTCTTCCTGAGTTTGAACCATTCTATGATAAGTTTGCATTATTTAATTACATAAGAGTTCGTACTGATGATGAAATATTAAAGCTAAGACTTATTGGTGTTGATTTTAGTGGCGATTCTATAGAAAGTATTAATGTTACATTTTCTGAACAAATTGAATCAGTTGATGGAACTACGAGTGATTTGACGAGCCTTTTACAACAAGCAAGTAGTATGGCTACAAGCTACTCTTCCACTACTTTACAGGCTAAAAAAGGCGATGCGGCACATAGTACATTTGATGACTTATACAATAATGGTTTAAATACTGCTAACATTATGCTCACAAATAATACAGATCAAGAAGTAACATTGACCACTGCTGGTCTTATATGCAGAAAACAGATGGATGAAGGATATTATAGTCCTAAACAATTTAGATTGTGCAATAATATTCTTGGTTTTACCACTGATAATTGGAAAAGTACCTCGGCTGCTTTTGGAGAATTATTATATACTGACCCTATTACTGGTGAAAAGTCTTGGAAATATGGTGTTTTAGCTCCAGCTTTGATAGGCGAATTGATTGTTGGAAAACAAATGTATATAGGTAACAAAAATGGAAATGTTCAAATCACTGGTGATGGGATTACAATAACTAATGGAGTTATTCAATCTGCCAATTATTCTGAAACTGATAAAACAGGAAGTATCCTTGACTTGACTGATGGTAGTTTTAGTTTTGCAGGAGAAAAAATAAAATGGGATAAAACCAATCTATCAATCATAGGTAACATTTCAGCTACAAGTGGTTCATTAGGTAATTGGTATATCAATAATAATAGAATTTGTTCTTCTAAATCTATATCTATAGGCTCAAAAGAAGCTGGCTTATTGTTAATAAATGAAAGTGATAAACCATTTATTCATGCGCAAAATTCATCAGGAACGACTATGTTTACTATTGATAGAACTGGCAAATTAAAATCTACAGATGCTGATATATCAGGAAAAATAACTGCAACTAGTGGTACTATTGGTGGTTGGAATATAAGTGATTTAAAAATATATAGTGGAGATACTGATACAGGTGTTGCTGTTATGCAAAAACCAACGTCTGGTACTACATATGTTTTTGCTGCGGGTGGTACATCTCATACTAGTTATGATGATTGTCCATTTAGAGTTACTAAAAAAGGACAATTAACAGCAACCAATTGTAACATTGAAGGAACTATAAAAGCTACAACAATAAAGGCTTATAAAGCATATTATATTTATGATGATGATTTAGAAGAAGACGTAAAAATAATTACACGCTCGCTAGATGATTCTTCAGATTCAAACTATAAATTTGGCAGGTTATCAGATAATGGATATAATAGTCCTTTAAATTATATTGGGTTTAAAGATATGTCTCAAGAAAGGTCTTGTTATGTTCGTTCTGATAAGTTCAGCACTGATTGTAATATTGAGGCAGGAGGGAACATATATTCAACAGGGAAAATTGAATCAAAAGGTAATATTGAGGCAGGAGGGAACATATATTCAAATCAAAAATATTATGCAAATGATATATCAATTCTCGAATATGGTATTGATGATGATAAAAAAACAAGATGCCGTGTGGGTGATAAAAATTTAAACTATTGTGTGCTGAGAGGAGAGACTGTTACACATTATAATAGTTCTGGGTATACTACTCTTTCAGATGAACGTTTAAAAAATTCTTTCGAGTCATTAGATAATTTTGATGATGTCTTTATGGGTTTACAAGCAATAAGATTTAAATATAATAATGGTACTTCTGGGAGATACCATTTTGGTTTTAAAGCACAAGACGTAAAAGAAGCGTTAGAAAATAATGGTTATACTACTCAAGATTTTGGTGGATTCGTACAAATGTCAGATAGTACAGACGATGAAGATTATTGTGGTATAGATGATCCTATGGGATTAATTTATACAGAATTTACTTCTTGGAATACCCATATGATTCAAAAGCTATATAAAAAGGTAGACGAACAACAAGTAACAATAGAACAACAGCAGACAGAAATAGATACCCTAAAAGAACAGGTATCTTTTCTATTGTCAAAAATTTCATAACAAATAATTGTTAAAGGAGATATAACATTGGACACAGTTATTAAACAAATATCTATAGATTTATACTCTCCTACTTTTTACGAAGTAATTAAGGCTCAACAAGGTGATAAAAATTCACGTTCTGTTGAGTTTATTTTGTATAACCAAGGAGAGTTATACAGTATACCTGATGGTATAAAAATTAAATTGGAAGGACAAAGGGGTGATAAATCTTCAATCGTTAAAGACTGTACATATTCTGATAATGTTGTTACAGTAATATTAGATGAAGATTTATTATATTATTCTGGAATATGTAAACTTAAAATTGTACTTTATGATTTAGATGAATCTACGATTCTATCTACAATTCCATTCACTCTTTCTGTCCAAAAAAATCCATTAAACAATGATGAATTTGAAAAAAACAATTATTCTTTACTGAATAAATTAATTCTGAAAGAAGAAGAGAACGAAAAGAAAATTTCAGAATTATCTCAAACGGTTGAAGAATTAAAGGAACTTATAAATAATAAAAATTGAAAGGAGGAGTAATTAAAAATGGCTACATTTCAAGAGTCTATCGCTTCTCAAAGTAATTCTACTACTACATCTGCTACAAGTGCTATATCCGTTCAAAGTGATGATGTAGCAGTTGATGAACAATGGGTTCGTGCTGATGACAAATATACATGGTATGAGGAATATGTAGATGATAAGGCATATTCTGTTGTCGATTCTTTAAAAAATGTATCTGTTAATAAAGAACAGATAAATCTCACACAGGAAAAGAACTCACAGATTATCAGTTTTTTAATGTCAAGATATAGTGATGGAATTGATATTGCCAACGCTGCAACACTGGAGTTTCATATAGTTAATGCAGATAACAAAGAATATAAGTTACCAGCAGTTAACGTATCATACAGTTCAACACAAATTCGTTTCCATTTCTTAATAAATGAATATGTGACTGCCGTTAAAGGTATTTTAAAATTTGAAATTATTGCTACCGGATCTACTTCTGCCGGTGAATATGTATGGAGGACAAGACCGAATAGTGAAATAAATATTCTTGAATCATTATCTGGAAATGGAACAATCGAACCTGGTGATGGTTGGGAAAGTTATACTAATATCATTACTAAGAAAGTTATTGAAGCACAGACAGCAGCTAAAGAAGCGCAAGAAGCTTCTGCACAAGCCAAAACTGTTGTAGGGGACGCAAAGACAGAATTACAGGAAAGTGTTGATACTGCTATTGCTGATAAATTATCTGATTACTATACCAAAGAAGAAGTTGATGATTTACTAAAAAATATAGATTTACAACCAGTATATGATGCAATAGATGATATAAATGGTTTAAAAGACATATCAGTTGAAGTAAATGAAGATACAATGACTATAATATCCCAAACATTGTATTTTAAAAATGGCGAAGAAATTAAAATTCCATTAATTTTAAACCCTACTTCTGAATGGTCTACTGCTTTTGCAGATAGTATAAAATCTGAAATACAGACTAATATAGATACTGTCTCTAATGATTTATCCTCATATAAAGAAACTGTTACTGATAAATTTACAGAATTAGAAGCTTCTGTCGAAAATATAGATGTAAGTGATAAAGTCTATAGTAAGGATGAAGTAGATTCTAAAATTTCTACTGCTGTTTCTGGTATAAATTCTTCTATTAACGAAGTCAAAGCTACTGCTAATTCTAATAAAGAAGATATTGGTACACTTGGAACTGCAATCAGCGAATTATCTGATAAGATTGGTGAGGGAAATTCTGATGAGATAAAGACATACTATGCAACTTATAATACATCTGATGATGCAAGTGAAGATGATAAATATAAATTCAGCTTATGGGAAGTAACTGGTGATGATACTGAAAACCCTGTAGAGGTAAGTAGCTTTAAAATACTAGGAGGCAGTGGTGGAAGTGGTCAGTCCTCTTCTACTATGACAATAAAGTATATCACAACAACTCCTGTTACTGCTTTATATGGTGGCAATGTTGTATTGAAATATCATTATACTTCTGTTGACTCATCTAACATTGGTATTGGTGGTACTGCTACTTGGAAAGTTGGAAATACTGTTGTTGGAACACAGACAATTTCTTCTGATACAGATAATGAATTTGATATCAGTGATTTTGTTTCATTAGGAACTCAGAAAGTTTTATTATCTATTACTGATGATAATGGTACTACTGCTACTCGTACTTGGACAGTACAGATGGTAGATGTTCGTTTAGAGTCATCTTTTAATGATACATTTACTTATCCGATTGCACCGATTAGTTTTACATACACACCATATGGTTCTATCTCTAAGGTAGTTCATTTTATCTTAGATGGTGTTGAATTAGATTCCGTAACTACTTCATCGTCTGGTATTCCAATGTCCTATACTCTTCCAGTACAAGAACATGGCTCACATTTACTTGAAACATATATTACTGCTACTGTAAATGGAGTAACTATTGAAACAGACCATATATTCAAAGATATTATTTGGTATGATGAAACGTCTGATATTCCAATAATCGGTTGTAGTCAAATTAATATTGATTCCATGCAGTACAATACAACTAATATTACCTATGTCGTATATGACCCAAATACAGAAACTCCAAAAGTTACTTTGGCTGTTGATGGAAATGTAATATCTAATCTTACTCTTACATCTAATTCTAATACATGGGCTTATAAGACTTCTGATGTTGGAACACATATCTTAACAATTACTTGTCGTGATGTTGTAAAGACAATCACTGTTAATATTGAAGAACTTGATATAGATGTATCTCCTGTTACAGCTAATCTTGCTTTCGACTTTAATCCTAATGGAAAATCAAATAATGACGAGAATAGATTATGGTCTGATGGTGATATTGCGATGACCGTATCTGATAACTTTGACTGGGTAAATGGTGGATATCAGATTGATGAAAATGGCGACCAGTATTTCGGCATTAAAGCCGGTACTACTGCTATTATCAATTATCAGTTATTCTCTGATGATGCTAAGAAAAATGGTAAGGAATTCAAACTTGTATATAAAACAAGTAATGTTAGAAAGGCTAGTGCTACATTCTTACAATGTATGGATAGTACAGGAAGTTCACAAATTGGTTTGCAGATGAATGTCCATGAAGCATATGTATATGGAAGTGCTGGAAGTTTGTATTTGCCATATTCAGAGGAAGATATTATTGAGTTCGAGTTTAATATAAACAAGGACACAGATATTCCTATGGTTATGGGATATGAAGATGGTGTTGCTACAAGACCTATGATATATACGGACTCTCATAGCTTTACACAGAATACCCCACAATATATTACGATTGGTTCTGAGGACTGTGATGTAGCTATTTATCGAATGAAAGCATACTCTTCTTCTCTAACAGATACAGGTATTTTAAATAACTTTATTGCAGATGCCCGTAGTGCGGAGGAAATGATTGCTAGATATAATCGTAATCAGATTTACGATGAGAATAATAATCTTACACCTGAGAGCGTTGCAAAGGCTTGTCCTGACTTGAAGATTATTAAGATTGAATGCCCACACTTTACAAATGACAAGAAGGATTATGTAAAGAATACAAACGTGGAATGTATTCATACTGGTGGTGATCCAGTTAGGGATAACTGGGTATTTAAGAACGGATTTCATGCCGGACAAGGCACTACTTCTAATGAATATGGTTTTGCTTCAAGAAATATAGATATTATATTTGGTTTTGATGGCAAACATCAAGTAACAAGTAAAATTCCACTCGATGAATCATATATTACTGAATTAACATTAGGTGATGGTACAAAAGTAACGGATGGCTCTGGAAAAGTTCAATTAACAAGTACATCTGTACCTAATAATTGGTTCAATATTAAAACAAACGTTGCATCTTCTGAGAATGCAAATAACGCATTACTCCAAAAGAGATACAATGATTATATACCGTATACTTCTCTCGCTCAGACAAGAGATTCCAGAATTAAAAATGATATGGAGTTTGTGAACTGTATCATCTTTATAAAAGAAAGTGATTCAGATTTAACTACTCATAGGGAATTTAATGATACAGAATGGCATTTCTATAGTTTGGGCAACATTGGTGACTCAAAGAAAACCGACCTTACAAGAGCATATGACCCAGATGATATGAATGAGTTCTGTATTGAAGTAAGTGATAATACTCTTCCTAACTCTACATTTTCTACTGGTGTTTATGATGAATCTGGTAATATAGTATATCCAATTTCAAAAGACCAATGGAAAACTGGTAATGAAAAATACGATGCTTTGTATAATAACTGGGACGATTCTTTTGAATTTAGATATGACTGTTGTGGTGATTCAAAGGATGGAGATGCAATTTCTTCCGATGAAGCTAAAACAACCATTCGTCAGAATAACCGCCAGATTTGGAGAGACTTCTACGAATGGGTTATTACTTCTACAGACGAAGAATTTGTAAATGAGCTTAGTGATTGGTGCGTAAAGGAATCTATTTTGTATTGGTATCTGTTTACTTTAAGATACACTATGATAGACAACAGAGCCAAAAATCTGTTCTGGCATTATGCAAAATGTTCTGACGGAAAGTATCGTTTTGATTTATGGGATTATGACAACGATAAAAATGCTGTGTCGTTGTAAAACTTTTTCTAATATACGGCAAAACTCCAGAGATGGACAATGCCGAGGAAGGCTATAAACATAGTCGCCTTCAACGACTGAGCGAAAAAGACTTTGTTGAGACGGCTTGACAAAGTATGCAACAGTCTGAACTGCAACAATAATCTAATAATGAAATTGCAGAGAGAGGGTCAAGTGTAAAGACACTTTAAAGAAGAACCCTCTCCGCCTGTTTATAAACAGGTCACAAAAGTAACAGAAAAGACAGCACTTGGCATAAAGTGTTAGTGCCAAGTATAAAAAATCTCTCCTAATATACGGCGAAAACCCAGAGATGGGCAACGCCTTCCAACTATATATTCATTTGGAACCCCTTATAAATAATTGCGGGTTCTTTTTTTGTGTATTTTTACAGAAAGGAGGTAAAATATGATTGAGATAGATAATAAACAATATTTTGGAATTATTTATAAAATTGAAAACCTAATCACTCATTGTGTTTATATAGGTCAAACTACCCATCCAAAAGGTTTTAACGGTAGATATTTGTATAAAGGTAATGGAATTGAAAGAGTTTATAATTATTTAAAATGTAAAAGAGATTGTGGTGAAAGATATAATAAACATTTGCTTCGCTCAATAGAAAAATGTGGTTTAGATGCGTTTGTAGTTGATGAAGTTTATGATACCGCTGATACAATGCAAGAACTTAATGATAAAGAAATATATTATATTAAAAAATTCGATAGTTATAAAAATGGATATAATATGTCTTATGGCGGAGACAGTTTTAGTGGTACAAAAAGACCAAAAGGAAAAGATTGTCCAAATAGTAAACCAGTATATCAAATTGGTTTAGATGGTAATGTAATTAAACTTTGGGATAGTATTACAGAGGCATCTAAGTCTTTAAATGTAGATTTATCTTCTATTTCTTTAGCTTGCAAAGGAAAATGTAAAACTGCTGGAAAATACGTATGGGTATTAAAAGATGATTATTCTAAAGATATAAATTACAGCAGAATTCCACAAATAAAAGACAGGGGTAAAGGAACAAAACCTGTTTTATTATTAGATAATAATGGAAATATAATGGAAGAATTTTACTCTGTTAATAATGCAGGTCTTAAATTAGGTATATTACCACAAGAAGTTAGTAGAATTTGTTTGCATAAAACTAATAATTGTAAATTTAATTTAAAATATAAAAATGAATATATAGAGGAACAACGACTAAACGGAGAGACGTTTATGGTTGGATAAACGATGTAATAGTCTGAACTGCGACTATAATCTAAAAAATGAAATCGCAGAGGAATGGTCAAGTGTAAAGACACTTTTGGAAGTACCATTCCCGCCTATAAAATATATTATAGGTCATAAAAGCAACAGAATTGTAACAACTCAGGAATGCTTTCTCTTAGTTATGGTAAAGAGGATACGGATTACAGAACAGATGGGGATGCAAGTTCTGGTTATGTATTCAATGCTGCTGAAAGTGTTTTCTGGTGTCGTATACGTGATTTGATGCATACAGAATTAAGAAGTATGTATCAAAGTATTTCTGCGAACTGTTGGAATGCTGAACACCTTATTAACGAGTTTGATAATTGGCAGAATCAGTTCCCAGAAGAAGTTTGGCGATTAGATATTGAACGTAAGTATCTTCGTACATATAGAGCAGGTACAACACGTTTCCTAACTGAAATGATGAATGGTAGAAAGAAATATCAGCGTAGACAATGGGAACGTGACCAGGCATTCTACATGGCTACCAAATTCCTTCATACGAGTGTTACTTCTGAGCAAATTATGTTTAGATGTAACACTCCATCAAATGTTGTTGTAAAGCCAAATTACACTCTTAGAATCGTTCCATATCAAGATATGTATATATCTGTATTATATGGTAACTCTCCAAGTGCTACACAGGTTCGTGCGAAAGCTGGTATTCAGTATGAACTTACAACACCATTAACTGAAATGAATGATACTGCTATCCTTATCTATGGTGCATCAAGAATTCAGTCTTTAAATGATATTTCTGCATGTTATATCTATGATAATGATTTCTCCAAAGCAACAAAACTACAGGAACTTATTATTGGTAATTCAACAAAAGGTTATCAGAATACATTCCTTACCACTTTAGGTATTGGCAATAATCCTATGTTAAAGAAACTTGATATTAGAAATACTCCTAATCTTGCACAGGCTATTAATCTTTCCAACTGTAACAATTTGGAAGAATTCTATGCTGAAGGTAGTGGAATCACTGGTGTTACCTTTGCTAGTGGAGGAAGTGCAAAAATTGCACATTTACCAGCTTCTATAAGTGCAATTACTATGAAGAATCTGATGTATCTAACTGATTTAGAGATTGCAGATTATACAAATATTCTCAAGCTTGTAATTGAAAATTGTCCTGTAATTGACAGTGTTGACTTAATTACAAAAGCGACTAATCTAAACAGATTGAGAGCAACTAGCGTAGATTGGACAACCGAAGATACATGGTTGAAGAAACTGTTGAAACTGTATGGTGTAGATTCTGCCGGTTATGATACTTCACAATCAGTAATTACTGGTACAGCTCATATCCCAGCATCAGATACATTTACAATTGAACAGTTCAATAATACATGGCAAGACTTAGTAATTGATGTTCCTGCTTCTGCTGTTTTACAGGCTTATACAGTTACATTTCGTAATCCAAGTATTGACCCAGACCCAACACATCAAGAATTAGATGTACAGCACGTTATTGAAGGGCAAAGCGCAGTTGACCCTATTACTAGAGAAGATAATCCTATTCCAACACCTACAATGGTTGTATATCTTGATGATGGTGTAACTATATCAACGGATTATACATTCAAGGAATGGGATTTAGCATTAACTAATGTCCGTTCTGATAGAACTATTACTGCCGTATATGATGAATCTGTGCATAATTATACTGTTAGATTCTTGAATTATGACGGTACAGTATTACAGACAACGGAAGCACCTTACGGAACTTCTGTCGAGTATGATGGTGATATTCCTACATATACAAAGCAAGAATCAGCTTATGTGTATAGTCTATTTAAAGGTTGGAAAACTTACCCATTTGTTACAGGTGATTTAGATATAGAAGCAGATTATGATACTTATAGATATAATGAAGCTGAAATTTCTGAAATGAGTATCAGCGACATGACACCTGTTCAAATCTATGCAATGATTAAGAATAAGGATAAAGACACTGGTGATTTACCTACTACTGTTCATTCTAAGGACTCTATTACCTTTACAATGGGTGAAGAATTTAATTACTCTAATGTATCATGTAAAGAGTTATTCACAGATGGACAGAGGACATTCACGGGTGTTAAAGGTGATTACTATGATACTGGTATTTCCTTACTTGATGAAGATTCCAGTTGGGTACTTGCTGTAGATTATAAATGGGGCGAAGCATCTAATAATACTGTTTTAATGCAATGTTACCAATCTATCAGCACAGACGGATTCAGAATGAGATATTATAATGGTGGAACTGTCAATTGGGGTTCTGCTAGTCAGTCAACTTCTGGAGTTGGAACTAGAGATATGTTGGTTCTCCGACATATAAAAGGCGAGACAAAACTTCATGTATATCTTGGTAATCAGCCAAATGCTGAAATTGTTTATACTACTCTTAGTGCTAATCGTGCAACTGTAAGTAATGGTGCTACTCTTATATTTGGTGCAACAAGGTCTGATGATGGTATTCTCGGTTCTTATGCTAAAGGTACTATCTATTCTGCCAGATTATTTGATTATGATATTGGAGATACGGCTTGCAGACAAATGGCACTATGGACTAGGGAAACAATTACTGCTGAAATGGCAGGATTAAGAAAGTATTATCTAAGTGACAACTCTGGTGCTAGATGTACTCTTACGTTCTTAATGTCACACTTATTATCTAACAAGATGAGTGTAAATACAGGTTCTAACGCTGGCGGTTGGGGTAAGACAACTAATTATAGTATCTTACAAAACAGATTCTATAAAGCAATCCCTGTAGAATGGAGACAGTTAATTAAGCAGTGTAAGATTGGCTACAATACTGGTTATAGTGGTTCTGGTAGTAGTGATACTAACTCAACCGTAGAATATGCTGATTCTTATATTGCGCTTCCATCTATCCTAGAACTTGATTCTTCATTTACAAGAAACCCATACGACCTTGAAGCTGGTGAACCTGACGATGACGGCAAATATACTATCAATTATATTCTTGCCACATCTGATAGATTACGTGCTTTTGAAGATGGTTCAAATGGTAGGTATATGACACGTTCTGCTTATCCGGCATATTCATATACATGGTGGGCTATTGTCGGTGATGATGAAGATTATAATACACCTGGTACAAGTGATTGTTGGAATAGTTCTGGAACTCAGGGCATTTGCTTAGAGTTCTCAATTTAATATTTTTATAAGTACCGTTAGGATTTTCTGACGGTACTTTTTATATAAGGAGGTATCAATGAAATATTTTAAGTTTATTCGAAATTGTAAAGTCGTTGATTTACTTCACTATGAAGATTCTCCTACATACGTTAAATTTCAAACTGCTCACAAAATTCCTATACGTTGTGGTATTAAAGATGCCCAAGGCGTTATGTCTGATAATGAGAAGATTTATAATACCAGTTTTCTTTTACCATTTCCTATTCCTGACATATACCCAACTGTGACTATGGAAGAAATTACAGAAAATGAATACAACTATCTGCTAGATAGGGATTTTAAATCTGTTGATACCATACGTGAGGAATTAATTACAGAAATGATAGAAAGGGGGATTTTATAATATGAGTACTTTTATTGAGACATTAAAAGCAATGTACTCACAAGGGAAAATCGAACTTGCTAAAATTGAAAAGATGCGTGATGAAATGAGGATTTCATTGGAGGAATACAACTACATAGTTAAGAAAGGGGATGAAGTAAAATCATGAATACATATTTAATTAATGCTGATAATTCTATTACACATAGCATTAAATCTCCTGTCACCGAAAAATCTAATATGGTTGACCAAATTCAGTTCATATGTGACAAAACATACAATGGTTATAATATGGCAGATTTTGATTTAGTCATGGAATATGTTCTTCCTATTAGTAAAACTCATCGTGTTATTACATTAGTTTTATCTGATAGTAACTACAAGAATGATTTTCTAGTTTACTCTCTCCCTACCACAGAATTGACAACAGCAATTACGGCTGAATCTGGTGACGTACAAATGTCGTTCCACTTTATGTATACTGAGCGTGATTATGATGGTAATACAATTGAACGTGTAAGGGAAATTCCTAGTGTTGCTACTTTAAAGATTTTACCATTAGCTTCTTGGTTTCATACATCTGATGAAGCATTGTCTGATTTGGCAGCAATGTATCTTGAAAACAAGAAAACTACTCTCGCACTTTCAGAACTTGCAAATCAATTAAATATTAGCAAGGCAGATGACATTAGAATTTCTGATGGTAATTTGGAACTTACTGCTAACGGTGAAAGTATTGGTAGTGGTGTATCTCTTGAGGATTTGAATGATAAGCTTGTTGAAACTGGTGGAGAAACAGGCGGTAACGTAACGATTGTTAGAATTTAGTGAGGTGATTGTATGGCAAATAAAAATAATCACACTCGCTATTTTTATGCGAACAAATCAAAAATTCAGGATAATATCAATTCCGGTGTTATCAATGAATGGGACATTATAATCTGTGAAGATACAAAAGAACAGATTCTTATAACAGATGAACTAGAACAAGTTGTTATAAAAAGTAGGGTTTATCGCTTTGAAAGTATAGATTCTGCTGAAGAGTTTTTAAATAATCAGACAGATACTTATGAAGGTCAGATTGTATCTATTCTTTCTGAGAAGAATGGATATACCGCATATATTGTTAATAAGAATAGTCTTGGCAAATTTATTGTTAAGCCGATATCTGTTTATGATTCAAGTAATTTAAATTATTCAGAACTTGGTGAAAGACCAATTGATAATTTACAGGGTGATATTGAGAACCCTGTTATTTTAAATGGACAGTTGGAAAACATTTATAAGGTGAATGGTGCTTATAAACTGTCCGAAACTTATCCAACCATTTTCCAATCTTCTAATTCCAATTTATACCTTATTTCTTACGATGAAAATAATAATTGTCTTATCAGAATTATTTCAACAACAAATATAACCGACTATACTGTTGCTCCTGATGGCGAAATTCTAAGCAAATCAGAAGTCCCAACAAGTGAATGGTTAGAGGAACAAAATTATGTAACAGAAGATGTGGTTGATTCAAAGTTAGCTGCTTTAGATGTAATGACTAAAGATGAAGCACAGTCTTATGTTAAAAATTTAATTGATGATTATGTTGATGATTATTTAGATGAAAAATTAGATGAAAAGATTGAGGAAAAGGTTGTTAGTGAAGATTCAAATGACATCATTGCGATGTTTGCGAATAATTAAAAAATATTTTAAGGAGGGCTATTTACATGGCTGATGAAAAGAAAGTAATTAAATTTGTGTCACTCGAAAATTTAGGTGTTTATGATGGTCTTATCAAGGAACACATCCAGAAAGAAGATGCTAAGAGTCTTAAAACCGTAGTTTTAGACGGAAATAAGCTTAGTTTCTACAGAACCGAGGAGCCAATTGCAGAAGGTGCTGAGGCTGCTTATGAAATTGAGTTACCACAGCAGGATCTGTCTAGCTTCGTTCACAAGATTACAAATGCTACCGAAGGTAACGTAATAATTACTGACACAAATGGTAACATTGTTGATGGCGGTGTGTTGTTATCTGATCTCGCAACAAAGTCTTATGTAGATACTAAGGTTTCTGAGGAAATTGGTAAGGCACAGCATTTACAGAAGGAAATTGTAACTAAAATTCCAACTGTTGATACAGCTAAAGAAAATGTTCTGTATTTAATCAAGGACGAAAATGCAGAGGGTGAAGATAAGTATAAGGAATACTTAAAGGTTGGCGAAGAAGTTGTTTGCATCGGTTCAACATCAACTGACTTATCTACAGTATATACTAAGTCAGAAGTGGATGGAAAAATTAAGGATGCAAGTGATGCCGCTACTGCTTCTGCTAGTACAGCAGAGACAAATGCTAAAGGTTATACTGATGAAGTAGTTGCTGGCTTGGATGCTTCTGTTTCTCAGGAAGCTGGAGATGATGGAATTGCTGTTTCTGTAACAGAGGTTGATGGTAAGCTTACTGCTGTTTCTGCTAGTATTGCTGCTAATACATATGATAAATATGGTGCTGCAAGTGCAGTTCAGCAGAACTTAGACCAGCTTTCAGAAAGTCTTACTGCTTGCACTGAAGACGAAATCAAGGGACTCTTCTCTACAGAAGCGTAATCTATAATTAAACATTATATATTTTTAGGGGTGGCTTAAAGTCACCTCTTTAAATATATGTCAAAAAATAGGGAGGTTTAAATGCATTTAATCAATTTAGAAAATTTAACTCTCTATAATAGCGAGTTACAAAAAAAGATCCAACAGCAGATTCAAGAAAGTTATAGTAACTACGAAGCTATAGTTCAAAAAGATTCTATATCTGATTTTCCCGAAGTGGGAAATGAAAAAGTCTTGTATGTGGCTATATCAACTAATGAATTATACCGTTGGTCAAATGAAAATAAAGAATATTCTCCTCTCAATTCTGGTGAAAGCAGTTGGCATTTTATTTCGACCACCTATTCTAACTATTCAAAATTATCAGAGAAATATGAAAACACTTTATACTTCCTTGATAATGGACAACTTTATCATGGTGATGAATTAGTCTCAAATGTAAAGGTTATACAGGGTGATTTTCCTAGTGTAATAGATTCTTCAATGTATAACAATTTTTACATTTCGTTGTCTAATGGCGAAATTAGATATGCTGGTGAAGATGGATATGTAAATATATCTGAACTTGCGACACAGAATATTGTACTGAGTGAAAAGAATATAAAAATTTTAGCGGAAAGAGTTGCTGAAAAGAAAACTGTTACCATGCCTAAGTTAGAGGTTGTTGGGAATGCTGTTGTTTGGACTCCAAGTAATGTTGAAGAGATTGAAGTTCTTGTTCCGTTAAATGATTAGATATAAATAGATTTGAAAATTAGGAGTAGTGAAATACTGCTCCTTTTTTTAATGGAGAAAAAGGAATGAATAAAAAATACAAATATATATTTTCGCTTAGATTGGCTGGTTACTGCATGATGCGTGGAAATCGTATTCTGCGGATAAATCATAATTTAAATATTCCTGACAAAGACGTTTATGTTTTTGAATCGACTGATGAGCTAATCCAAGCAATGATTGATTATAAAAATGCAAAGGAGAAATGATGTTATGTTATTGACGAAGGAAGTTGAAATAACTTTAACTGGAAAAATGATTAAGTATTATAACGATTTAGGATATGAAGGTGGACATCATGATAAAATTATGGTGAAAATTGAAGATTTATCACCTGGAAGTAAAGCAAAAGTTGATGTATTGTGTGATTATTGCAAAAAGAATGTAATCAGTATAACTTATAAAGGTTATAACAAATTAAGAGGTGATAAATGTGCTTGTCCAGATTGTCTAAACATGAAAAAGCAAGAACTTTGTATGGAAAAGTATGGAGTAAAAAGCACTTTACAATTGCCTTCAATAAGAGAGGAAATAAAGAAAACTAATTTAGCGAAATACGGTGCGGAAGTTCCATCAAAAAATGCTATTGTTCAACAGAAAATAATTAACACCTGTTTAGAAAAATATGGCGTAACTAATCCATTTCAGTCTGAATATGTAAAAGATAAGATTAGGAAAAGTATGGTAGAGAAATATGGTGAAGAAAATCCAATGCAAGTAAAAGAAATTAAAGACAAAGCTGAAAAAACGAATTTGCAACGGTATGGAACCAAAGCACCTGCTCAATCAGAAGAAGTAAAAAATAAGCTTATTAACACCATGAATGAGAGATATGGAGGTAATGGAGCTTCTTGTAATGAAGAAGTTAAGAAGAAAATAGTAAAGTCTTTGTGTGATAATAAAAATATGGCATGTTCTTCTCAGCAAAAATATTTACACAATTTATATGGTGGAAAATTGAATTATCCATATGAATACTATGCGTTAGATATTTATTTACCAGAATATAATATTGATGTAGAATATAATGGTAGTGGTCATGATTTAATAGTTAAACTTGATAGGATGTCTCAATCCGAATTTGATCAAAAAGAAATAATCCGTTCTAACATAATAAAAAGAAAAGGATTTAAACGAATGACAATTATTTCTTCTAAGGACAAACTCCCGTCAGACGAAATTTTACTACAGATGTTAGATAAAGCGATAAATTACTTTAACTCTACCACTCACTCATGGATAGAATTTAACATTGATAATTCTACATATCAGAATGCACAAGATGGCATAATTCATTATGACTATGGAGAACTTCGTACAATAAAGAAAACTGATATTCCAGATGAATCTAATAACATAACAGATATTTCAGATATTTTTGAGTCCTATAATTAGGACTCTTTTTTATTGCAATAAAAAATAATTATAACAATTAAAGGAGACAAAATTTTATGGCTTATATTACTCAAATTCAAATTGCAGGTACTACTTATGACATCGGCGTAGCAAGCGGTTTGAAGTTTGCTGGTGTTGCACTAGAAAAACCTACAACACAACTTTCTGTTAAATTAAAGACAAGCGATACAGATACAACTGGTGAAAGTCATACAGCTGAAGTTGGTGATATGATTCTTTATAATACTAAAGAATTTGTTTGCACATCCGTGACTTCTACTGCCGCACAATGGGTAGAACTTGGTGATGAAGGTATGCATCTTGTCGGCATAACTTATAGTCAGGGAAGTTTTGTAACGAGCATCGGTAAAACGACTACTTCCGCAATCACGGGGCTGACGGCGACTACAGGTTCAGGATTGACTTCTGCAAGTGCGTCTTCAACGGCATCTGTAATAAAAAGTCTCACAACGTCCGCAGGAACTTTTTTGACATCTGTTGCTTCTAGTGGTTCTGATAATTTTATTAAGACTGTTACCGCTGCTACAGCATCAGGTTTGTCGAGTGTTTCTGCTGCATCTTCTGCTACAGTTGCTACAGCAGTAAAAGCTTCTACATCTTCTGCTGTTACTTCAGTTTCACCGGCGGGAACCGCTGCTGCAATCACAGGTTTGACGGCAACTACTGGCTCGGCTCTCGTATCAGCATCTGCCTCTGGGACAAAAAGTTTTGTAACCGCAGTAACCCCGACATCACAAAATGTTGCTTCAGTCAGTGGTACAACATTGATTCTCGGTCAAGCTGTAACTTCTATCAGCTCGTCAACAGCCAGTGGAGTTACGGGCGTGACAACGACATCTGCAACCTTTACAAAAACCACAAGCGCATCTTCTACTGCATCTGTAATCACAGGAATTTCTTCAAATTCTGGAACTTTTGCCACGGGTGTTAGTGTTTCCGGTACTGTGGCAGCGATTACAGGTCTTACATCGTCTAGTAAAACTTTTGCTACAGGGGTTTCGACTACCACGGGTTCTGCTGTAGTTGGTCTGACAACTTCTTCTTCTTCCGCACTTACAAGTGCATCTGCCGGAAGCACCCAGACAGTTTTGACAGGCATTACAACAACAAGTGATACTTTCGCAAAGACCGTTTCTGCTTCAGGAACAGCAACCGTTCTAAAAGATATCACACCAACTTCAGGAAATGCAGTAACAACAGTTTCAGGCGTTAAATCATAATAATCCAAATAGTATCAATTAGTACAACAATGGAGAGTAGCACCCCCTACTCTCCTACCCTAGTGGAATAAAAGGAAAACAAAGTTATGAAAAACAAACAAAATAATACCCAAAACAAAATCTGTGTCTACGCAATCTGCAAGAACGAAATTAAAAATGTAGACAAATGGCTCTCTTCCATGTCCGAAGCCGATGACATTGTAGTTCTTGACACAGGTTCTACTGATGGTACATATGAAGCACTACTTAATGATCATCGTGTTACTCGTATCAAACAAAAAGAAATTAAGCCTTGGCGTTTTGACACAGCACGTAATGAATCACTGAAATTAGTAACCGACGCAAACATCTTAGTCTGTACAGACCTAGACGAAGTATTTGAACAAGGCTGGGCAGATAAACTACGTTCCGCATGGAAACCTGATACTTCACGTTGCCTATACAATTACGTATGGTCACACAATCCAGATGGCTCACCAGCCTACACATTCTGTTATGATAAAATCCATGCTAATAATGCTTATTATTGGAAATGTGCAGTACATGAATACCTTATGCGTAAAGATGATATAAATGAAGATTGTTCCTATGAACGTGAACATTCAATTGAACTTAAAGATGTTACCCTTCATCATTGGCAAGACTTAACCAAACCTAGAGCATCTTATCTCGACTTGTTAAAAGTTAGAATACAAGATAATCCGCAAGACGCTTATGGTTGGTTTTATCTAGCAAGGGAATATGGCGATCATAATTATCCAGTAGACGAATTAAACTGCTATCTCAAAGCAATCGAAATCTTTGAATCTAATCCAGACAAAAAAGACATATTTGGTATGTGGATGACAAGCTATGAGAATGTTGCTTCATGGTATTTACGTGAGGGAGATAAACAAAAAGCAATAGATTACTACTCTCGTGCTATCTGTCGTGAACGCTTATATAGAGAACCATATTTAAAGATTGCAGAGTTATACAACGAAATGGGATTTTACAACTTAGCCATTGGATATGTAAAGGAATGCCTGCATAATATTCCTGAACGTATTGGTCATTGGTCTGAACAAGAATCTTCATGGAGAGAAAAACCTTATGATATATTAAGTGTTGCTTATTATAACTTAGGTGACATTGAAAAAGCAAAAGAAAATGTGCAGAAATCACATGAGTTGTGTCCTACTGATATTAGGATTACACAGAATTATGAAACAATTATGAATATTGTAAACGAGTAAAAGGAGAAAATTATTATGTCAAAATTAGTTGAAAAGAAATTATATACTATTGAAGTTTTAAATATATTAGGCTGGTTATCACAGGAAAATAATCCTGTTCTCAGCGCAAAGTTGCCAATTAAGTTATCATGGGATTTTCGTAAAAATATTAAGGTGTTTGAAGGAATACAGGAACAATACAATCAATTTGATAAAGAACTTCAAGAAAGATATATTGATGATAAATATTCTTATGATTTTGAAACAGAGGACGAGAACGGTGACAAGCAAACTATTAGACGTGTAAAAGATGAATATTTAGCAGAATATAGTAAGAATAAAGAAGAATTGCTCTTTACAGAAAATAATGTATCATTATTTATATTTAACATTGAAGACTTTGGTGATGATATTGAACTTGATTATAAGGATATGGAATTATTAAGTGTATTTATCACAGATTCAGAAAATGAAGACAAAGAAAATGTCATAGATAAAGAAGAAATTATAGAGGCATAGTATTTATACTATCCTCTTTTTTATTTAAAATATAAAAATTTTTAAAGGAGGTAAAAAATAAAATGGCTTCTATTTCAAATATAAAAGTTGGTGATGCTACTTATTCTCTAACTCCTGAGAGTCACACTCATACAAAATCTCAGATTTCAGATTTTCCATCATCTTTACCGGCTAATGGAGGAACGGCAAACTATACCAATTATATTAATGCTAATGTTATACCAGCAAATGCTGATTTAAACAATTATACTAGTCCTGGTTTTTATTATTGCGCTTATAGTGCTGATGTAAAAACATTTACTAATTCACCTATTGCATATGCATTTTTTATGATAGTAGGAAAACATGCTGGAATATATCAGCAGGTTACTGAATACGCGACTTCAAACCCTAAAGTGTATATGAGAAACTATTATGGTGGTACATGGGGTAGTTGGTATCGTGTCTATACAGAAGCAAATAAGCCTACTTATAGTGAAGTTGGTGCAGCGGCTTCATCTCACACTCATAGTCAATATCTGACTTCTCATCAAGATATTTCAGGTAAGGCAGATAAGGCTTCAATCACAGCAGGTACAGCCGGTCACACTAAAGGCTTATCAATTACTGGATCAAGGATAGATATTGAAATTCCAATTCCTTATATTACGGTAAATGGACAAGGTATTGTAACTGATTATGGTGAAAATATGTTTATCCTTGATAATGCTTTAACAAAAGAATCTACTCTTGATGCTACAAAGCTGAGTGGTACTATACCGAGTAGTTGTTATACAGATACAAATACCCACTATACATCACACTTATATGTAGGAGCTTCTGGTGGAACTGCAAATGCTACATCTGCAACAAGTAATCCATATTTACTGTGTGTAGATGATTCTACTAATAGAAATAGCATTCAGTTAAAAGCGGGTTCCAATATGTCTATTAGTGCTACAAATGGCGTAGTTACATTTAGTGCTACTGATACAAACACTTGGAGAGGTATACAAAATAATCTTACTTCTACTTCCACTACTGATAGTTTATCGGCTTATCAGGGTTATTTGCTTGCTAATGGTTCGGCTAGAGATAGTACTAAGTTACCTTTAAGTGGTGGAACGTTAACTGGAGATTTGAGAATTGGAGAAGGTCTTATATTAGCAGAAAAAGGTATTACAATAGCAGGAACAACATATACAACTACCATTTTCCCCGATAATATAGTAAGTTATAATATTGACGCTGACTATATTACTGGTAATGGCTCTGGTATTACCTCTCTTAATGCTTCCAATATATCATCAGGTACTCTTTCGTCAGATAGATTACCAACAGCTTCTTCTACTCTTGGTGCTGTTAAAACAACTTCAACAGTAACAAGTAATTCAGGTTATACTGCCTGCCCTATTATAAGTGGTGTCCCATATTATAAAGACACTAATACAACTTATTCTACTGCAACAACAAGTGCAAATGGATTAATGTCTTCCACAGATAAAAGTACCCTTGATACGCTAAACAGTAATTTAGGAAAATGTCAAATAGATTCATGGGCTACATATAATTCTACAGGCGTTTCTATGCCAAGTGGTGTAGGAAGTTCTGTATCGTCAACTGGGTCACTTGGTTCAGGTGCTGTTACAAAAAATAAAGTTATGGTTATACCTTATGCTTGCTCATGGGGTTATACGATTTCATCCTTTGCATTAGACATAGACAACATGCAAGTAACTTTTGAAGTTTTCAATACAAATGGTGCTAGCCATACTGCGATTGTACGATACTGGGTAATAAAATTTAAATAGCAATCCTATATAAACAATCTATTAGATTTATTTTAATATATACTACAAACTGTTACAGTAACAGTTTGTGCAGTTGAACTTCTAACTCGTAAGGTATTAGAATAAATAAGTTCACAAAAATTAATATTAACAGTAAGACCACTACCAACAACTGTATACACAAAAACAGCTTTAGGTGTATTTGTCCAACTTAAAGTAATATCTTTAGATGTATTAGCAGTTACATCAGCAGACACTTTTAATTTTTCTATTTTTAATAAATTACTGTTTAACGAAGTAATATAATTATAATTATAAATATATGGTTAATATATACTGTAAAACTCGTTGACATATCGAACATTTGTTCTTATAATTAACTCATAAAAAGAAGGAGTGAGATACCGTGGAAAGTTTCCTCGCTCCTTCAATACAAAATAAAAAACTTTGCAATATCATAATAACATATTGTAAAGTTAATTACAATGGAGGGTTATTATGGGTGAAAATGAACGATGTATTAATGAATTGGTGGTTAATGTAATTAATGGCATGACAAACGTATTGTCCAATGAGCAACTTGTTAATTTGAAAAATATTCTATATATGAATCTGAATGATTTTAATATAGATAAAAAATCAACAGACATTGTTTTATATGACAATATGAATGTAAAACTTTTGCAGATGTTTCTAAATACTAAACGTATAGAAGGTAAAAGTGATAAGACTGTTACTCGTTATGAAGAAATATTATCTCCTGTTATTAACGAAATTGGTAAGAATATAACTGATATAACAACGAATGATTTAAGGTGTTATTTGGCTAATTATCAAAGAACAAGGAATGTTTGTAATAATACTTTAGATGGAATGAGAAGAATAATATCTAGTATGTTTACATGGTTACATCAAGAAGGATATTTAAAGGATAATCCGGCTGCAAGATTAAATAAAATTAAAGCAGAAAAGAAAGTTAAGAAGATAATTACTGATGAAGAATTAGAAACCTTACGAATGAACTGCACTACTGATAGAGATATAGCAATGATTGATTTATTCTATTG